TCAAAAATATAAAACATATGTGACAAAACCAGTTGTTTTAAGACAAATGGTTAAAACTGAAGTATCAAATAAATCAGCAAGTGGTAGTTTTTTATTGGTTTATGGGATTTATAACTCTAAAGAAAAAACCGAATTGATGGTTAGATGTTTAGGAAACGTAGATGGTATGTATAGATTAATTGAGTTGCCAATGAAGAGCGTTAGAATAAAGATCAATAACAATATAATTACTCCAACATTACAATTTGTTTATTATAGTAATTACGAATTAAATATTAACTCTTTACTTTCTATAGGAGAATGTCCAGATCCATTTTCTAACTATAACTTCCTATATTATATTATAAATATTCCAGAAAAATATATTCCAGAAAAATTAATACCAATAACATTATAATAAATTAAATTAAAAAATTATAAATATGAAAAAATTAATATTATTTAGTTGCATTTTATTATTTAGCTGTAATAATAAAATACATTATGATGGACAAGAGTTTGATAATTATGATCAATATGTAGAATATTCCATTAATCAGTTGAAATCTCCAGTAGTAATTACTAATATTAGATCTAAATTTTATTCTAGTGATACTATATATTCTATTGTAGTTAAAGATGCCAATAATATAATTAAAGAATATGATTCACAATCAGAATTAATTGATATTATAGCAAAAACAAAAGATATTGGAGATACAATTAGATAAATAATATATTATGGAACAAAATAAAGAAATTATTTACAGAGTTGTAAAAAATATATAAAATTATAGAAATATTTATAATTTTATAATTATCACAATAAAAAATGCGATGTTATTATAGTTACTAATGTAGATAATCCTTATTATAGAATTATGAATAATGATAAAGAAAATTTGGAATATGATGAATATATTGATAGTCATGATTTAAATATTTATTGACTTATTGATTATTTAATTTATTATGGATTAATGAATAAAAATTACAAACAATTAAATTTAAATAATTAAATCATGGATGATATAACAATATTATGCATATGCATTCCGCTTGCGATATTTTTTATATTTTTAGCAATATCTACTATTTTTGGTAAAAACAGAAATAGTGGAATTGGTGGATTTAAACCACCAATATCAAATAAAAACTTAAATTCTAAAAAATAAATTATGGATTATACCGCAGTTTATTACGACAAGAATTTAAAGGTTATTTCTTATGAAAATTTAAAAGATTTAGAAATTTTTATAAATCAGAACAAATCAAGTAAATTAAAATATGTTCTTTCTGTGAATTTGGACCTTAATCTATTTAATTGAATTAAGAATTCACTTTTTGTTATTAATGTATTAGTTTTTCCAGATTTTCCAATAGAATGTTCTAATTTATAAGGTATTGATTCTTTTAAACTATTTCTAAAATATTCATTTTTTTCAAATAAGCAATCATAAGATCTTGTTATTAAATTATCATATTCTTCGGATTGTCTATCAATTGGAGTAGATATCCAATATAATTTTTGCTTATCTACCCAATTTAAATATTGACCAGCTTTCCATGCTTCAAACCCTGATAGTTTCCATATATTCTCTTTAATTTGTATATCTGGAGTCCTTAAAGACTGTACAAAGCCTTCATATGAAGCCACAGATATACCGTCAATCTCGAATTGATAAGGATATAAATTTGATAGTTTTTTTTCTAAACCATCAGTTCTAAATTTAATATCTAATATTTCCATTCTATATTATATGGTATAAAAATAAAAAAGTTATGATTAAAGTAAATATTATATTATCCGAGATTAACTATTATAAAAATAAGTTAACTGAATTTGAAAAGGAGCATATTACAATTGAAAATAATATTAAAACAGTACATATAAAATCGGTTAATGATTGTAATAATTATGTTAATATTATGAAATCATTAAATGAATATGAAAATAAATATAAAAATGCAATAGAATATAATGCTAAAATTGATATTAGAAAAGATAAGTTAAAACAATTATCAAAATATTATCATTATTGTAATAAAATTAATATTTAAAATAGTTGAGAATAATTTGTGTATTTGAATTTTTTTATTATCTTTGTATTTGAAATCAATAAAAAATTGTTTTCATGTTTAATTAAAATAATAATAATATGAATTTATTAAATGTAACACCAACAACAACAGTATCATCAACAAAAAAAGTTGATAAACTTGGATTATTAAATAAACTTAATGTAATAGAATCTGACATAAAGGATTTTATATTAACATTGAGAGTATTAGAAAAAGTTAAAATTATTGATACCCATAGTCACTATTATTCTGATAATTCTAAAACTAATTTTTCTACTAAACAAGAAATTTTCAAACATTTAGGATATGAAATCACGGATAAAGTAAATAATTATAATAGTATATTAAGAGAATTAAAAAACTTTAATATTAAAGTACCAGATAATTTAATTAAATATGATTTAGAAGTTGAAGAAATTAAATCTGGTTGTAGATATAATGGATCATCAAGTGAAAAATATAATCAAATTTTAATTAAAACAGATGAAAATTATAATAAATATCTAAATTCAAGATTAAATTCAAAACTTAGTTCTATCGTAGAAATAGCAGAAACATTTGGATTTATGATAATTCCATTAGAATTAGCAAAAAATTCAATTTTAACTTGTGATCCAAAAAGAAAATCTGTAGATATTGAATCTGCAATTAACAATTATAAATTTGCAAATTCAGAAAGATATTTTTACATTTTATGTCCAATTGGATTTTATGATTTTGAAAAACATGTAAAATCTCAAAAATACTATGATGTTTATTTTCCTAGTTCATTATCAATGGTTAGTATGAATGTTGGTATGAATTTACCATTATTCAGAAGTATGTATGAAACTATGGTAAATCTTGGTAATAGAGTAGATGCACTTGAAAATTCAACAAAAGTTTTAAAAGAGCAAGTAAAAGGAATAGAACAAAATATTTGTAGAATTCAGTCAGAACTTGAAAAAATATCAAAAGAACAAATTCGTCAGCAACAACTAGCTATTCAGCAAGCTGAACAAATTAAAACATTAAACCTTGAAGTCCAACAAGCATTAGCAAGAAGAGAAGATCCTTTATTATTTTCTACATCTTATAGTATAACTAATTTTTCTGAAGATTCTCATTGTGATGTTGCATTTGCATGGGGTACAGAATTTCCAAATGAATTTTTAGAAATGATGAATGTTAAAGGAATTAAAAAAAGTAATTATTGGTTAAAATAATATTATGAAATTAAATGAAACTTGGGTATTATATGATATGTGTATGTCTGAAATAGTTGAAGTATTTTCAGATAAAAATAAAGCAATTGAACTTTGTGATATAAATATTAAAGATTGTTATATTAAAAATCGTGAGTTAACTCATTTTTTTAAAGATATGTCTGATGAACAATATGATGAGCATTTTAAAAAATATTTTTCAAATACTTTATTTAGCGTTATTACATTAGATGAAGCTATTGAAAATATAAAAGAAAAATTAACTGATTATTTTGAATCAATAATATATCCTAATTATAATTAAAATGATTGATAAAAAAAGATTAAAAGAACACCTTAATAATGGTAAAATAGAATATGTTATGTGCGCTTCTAATTGGATAGATGATGGAATAGATTATCTTTATAAGCCATATAATATAGATAAAGGAATTTGCTATAATAGCGTACGGCATCCTTGCATATATGAGCAAACAAATAAAATTTATCCTGCTGAAAAATATGGAATGTTGACTGTTGAAGGATTTTTAACTACAAAAAATAGATTTCTTAATAGAGAAGAAGCTTTAGAATTAGTTAAATCAAATGATCAGTTAAAACAAGATTTAATAGGTAGTGTATTAACATCTGAAGATTTATGGTAAATAGAAATATAATTAAAATAGGATATATGAGAATTAATATAGATACTATTTTATGCTATTATATTGGTAGAGGTGATAAAACTATTATAATTCAAAGATCACTAGATGATATAAATGATATTGAAATAGATTTTGATAATAATATAGAATGTGAAAAATCATTAGCTGAATTAGATTCATTATTAGTTTTAAATGCTCATAATTATATAAGAAAATTAAAAATAGAAGAACTAAATGATAATAGAACGAGATAAAATTAAAATAGGTGATTATAGATTAAAAATTGATAGTATATTTGCATATTATCCTACTACAGTTGAAGAAAATGATCGTTGGTTTATTGTAATTGAACGTGACGTACCAGATGGTATTACAGAATTAGAAGTCGAATTTGATACAGAAGAAGAAAGAGATAAAGTTTTATTAGAATTAGATAAATTATGTACTATTGATCCAATGAATTTAAGAAAAGAAAAATTAGAAGAAATAAATAAAAATGGAAAAATTTAAAATAATTAAACAAGTTCACACATATCAAAATAATATTACTAATTTTGTTGTATATAAAAAGAATTTTATTGGTTGGACTCCAGCAAATATTATTTACAATAATTTTAAATATCAATATGATTCATTCTTTGAAGCTGAGATGTCAATATTTAATTATTTTGAAACTAAACATGGTGGTATAATAGATATTGATGTAAATATTTATACATACTCACCGTATTCTTTACCAATATGAATTAAAAAATAAATAATATTTTATATATAAAGATATAATTAAAAATGAAAGATAATAGATTAGTAAGAACTGAGTTAGTTACAAGAGAGATCGAAATTGATTTAACATATCATGAGATAAAAAAACTTATGATTGAAAAGTCTCCAACTGAAATTTTTGTTATGACATATAGTAGTTCCAAACCATGTATTCGTATTACTAAGCCAATATTAGATAGTGATAAAGAAATATGTGTTTGTTATGAATCATGTAAAGATAAAGATGAATATTTCCTTACATGGATAGGTTTTTATAATTTACTTGAAAAATATGGATTATCAAATATTAGATTTTAATATTTTATCAAATAAAAAAAATAAATTAAAATGAAAATAAAAAAAGAAGATTATTATGAATATAAACAAAATAGATCATTATCATCATTTAAACATGCATTAATTGTTATTGGTGTAGCATTTTTAGCATTTATGGCATTCCAATTTGGAACTAAAATTGGTCAAAATACAGAATTGAATTATTATTTAAATGTAATGAATCCTGTTGACCCAAATATTGAAGTTGGGCAAACTTGGATTTATATTCTTAATAAAGATAATCCATTTGAAGATACAATTCAAATTAAGAAAAAAATTATAGGAATTAAAAATGATTATATTTTATATGTTCAAAGCAACTCTGATAGTACAATAAATAGTAATGATACTATTAGTGAAAATGAATCTTATTTTATAATAGGATGTGAATTATTGAAATCAGATAGTACTAAATTTAATATTGAGTTTCCTATATTTAATGAAAATATACCTGAATATAAACCTGAATATGAATTCAAATTAAATTATATAAATAATTAAAAATATGAAAAAATTAGAATATATTAATGTATTTATTCTGATAATATTATGTGGTATTTTAGGGTATCTAATATCTTATCCATTTGATCTCAAATTTCAAACTATAGTTATATCAGTATTATTTTTATCATATTTAACTTTTTTTTTATATAAAAATAAAAAATAAAGAAAAATTAAAAAATAATGAGAATACTATTATATTTTATGTTGTTTATGCTAATGTCTCTAACTGGTTTATTTTGTTATTTAATATATTATCAGCCAAATGATAAATTACATATTGGATTATCAATAATAGCATTTTTTATATATTTAGGAATATTTATATATGTAGATGAAAAATCAAGAAAAATTAATTAATTAAATGAATAAAAATGAATAAAAATAATATTACAGTCAAAGTGGAGGGAGCAACTGCAATCGGCAAATCCGCTGTTACACTAGCAATAGTAAAAGCTCTTAAAGAATTTGGATTTGAAGTAGATTTAGAAGATACTGGACATAGAAATATTAATCATTTAGAGCATTCCATGGAGCATGATATATCATTTTCTGAACGAATGAATACTATGAATAGTAATACTAAAGTGATAATAAAAGAAATAACAATTTAAATATGAAAAGATATAGAAGATTAGAAGATATTTTAGTGTTTCATTGGACTGGTGATTTTTCAATTATTGATGAAATTAATAATGCAGTAAAATCATTTAATAAAGAACATCAAGATACTTTAAATGCAAGTAAAGATGTTGATAATGACGATAAAATTTTAATAATAACTCATAATGGAGAATATGGTACAATGAGTGAATCAGTTAAAATGAATGATTATATTATATTTGATGTAAATGAAATTGAAACATCATTAGGTGCATATTCTGAAGATTATTTAAATGATCATTTTATATTAATATAATGAAAAGAATAGAAGTCGAATTTAATGTTAAAATGATTATTGATGTTGAAGATAATCAGAATATAGAAACAGTTGTTAATACAATTGAAATTGGTGAATTTGATATAGATGAAGATGCCAATATTATAGCATGTAACATAACGAATAGAAATTATTCTAATTTTTTAAAAAAATGAAAATTTTAAACATAGGGGATATTCACGGATTTGATTCATGGAAAAAATTTGTAGATGATATTTCTCAATATGATAAAATAATATTTGTAGGAGATTATGTTGATGAATATCATCTAAGTAATATTACAATATTAAATAATTTATTAGATATCATTGAATTTAAGAAAAAATATCCAGATAAAGTTATTTTATTATTAGGTAATCATGATTATCAATATGCTATACGACCACCTAGTATGAATATTTTAGGACATTGCTCTGGATATAGAGCAGAAATGCATTTTGATTTATATGAAATATTTCATAATAATTTAAAATTATTTCAATTATCTTATCAATACGAAAATTATATTTGGACCCATGCAGGAATTCATCGTGGATGGTATGACCATTTTTTAATAGAATTTAAAAAAGTTTCTGATTTTGAAGGTACTATATCAGATAAATTAAATTTAGCATTTGAATTTGAGTTAGAATGCTTACTTGATTGCGGATATGTACGTGGTGGATATAATAAAGTTAGCGGTCCATTGTGGGCTGATAAAACTGAATCATGGACTAAACCATTAAAGAATTGTCATCAAATTTGCGGTCATACCCACACAGATAAAATAGTTCATCATGAAATACCAAATATAAATTCATCTGTTACATATATTGACTCCTTGCCAGAATATTGTTACATTTTAAATATATAAATTATGAAAATTAAAATATTTAATTACTATTTCGGTACCAGACTTGCATATGCTGATACTATTACTAAACTTGAGTATGAATTGAATCATTGGATAGAATATGATAAACCTGAAATTAAACAATTCACACAATCAAATACTAAAGAATATTTAATATATACCTTTTTATATTACGAAAAAAAAGAATTAAGAAAAACAAAACTTGAAAAAATTAATGAATTATGAAAACAGATAAATTAAAAAATAGATTACTTGAGTTTTATATATTAGGATTCAAAAATGAAATAGATTTTTGTGATGTACCAAATAAAGAAAATCTAAAAAAATCATATTTATTAGGAAAAAAACATTCAGATGCAGGCGATACATTTGAATCTACTGAATATTTGAACGACGATATCATTGAATATTTAATAGAAAAAGAGGAATTAAATTATTGAGGATGAATAAATTATAAATAATATTTGCAATTTGCAAATTGCAAATTTAAAAATTTTATATATAGTTTATGATTGTGAGTTATTAATTTAACTATCAATTAATTAAGTTAGAGAAGCTTAACGATTTATTATTTACGTAAAAAATGATACTGATTGTGCTATAGTTTAATAGTGCTAAATGGATAAGGAATAACCAATTCCCCCATTTTAGGTGACTTTTTTTAATTCAGTAAGACGATTAAGTTGTTTTTTTCAAAGTAAAAAAACATTGGTTACATCTATTCATTGTATTCTCAGGTGGAGATAGCTAGGTGGCGGAAAGGTTAGACGTTTGGGTAAAAGTCCCATTAGTGAGGTAGCTCAAAGATTATTTCTTATATAGGTTCGAGTCCTATCCTAACTACATTTAAAAATGAAAAGACGGATCTAAGCCAAAAAAGCATTAGTATGTGGGTTCAACTCCCACATTTTCACTAAATAATATTAATTAAAGAAAGTAAGTCAAAAGGTCAGACTAGTAAAGCCAAAAAAGCGTTTATATAAAAAATATTCATTTATGTTGGTTCGAATCCAACCTTTCTTTCAAAAATTTAAAAATATGAAATCACATACTCAAAAAAATAATTTTTTATTTAACTGAAAAGTTTGTGATGATGAAAAAACTTTTTTTGAATTTTTGAAATAATAATAAAATATTGAATTTTTTATTTGGTTAATCCATAATATAGTTGTATCTTTGTAAGCTATATTATGGATTTATTAATTTATATTATGAAACAAGGGGATAAAGTAGTTTGTATATGTAACACAAGAGGAGCCTTTATGGGGAGTCCAAGATTATATGTAGGTAAAACATATACAGTAAAAGATTATCATATGGTAGGATTTTCTGCAAATTTTATATGTCTTGATGAGCATCCACAATATTCATATACAGAAAAAGATTTTATAACTCAATCTGAAAATAGAAAAAATAAGTTAAATAAAATAAATAAATGTATAATATGAAAAAATTTAATTTAGATAGGGAGCATGGTATTTTTTGTGGAGTGTGTGCTGGATTGTCAAATTATTTTGATATTGATAAATTATTAATAAGAGTATTATTTTTGATATTTTTTAGTTATAGTTTATTACCATATCTTATAATTGCATTAGTCAAATCAAATAATGATACTGATGAACAAACATAAAAATAAAAAAGTTTCATTCGATTTTGATAGTACATTATCAAAAACTAATATTCAGGATTATGCAAAATTATTGATCGAAAAAGGAATAGAAGTTCATATTGTAACTGATAGATTTGAAAATACAACTAAATGCGCATACACAAATGATTATTTGTTTGAAGTAGTTGAAAAATTAGGAATTAATAAAAATAATATTCATTTCCTTAATATGACAGATAAACATAAATTTTTTTTAGATAATTCAGATTTTATTTGGCATCTTGATGATGATGATATTGCTATGAGTTTTATTAATGCGGAAACAAATGTTATATGTATATTAAATGATAAAATGATAGATTGGAAAGTTAACTGCAATAATTTATTACAAAAATATATAAAATGAAAAAAGGTAAAAAATTAAAAATATTCTTATGTTTTTTCGTGATATTATTAATGTCATTTTATTTAATTGATCTTGTATCATATTATTTAATAGGCGCTGAAATTAATATTAAGTATTTTATATTTGATACAATTGCTATAATATATTGGATTTATCTTTTGAAAAATACTATTAAAAATAAAAACAAAAAAAGTGAAACAATAACTAAATAAAAATATAAACCAAATAAAAAATTAAACATAAATAAATATGGAAACTAAATTATCAAAGGAAGAATTGCAAGAGCAATTGAATATAATTGAAGAAAAAGAAAAAGAATTGAAAGAAGAAATTTTTTATCAAGATTATTCTGATCTTACATTTTTTCAATTATGGAAAAATCATAACGATTGGAAAAGAATTATTATATTTGATATTATTTATAGTATTATAATTGCTGCATTATGTTATCATACAATATTATTACCAGTAATATTTATTCCTACTGCAATTCTTTTTTTAGCTTCTTTATCAACTGCATTAGACGTTAAGATGAAAATTAATAGCATTAAAAAGAAAAGAACAAATTAAAATTTAATATGAATGAAATAGAAATATATGATTATAAATTTCTAATAGTAATTAATATTATATAATATAAAATTAAATTATGGAATCAGATTCAAAATGTCCAAAATGTGGTTCATATAGATTCTACGATGGTACTAAATGTACAAATTGTGGATATAAGAATGATAATCCTGATGATGATATAATTATATGTCCTGGATTTTTTAAATATGATAAATTAAATATGATAAATATGGTGTGGGGAGTTGATAGTGGAAGTATAGATGATAAAATTTTAAAGCCATTAGGATTAGTTTGTGATGGAGGTGGATCATTTAAAAATAATGAGCTTAGTTATCATGTTACAAATATTAATAGTAATAAAAATAAAATTGATATTTATCTTACTAAAAAAGAATTTAATAATATTGAAAATTATATGAAAAAATATAATAAAGAAATTAGATTAAAAAAATTAAAAATATTAAATTTAAAATAAAAATGGAAAAAGCAACTTATTGTATAGGAGTAAATGAAGTAGGAATTAATTCATATGTAGAACATGAAATTCCTGAAAACGATGTAGATGAATCAACAGTGTTAACGCCTGATGTTGATATTAATGAATCTTATAATGAAACAGATGGATTAATTAATGATGTAAAATAAAATTATAGAATATGAATATGAAAAAAATTATAATTCTTCTTATACTTGGATTTGGAATATTTTCAAATTCATATTCTATTGATAAATATTCTATTGATAGCGTAAAAATAAGAGTAAATAATGTAAAATATGAAAATTGTTATACTCTATATGAATGGCAATCTTGGCAAAAAGTCAATGGTCAATTGTATATAGATAAAGATAATAAAAGAATAACTTTAGCATTAAATATGCCTAAAGTATACATTTATATGAATGAAAAACTTGAAAGATATAGTAATAATATAAATTTTGATTGTTTTTATACGAATGATGTTTATACGCTATCTATTTATATGTATAATAATGATACATATTTTTATATTTTAGATGACTTTAATCAAATTGAAATAATTTATAAATTAAATAAAAAATGGAAGAATTAAAACAAGGCACAAGAGTAAAATATCATGAGCAATTACTTATTGGAACAGGTAAAATTGTTGGAGTGGTAACAAATGATATGCCTTTAACTGGTAGATTATATATAGTTGAACCAGATGAAAAAGTAATTAGTGAAATTTATCATTATTCAAATATCGCAGTATTCGAAAGTAATTTAGAAGTTATAGATGAAATAAAAATAAAAAAAGCATTTTTATCATTTGAAGATAACTTAAACATTAAAGATCTTGAAATAGAAGATGGAAACCAATTTAAATGCTTTCATATTGATTTAACTGAAGGTGAAGATAATGGTATGTATATCAAACTTTGTTCTTGGGATGAAAATTTAGAGCATAAAAATTTTGATCAATTTATAGGCAAAAAAGTTAAAATAACTATTGAAGAAATAAATTAAATTATGAAAAAATTTTTAATGTCATATTTTGCAATTATTTGGGAAGTCAAATATAGTATATTGACTACATGGTTGTTTTTCTTTTTATTAGCAACGTGCAGTAAATCACCTTTTAGTTTTTTACATTTAGCGATTTCATCATTTTGTTTTGTATTAGGAATTATTTCATTTATAATTTTATTTATAACTTTATTATCAAATCATAGATATAAATAATATGAAAATAGGAGAATTAATAGATTTAAACTCAGAAGCTCATGAAATTATAAATTCCAATTTAAGTTGGAATGTTAAATATGATTTGATTTTTTCTGATGATATGTCATCAAAAGTTAAATTAGATTATTATGATCCAGACACATCATATGAAGAAGATGTACTAGCTTGGATTGGAGCCTTTGATGAATATTTAAAATATAATAACATATTAAAATGAAAAATATCGCACTTTTTTTTGGTAGCTATAATCCTTGTCATAATACACATATTAAGGTAGCTGAATGTGTATCTAAGTTAGATTATATTGATGAAGTGCAATTAGTAGTTTCGCCACAAAATCCATTTAAGCATGATTTAGCTGATTATAATGATAGATTTAATATGTGTGAGTTATCTGTAGAAAATTATGCTAATATCACAGTAAATCATATCGAACGTTATTTACCTTTACCATCATTTACCATTAATGCATTAAATGAGTTAAGTAAATTAAATCCTGATACTAAATATTATATGATAATGGGGTTAGATATTTTTTTAGATATAGATAAATGGAAAAGTTATAAGGTTATATGTGAAAAATACCCTTTTTTAGTTTTACCAAGAGATTTTGATATAGAAACAAATGAAAAATGTTTTATTTATAAGAAAACTGAATTACTCAATAGTAATGTAATTATAAATAAAGATACTGTTTTTTTGAAAGATTTTAAAATATCATCATTATCTTCAACAAAAATAAGAAATAGTGTTGCAAATTCAGAAGATATTAGTATCTTTGTACCAGAAACAGTAAATAAATATATTCATCAACATAATCTATACAAAATATGATTTATGTAACAACTACTTATTCCGATGATTATACCCATATTGAAAATGTATGGGATGTAAATGTAGATAATGTTGAAGAACTTTATAAAATTTTTATTACTGAAAAATCAATAGAGATGAATATTATTATAAATAAATATTGGTTAAATATAATGGATTTTGAACTTTTTCATAAACATTTAACAAAAACACAATATAATAATTTATCTAAAAAATGGAAAAAGTTTTTACGTTTATGGAATAAAGATAAATTCATTTTTGAAAAATTAAATGGATTAAAATTAGAATTTAAATGTTTATCTAATTAATAAAATATGCATAATTTCAGTGAACTGTTAAATTTTAATACATTAGAAGAAGGTCAAAAAAATTTGAATAAAGCGGTTGAAATTCGAGATATGATGGGAGGAGAATTATATTGGAACATAGCTAATGATGATTGTGATGAAATTTCAAATAAGCTTGTTGATCTTAAAGTTAAATTGTTCAAAATAAAAGAAAAACTTAACGGCATAAGTATTAAAGTTATTAAATTTTATTTAAGAATAAAAAAAATAGAATATTTAGATTCATCTTTAAATAGTAATGATAATAGATGTTTTGGATATTATATTCTAGATACTATAGAATTTAAATATATTGAAAATTTTTACAATAAAATTGATATAAATATATGGAAAATATAAACGAATTATCTTTAAAATTAAAGAATGAATTGATTAATGATTTAATGACATCTCCAAGAAATTTAGATGTAGAATATCTTCATGTTGGAATGAAAGTATACTCCAGACGAGAGTTGGCTAATGAAATTAAAAATGAAACTGAATTTGGATTAGAGTGGCTAGCAACATCAATAACTGTTGCAATAAATATAATTGCTAAGGATTCATTAAAAAATAAATAAAGAAAATTATAATAAACAATAAATAAAAATTAAAATGAAAGAAAAAATTAAAGAATACCCAGTTATTACGACAGAAGAATTCGAAGCAAAAAAATTATTTATGATAATTGATGTTCTTGATATATTTTATAAAAAGCATATCAAAAATAGTATAGAGTCAGTAAATATTGTTCTTAATTTTTTTGATAAATTCTCAAAAGAAAATAATATACAATGTAAAAATTTGTATGTAGTATCATTTGAATATAAAGGAGATGTAGTAGGATATTATGGATGCTGTGATATATTATCAGATGAATATTTAGAAAAATTTAGTGACTATTGCGATAATATCGGATTAGATTTAGATTATTATATCGAAGATAATGATTAATTTAAAAAAAATTAACGGAAATGAAATTATAGATTTCATTAACAAATCATATGAAGATAATGATGATCTTGATGATTGCTCACTAGGATTTCCACTTACATTTGAAAGTCAAAGAATTTTCAATGACAGATATGAATTGAGATTTATGTCCCGTTATAATAATTGGGGTAGTAACGGTACATTACAACCTATATCTGATAATATTATTGCTATTGATGAAGAAGGTAATATTATAATAGGATTAGAAGAACCTTTTGAAGATGATGAAAGTTCTGATATATTAGAAGATATACTAAGCAAATGGTTACCTACTCATGTTTTCAGTGATCAATCTGAAAATTTTAATAATATAATGATTGACGCACGTGAAAAAATTAATAAAATTTCTATTAACGATATAAATCTTATGGATAATATAATCAAACAATTAACCAATGCTAGAACAATGATGAAATAATATGAATGCTACTGAAATTGTTACAAATAGAGAAGATTTTAAAGATAAATTAAAAAAACTTTTCATTCCATCATGTATAAAGGATTTTGGTGATATAGAACCATTTAACATAGGATACGCAATGAAAAACTGGACATTTTTTTATTATTCTGTTGAAAATATTGGAATACATACAGTAGAATTAATTGAAAATAAATAATATGAAAAAACAATTTATATCACCTTTTAATGAGGAGTCTTTTGAAAAAGAATTTATTCAACATGATATTAGTAAATATGATGTTTTGTATCATGTAACAACTGAAGATAGAATAGAAAATATTAAAAATGATGGACTGAAAATTAACCAGCCTCAGTATAAATCACTTGTTGAGACAGGGATGTTGTTCTTTTCTTATCCTATACTACATAATACTCAAGATTTATTTAGATATTATGATAAATCGTATATTGTAGCACTTGATGTACAAAAATTGATTAAAGATGGTATTATTTTTTATGATGATAATTTCTCAAATCAAGATCAATCATCAAATAGAAATCATTTATGCTGTGAAGTAGATATACCAGTTAAATATATTAAAAAAATTATAGAACCATTTGAATAATAATTTGCATTGAAAATATTAATTCAATTGATGCGTTCACTCGTAATTTGCCATTATTTAAGCCTTTGCATGTAGTATCTAATGATCAATTTAGAATTGAATTTAAAGAATATAAAAATAGGTTATATTATAAAAACCGTCATATATTTATTACACCATCTGAATATAGAAAACTTAAATTAAATAAATTAAATAATTAAATCTGGCGATATATTAATTTGTACTCAGCATAATTCAAGTTTTGGGTTCACTAACACTAACTTAAAACTTTTTACTCCATTGCATGTTAAACATTTAAAATATGGAGATACATTTGAATTTTATGAATATCCAGGTAAAACTTATATATCTGAATATCACACTTTCATAAAATTATCTGATTATAGAAAACTTAAATTAAATAAATTAAATGATAAAACCTGGTGATATATTAATTTGTACTCATAATAAAGAAGGTTCAAGTAAAATTGAACTTTTCAAACCTTTACATGTTAAACTAACAACAAATGATGATCATTTTTTTGAATTTGAAGAATTTGAAAATGTTGCATACACCAGTAATTATCATATTTTTATAAAATTATCTGAATATAGAAAACTTAAATTAAATGAATTAAATGAAATCTCAAATAAAGAAATTTATTGATTATATATTCGAAAAAATACATAAGCAAAAAATAGAATTAATTCTTAAAAAATATAAAATTGATACTGATTCATATGAGAAAGGTAGGCAATTTGGATATGAGAAAGGGTTTATTGACGGAACAAAATCGAATCCACAAAAACATTACTCTGTACCAAAAAAAGATTATGATGACTTAATTATATATTTAGCATCTCATAATCTTGTACTTATATATAACGTAGATTCACCAGATGGAACTGGATTAATGGTTAGAAAAATATAAAAATAATAATTATGGGCCTTGATTTAACATTTTATAAAACAAAAGATATATATAATGAGATAACTCCAGTTATATATAAAGATAATGATTATACAGAAGATGAAGCAAAAAATTCAATAATATTTGAAGATTTTGAAAAAAAGGTAATAGAAATTTATTATCTTAGAAATAATTACCAATTACTAACTTATTTAATTAGTGAATATGGTCAAATAAAAAATGATAAAAAATCATATTTTAAAAATAATGAGCTTAATGATTGCATTGTTAAAATTAAAGAAAGTGATATATTAAATATTAAAGAAGTTATAAAAAATAAGCACTGGACAGATAAAGATGAAACTCATTTCATTGATATTCTTAAAAAATCAATTGTGCACAATAGCATTTTAATACATATTAGTTATTAATATTATTATTTAACTTTTAAGATACTACATATACCAAATATATGTGGTATCTTTGTATTTGAAATTTTTAAACAATTAAATCATATTATTATGAGTACAATGTTAATATTATCAGTATTTTTAGGAATTATTTCTGTTATTTTTTTTGGATTTGCATTTCTTGGTAAATCAAATAGATTAATGATGTATATTATTGGATGCTTATTCTTTTGTGCTAGCATGATTTTTATGCATGAATATTCTGATCATGTAAAATGTAATAATTCTAAATTAGAGTATTATATTAAAAAATAAATTATTAGAGTATTTTTATTATAACTTCATGTTATTCATTTAGTGAAATAACAACAAGAGATAAACAGGTTTGGTGAGGTTATGAAATAATATTTGTAAACCGAAGTGGAACTAAGATGCCATTGAAAAAAGTTAGTAAGTTCGGCGCAGGACTAAAAAGATTACAAGGTCTAAGTTAGAGAGGGATCCAAGAAAGAACTGAACTATGCCATAGTAGAAATAAATACCTGTAATAATTTATAAAAAGTGAATGATTAATCATTCACTTTTTTTGCGTATATAATAGTTATATAACATAAATTTAATATAATTTTAATAGTAAATCATCTAATAATATAGTGAATATTAAATATATAATAATAAAAAATATGGAAATAGAAGCACTTTTTATATCAGATGTGCATCTTGGTACAAAATATACAAAAGCTACTGAATTATTAGAAATATTAAAATATTATAAGCCAAAAAAATTATTTTTAATAGGAGATATCATTGATGGATGGGCGTTAAAAAAGAAGCATTACTGGAATCAAGAACAAACAAATGTAATTAGAAAAATTTTATCATATTCAAAAAATGGAACAGAAATATATTACATATCAGGAAATCATGATGATTTTTTAAAACATTATATATTTGATTTTGGTAATATTCATATAATATCTGAAATGATATGGAATAATTGTTTAATTACTCATGGAGATAAATATGATACTGTAGTTATGAATAATAAATGGATTGCTCATTTGGGTAGTATTGGTTATGATATCGCTCTTTATTTAAATAAATATATTAGTAATATTAGAAAATTATTTGGTTTAGATAAAAAATCTTTCAGTAAATGGTTAAAAAATAATGTAAAAGAAGCTATCAATTTTATATACAAATTTGAAGAAATTTTAATAACAGATACAATAAAAAAAGGTTGTGATACTGTAATTTGCGGTCATGTTCACACTCCTGATGATAAAATTATAAATAATGTAAGATATTTAAATACTGGTGATTGGATTGAAAATTGTTCATATATTATATATGATAAAAATAAATTCACTTTAAAATATTATGATTAATATAAAAGATTTATTGACAATTATTATTCCTTGTAAAAATGAAGAAAAATATATAGAAAGCACTTTAACTAATATTAATAATCAAAATAATGTTAAAGGAATAATTGTTTATATTTCTGATGCAGGATCAACAGATAACACATTAGATATAATTAGTAGTTTTGAAAATAATTTAAAAAATAATTTAAAAATTAAAATAATTGAAGGTGGTAGAGTATCTGTAGGTAGAAATAATGGATTGAAATTAGTTGATACTCCTTATGTTTTATTTATGGACGCTGATACAACATTAGAAAATGATAATCAAATAAATGAATATTTAAATTGTATGATAAATAATGATTTATATTTAATGACTTCTCCATTATATTGTATTGTAAATGATAAATATGCAAAAATAATGTTCAAATCTTTTAACGCTTTAAATAAAATATTATCTAATATTCAACCGTTTGCAATTGGATTGTTTTTTATGACAAAAACTGATATTATTAAAAAATTAGGTGGCTTTGATGAATCTGTTATACATTCAGAAGATTATCTATTATCTAAAAAATATAATAGAAATAAATTTAAAATAGGTAAATATAAAGTAGGACAAGATAATAGAAGATTTAAAAGATTTGGATATTTCAAAATGATAAAATTATTATCAAATGGATTATTATATCAAAATAATATAGATTATTTCAGAAAAGATAATAATTATTGGAATTAAAAAATTCTGAAAGAACTATAAGTTAAAATTAGTTGCAGCATTTTTTAGTTTAATTATTTCTTTATCTTTATCAAATATTAATATAGCATCTGGATAAATGATCCATCCTTTAGTATGACTAAAATCATAAAAATTAATTGTATATGATGCCATAGTTCCAGTTTCATAATCAATTATTTTAAAAATTTTATTTGTTAATTTTTTCAAATAATATTTTTTTAATTCTGAATTTGAAAAACTTATATTATTCACATCAAGAATAACATAATCTCCTACTTCAGGTTTATCAGTATTATTTATTTCTTCAAATCTTTTTAAGTATTTCATATGTTAAATTTATTTGCATTTTTTTTAATTTCTATTCGTTGTTTTAATTCTTCTTTTGTTTTTCCAATTGCATTTATATCCTCTAAATTAAATATTTTATTATAACCTCCATAAGGTTTATCATATGGAAAAAACTTTAATACATTTTCTGGAATTTTAAATCCATATGTTACAATTATTCTATCATCATTAAAAAATGTATATATTTGTCCAGGATGATTAAGAAGATAATCTTTTAAATTATCAAGTTCTTTTTCATCATAGTATCTTTTTAAATGATTAATATATTTTTTACTTATTATTGAAACATAATCTCCTACTTCAGGCTTATTAGTAGTATTTTCAAATGTTTTTATATATTTCATATGTTAAATTTATTTGCTTGTAATATAGCTTTTAATTCTTCTTTATTTTTAGAATATTTTATAATATCTATTGCTTTCATAGAAAATCCATATTCATTATTTGATAGAAATATTTTAAAATTATTTAATTCAAATGGAATATTATCATATTGTATAATATAATGTGTAGTTCCAGGAAATAATTTACCAGTAATTTCAACAAGTTTACCTATATTATTATTAATAAAATCATTAAATATTTTATATTTTTCATTATTATGACCTTCATACCATTCACATATGACGTAATTTCCTACTTCAAGTTTATCAGTATTATTTATTTCTTCAAATGTTTTTATGTATTTCATAAATTAAATTTATTTGCTGCAATTTTAAGTTTCAAATCCTCTTTGGTTTTAGAAAATGCATATATTTCGTTATATTGAAAATTTTTAAAATATCCATATTTTTCAATATATCCTAATAATTCTTTCATATTATCAGGTATATTTTTACCATATGATACCTCAACGCTATGTATATTATTTCCAATACTATAAAATTTAATTATTTTACCTGGATAATTAAGAAAAAAATCTTTATAATCTTCATATCTACTATTTATTGAAACATAATCTCCTACTTCAGGCTTATTAGTAGTATTTTCAAATAATTTTAAGTATTTCATATTATTATATATTAAAAAAATATAATTAAATTCCTCAATTGAAATAATTATAGTATTTTTGTACATAATATTAAATATAAATATATGGAACTAAAAGTAGTAGATTATAAGATATATAAAATTCATACCACACGTGAACAATATCGTGAGAATGCTATCAAATATGATTATGCATTAAAAAATAAAAATTGGGCTAACGATTTTGAAGGAATGATTGAAAAAAAATATTCTGGATATTCTGATGAAATAGGTTCATTTAGTGAGAATCATTATTTATTAAAAACTGTATTTGTTGGTGATAAATTTGATATAAATAAAGATTTTTATGATAAATGTAAAGAACCTTACTATAATATAGTAAATATTGAATTTAGAGAATATGGTGATAATTTGACCGATGAAATTATTAAATCTAAATTTGAAGTAGTTAAACCAAATAAACCAACTACATATCCTAAATATAATAATGAAATTAAATTTAATTATGATAAAAAAAATGTTACAATTGAAAAAATATACTTTGATGGATATCAATGGCAATATAAATTAAAGAATATTGGGCATATTTATGATTATATTTCTGAAACTACTATCAATAAATATAATTGAATTGTTAAAAAAATATAAAAATTATTTAATTTTTTGGTATATAATAAAAAATGTGATAATTTTGTAATGTAATTAAAAATTAAAATATGCAACCAGAATACGAGCACATTATTCAAATCTTAGCATCATTAGCCGCTGGCTCTATATTGGGATTAGAACGTGGATTTCATGGTAAGCCTGCAGGTTTTAAAACTATGATATTGATTTGCGTTAGTTCATGTTTATTCACTATACTATCAGTTAATTTAGTTAGTGGTGATCGTATAGCATCAAATATAGTTACAGGAATAGGATTTATTGGTGCTGGAGTTGTATTTAAAGAAGGTGGAAATGTTCGTGGTATAACTTCTGCAGCTATCATTTGGATGGCATCAGCAATAGGTATGTGTATTGGGTTTCAAAATTACGCACTATCTTTCTTTGTTTTATTAGTAGTTATGCTAGTTATGATTGTACTATTTAAGTTTGAGAAATTGTTTGATACTTTTCATCATTCTAAATTATATATTATACATTTTATATTTTCTGAATATTCATTAGAAGATTTAGAAAAAGAAATGACAGAACTTGAAATTTCATATAAAAGAAATAAAATAGGTAAAACTAATAATATTATTAATGTTGAATATAATGTAATAATTTATCCAATTGAAAATATGAAAAAAATTGATAATTTTTTAATCAATAATACTCATATAAATAGTTTTTATGATTAAATAAAATAAATAAATAAATATGTGGAATATTTTAAAAAGTAATGCTCGTAAAAAACTTGACGCTGAAAAAATTAAATTTGAATCTGAAAAAATTAAGCTTGAAGCTGAAAGATTGGATGCGCTATATAATATAGAAAGCAAACGACTAAATGATAAGATATCTAATGCATGTATCAAATTTAGAAAAAAAGAAAAAGACAGAATAAAAAAATTGAATGAAATTTGTCCAAAATGTTCTTCTAATAAAGTTGTTGATAAAATAAGTCAATTGAAAGGAGAGATAAATGGAACATCATTTGGATCAATGTCATTTGGATCAGGATATTCTTCAGGATCAATTCATGGAAGCATGGATACGTATGAAATTAATAAATGTAATGATTGTGGTAATGAATGGAAAAAAGTTACTTATAATAATTACGGTGAAACTTCATGGGATCAAAAAATTAGATTCTTAAGATTATCTATATCTAATTTTATTCAATTTCCAGATAAAAAAGAACCTTATTATGTTATAGAAACAAGAAATTTCTGGTCTGGTACTAAATTAGAAATTTTACCTTTATTGCTTGAAAAAGAACATATTGAAAATGAATATTATAGTGTTAACAAAATTATAATGGATTTAATTAAAGGTAATGAAGATATTTTAATTGATAAATTAGGATTTATAAAATGATAAATGGAATAGTTATAGATATTAAAAAATGAAAAAAGATAAAAAATTAGTCATATCTTGTGGATTACCAGCAGCAGGTAAATCAAGCATCATTGAAAAATATGTTGATTATAAATGTACATTACTATCAAGAGATATTGAAGGAGATACATTAAGTTCTCTTAATAAAAAACTTGAACAATTAATGTTAGATGGCGTGGATATTGTATTAGATGGAACATATTCAACTAAATTATCTAGGGCTGATGTTATTGAATTAGCAAAAAAATATAATTATTATATATTATGTATTCATTTTACTACAAAAATTGAAGATTGTATGTTCAATCAGGTAACAAGAATGATAAGAAAATATGGTAAATTATTCACAGAATTAAGTGAATATTCTAACTCTAATGATCCACATATGTTTCCTGTTGCTGCACTTTATAAAATTAATAAAAATTTTGAAGCACCTGAATTATCAGAAGGTATTGATGATATAGAAAAAATAGATTTTAAACGTTATTCATCAGAATATAAAAATAAAGCAATTTTATTTGATTATGATGGTACATTGAGATTAACTAAAAGTGGTGAACATTATCCAACTGATATTAGTGATATTGAAATAATTCCAGGTAGAACAGAAAAACTTTTAGAATTACAAAGTCAAGGTTATATATTACTTGGAGTTTCAAATCAAAGTGGAATAGCAAAAGGATTATTATCTAATGATACAGCAATAGCTTGTTTTGAAAAAACAAATGAAATGCTAGGAGTTAATATTGATTATAAATATTGTGGGCATTCAGTTCCTCCAATAACTTGCTATTGTAGAAAACCAGGAGTTGGACTAGGAATAGAATTTATTGAAAAATATAAACTTGATCCATCTCAATGCATAATGGTTGGAGATTTAACAAGTGATAAAACATTTGCTAAAAGATGTGGATTCAAATATATTGATGCTGCTAATTTCTTCTAATTAATATTAAAAAACATTAAATTAAACCTTGAATATTTTATATTCAAGGTTTTTTTTATACTTTTGTATTGTAATTAAAACAAACTACTTATGAAAGAGCCGAAAGATATAATTGATATTCCTACAATTGATAATATTGATTTATTCTATTCAAATAGGGATAGAGCAGAACATATGAATTTAGAACATTGTCCATGCTGTGGAAAAGAATTAAAAAATCCAGAATATTTCATCAATTCTATATATGGTGGATGTATGTATAAATCTGATGATAAAGAAGTTTATTCTGACACATGGATTATGGGTGTAGGTCCAGAATGTAGAAAAAAGTTTCCAGAAGGTTATGTATTCAAATAATTGGTATTATGAAAGATAAACTTTTTAAAATTTTTAAAATTTTTTATAATTTCATTTTATTGATTGTATATGGATATATGTTTTCACTTACAATTGGTGCAATAAAAATTACATATAATTTATATAATATTCATTATTATTCATTAAATAAATGTATTTAGAATTATATTGTTTTAGGATTAGTTTCATTGATAATTTTTATTATATTTATTACTATATTAGTTATTTCATATATTACATTAAAAACTAAAAAAAATAAAATATAAAATTATGCCAAAAATTTATGAAGTGGGCGGATGTGTACGTGACCGTATCTTAGGAGTTGATTGTAAAGATATAGACTTTACTTTTGTATTGGATGACAAGAATCAATCAGTTGAATCTGGATTCATGTCAATGGACTTGTGGTTACGTAAAAATGGCTACACCGTATATAATTCAACTCCAAGATGTTTCACAATCAAAGCAAAGTTTCCAAAAGGACATAAGCATGAAGGGTTAACTGCAGATTTTGTAATGGCTAGAAAGGAAATTGGTTATTACGAAGGAACAAGACGTCCAATTTTAGAACTTGGTACACTTGAAGATGATTTAATCAGACGTGATTTCACATTGAATGCTATGGCACTTGATGAAGATGAAAATTTGATTGATTTATTTGATGGAGTAAAAGATCTTAAAATGGGTATTCTTAGAACGCCAAGACCTTGCCAACTTACATTTGATGAGGATCCATTACGGATTTTACGTTGTGAGCGTTTTTGTATTACAAAAGGTTTCAGAATGACTGATGATATTGAAGTTGCTATTAAAAATTATGATTATGAATCAAAAATGCAAGTAGTTTCAAATGAAAGAATTCAAGATGAACTTACCAAGTGTTTTAAATTTGATACATTAAAAACAATTTTGATGTTGAATGAATTTCCTGAATTGAGAGATTATGTATTTAATCATACTAAGATGTGGTTGAAACCATCATTTCAAAAATAAAAAAAGAGTTGTGATTTAAATCACAACTCTTTTTTTATTTTTTCTTTAAACGTTTATTTAAAATTTCACTTATAACATAATTAATATCATTATTTGTTGGTTTATAACCTTCAATTGTAGTGGATTTAAAATTTTTAACTGCACTATTTATTGCAACTAAAAATTGAAGTTTTAATTCTTCTCTTATTCTCCAATTTTCAAATTCCTTTATTTCTTTTTCTTTATCTGTTTTCATAATATTATTAATAACAATGTTTCATGTAATTCTTTAAATAACAATCAATATTTTCTCTACCCACTGTATTAGCTGATTGCATTGCATATGCAGGTAGTTTTATTTTTTTCATGTCACAGTATCTACATAACCATTTCGCACACTCATAGCCATCCCCATTACCTGTACCTAAGTCATGATCAAAGCATATCGCATCAGGTAATCCATTGATCATAATCCAATCTTGAAATTCAAGTTGTGATGTTACCCAGGATACATTTACGTCTTTTCCTATTGGACTAAAAACTAACCAATCATTTTTCATTGGATCACGAGAGTCATCTAGCCAAAGTAATGTTTTCATCATTTTTTTGTAAATTTATTTTTAATTGATTTATATCTTTTTCTAAAAAAAGTTTTTATAATTGATAAAATAATAGAACCACATAAAGACAATCCTAAATAAATCAACATAAAAACAAAAAATATTTTAGTTAAACGATCTGATGATTTGGACATTTTATTCATTTATTTTTTATTACAAATATATAATAAAAAAATGAATTATTGTTGAATAATTCATTAATTTTTGTTAAATATTTTAATAATCTTGATAATAATTCATATTCGGTAAATTATTATCATGTGCATATTTTTTACCTTTATTTATTATATCTTCTTCTGATGTGGAATCAAAATTATATTCAATTCCGTTTTCATCACACCATCTTTTATAATAAGTATAATATTTATCTAATGATGTACCAGGCATCTGATTTGTATCAGCTTCGTTTAATTCTTTAAATTTTTTAACTTTCATATTTGTATATATTAAATTTATAAATTAAATTTACTTGCTTCTTTTTTTAGTTTATATTGTTTATATTGTTCTGGATATTTGTCAATAATTTCTTTTCTATATTTATAATTTAAAACATCAAAAAAATCTTCATCATTTACATTATCTTTTATGTTCCAATTTGCACCTGCTTTTATTAATTCATTCATAATTTGAATATTACTATAATATGAAGTATACCATAAAGCTGTTCTATTTAAATTATTAGTCAAATCTAAAATAGCTCCTGCTTTTATTAATTCTTTAACTCCTTCTAAAAAATCTTTATTAACTGATGTTATTAATGGAGTATTACCTTCCATTGTTTTGGAGTTTATATCAACATCAGTTTTTTCAATCAATTCCTTAATTTCTTCAATATTTTTAGTTCTAATATAAAAATATAGATTATCATTATTATAATTATTTTCAAATTTTTTTAAGTATTTCATATGTTAAATTTACCTGCTTCTTTTTTAAGTTTATATTCTTCATATTTTTTAGGATAATTATCAATTATATATTGTAATATTATTGGATTTGAACTATTAATTCTACTAAAAATATCTAATCCTTTTATATTTTTAGTATTAAGATCAATTCCAGATTTCATTATTAAATCAATAATATTATCAATTTTAAATTTATATGTGGTATAATTCCATTGATTATTATCTACAATATGAAATAAGCAATTTTCATTAACTCTATTTGTTAAATTTACATCTGCTCCACTCTCAATTAACAATTTAATGATACTATAATTTAATTTAATTACAGCCTTAATTAATGGAGTTCTACTTTTACTAGAATCAAAGCAATTAACATTAGCTCCATCTGTTATTAATTCTCTTACTTTTTGTAAAGATGATTTAGATTCAGAATATTTTAATAATTCATCATCTAATTCTTTCTGAGTATATGTTATTAAATGTTTCATATGTTAAATTTATTTGCTTCTTTTTTAAGTTTGTATTTTTCATATTGCGTAGGATATTTATTCATAATTTCTTTTGAATGTTTTATAGTTAAATAATCAAGAAATTCCAATTCATATTTATTAATAATATTCCAATCAGCTCCTTCTTCTATTAATAATTCCATAACATCATAATGATGTCTATCTGCAGCCCATATTAATGCACTTTTATTATCACAATCAACATAATCAATATTGGCGCCAGCATTCAATAGTTCTGTTGATATTTGTGCATATAAATTATAATATTTAGATATATTATTTTTTATATAACAACTTAAAATTGAACATTTAATTAACGGAGTTCTATTCATCCAATTTACATCAATATTATCAATAATACATCCATTATCAATAGCATTTCTTATTTTTTTTAATAATTTTATAGCATCTGATTCATAATATATTTCATCTTCTAAAATATAATTCAAATCAGAATTCATTATAGAAATCTCAAATTTTTTTAAATATTTCATAAGTTAAATTGTTTTGCTAATTTTCTATCTGGATATTTATTATAAAACCAATTCCAATAACCTTCCAAATCATTATATGGTAAATTATTATTATAACATTGAAATTGTGTTACAGATTCTGGTAATTCTGGCAATTCAGATAAATTATTATTCTCGCATAAAAAATATTCTAAATTACTTGGTAATTCTGGCAATTCTTCTAAATTATTACCACCACAAGATAAATTTATTAATGATTTTGGTAATTTAGGCAATGTTTTTAATTTATTCTCATGAATATATAATCCTGTTAATGTATCTGGTAATTCTGGCAACGTTTTTAATTCATTATTACCACAAAATAATTCTTCTAAATTACTTGGTAATTCTGGTAATGATTTTAATTTATTGTGATGACAATCTAAATATGTTAATGTATCTGATAATTCAGGTAAAGACGTTAAACCTTTATTAGCAAGATTGAGTTTTGTTATTATATTTTCAAATCTTTTTATATATTTCATATGTTAAATTTATTTGTATCTTTAAGATATGGTAATGCTTCTTTACTTGTTAACTTCCATTTTGAATTTAATGTTGTAATATTTCTAATTTTATCAAGTGTCATACTTGATAAAATATTAGGTTGTATATATCTATCTATCTTAAAATCAATTTTCATAAGAATATTATATTCCTGTACATTAGCTGCATAAGCTATAATTTTAATAAAACTTTTATGATAAAATATATCATAATCTATATTATTTTCATCTAAAATATCAATGTGCTCATATAGATCTTCATATACATTTTCATATTCAAAATATGTTTTAAACATTATATTATATCCATTTCTATCTATTTTCTTATCTTCATATTCTTTTATATATTTCATAAGTTAAATTTATTTGTAGCGTTATTTAATTCCCATTGATAATATGTAGTTTCTTTTAATTCTTCAAATTTATCTTGAGAAACTTTTAACGATGATGATATAAATATTTTTTCAAATGAAGAAGGATATGTGTTTATTATTTCCCTTCCAATATGAATTTTTTCATTTTCTTTTAATTCATGTTGATCTAGTTCACATATATAAGAAATAATATCTACATTCAGTTGAATACATTCATCAAAAATTTTTGGAGATAAAATTCTGCATAGTGCTAAATAATTATTTTGCTTGTTAAATTTCCAATTATAACTACCGGATTTATATATCATATAAAATCCTGAAGGATATTCAGTTATAAAATCATTAAATTGAATTTTTGATTTTATTTTATCTTTATAATTCTCATATATTTTAATATATTTCATAAGTTAAATTTTTCTTCTGCTTCTTTTTTAATTAAATAGTTATTATATTCATTTGGATAATTTTTTATAATATTTTCATATTGCTTATCAGTCAATAAATATGTAAAATAGTAACCTTTATTATTTTTAACATTCCAATCTGCTCCTGCTTCAATTAAAATGTTAACTATCTGCATATAATCATGCTGTGCTGCATAAAATAATGGAGTACGACCATCAATAGCTTTAATATTTATATCAGTGCCAGTACGAATTAAATGTTTAATTCTATTAATATCACCTTTTAAAATTGCATTAAATAAATCAATGCCTTTATCTTCAAATAATTTTATATATTTCATATGTTAAATTTATTTATATTCTTCCAAAGTTCTGGATCAGTTGACATTCTAAAAAATGGTTCTTCTTTAAAATTATTATGAGTTATCCAATTTTCAACAGTAAATTTATTAATATCACTAGATCCATTATAATATCTAAATGGTGGATATTCTAAATCTTCTATTTTTGCAAATGTATATGTGATTCCATTATAATCAATTAATTTAACTAAATATTTTTTATTTTTATTATAATTACTATTAAAACTATAATATGATCCAATATTAAGATTTAATTCTATTTTTTCAAATGTTTTTATATATTTCATATGTTAAATTTATTTGAACTTATTATCAAATCAAAATCATCTTTATTTATTTGATTTATTATATAATCAACATGTTTAGCTGTTATGCTAAATGTATATATACAATTATATTCATTTTTAACTAAATCTAATCCATCTATAGTTTCAAAATATTCTTCAATAATATTAAATTCATCATGAATATTTGATAATTTCAAATAAGTTTCTCCTAATATTATAGCAAATTCAAATGTTGTTGAAGAAGGTGTCTTTGAATAAAAAGATATTTCATTATGATATTTATATATTTTATTATAATTTGAAGTTAGATTAAAATCTAATGATAATATAAAATTTACTAAAAAATTCATAAAATAAGCACTATTATCAGTTAAATCATATTTCTCAAATGTTTTTATATATTTCATATTATTATTTATTATTTATTATTTATTATTATTATTTAACTTTTCAATTGCTTCATTCATAATATCATCTGTTATACCTAATTCATGAGTGGTTTTAACAATATGTTTTTTATTAAATACATCATATAAATCATGCTTATTATCATCTATAATTATAAAATTACTAACTATTTTATTATTTTTCAACCAATCTTTTATATCGGCACCTCTTTTTTTAGATTTGTCATTTGGAACACAGTCATATATTTTATATTTAAAACCTGCTTTTTTCATCATATCTTCTATTTTACTTTTAGGTTTATCATCTCTATATGATGAAGATAAAACAACTTTAGCATCTGTTTTTTCAATTATTGTGTTTAAATTACTCATGGCAGTTTTACTCCATTTATCAGGCTCATTAAAAAATTTATGATAATTTACATCAGAATTTTTATTATAAGGAATAAGTGGTCCATCAATATCTTCAAATATTACTTTTATTCCTCCATCTTTTTCTTTTTCTTTATCTTTTTCAATAGTTTTTATTATACCATTAAATGATTCTAATCTGGAATAATTTTCATCATCTGCATCTATTATTATCCAAGGAGCATTTTTAGTATTTGTTTTTTTGAAAATTTCATTTATATATTTAGTAAATTCGTCCCATTTATCTAAAGTTTGTTCATCATTCTTACTAAATTTCCAATATTTTAATGGGTTAGATTTTCTTAATTCAAACCTCATTTTTTGTACATCCTGAGATATAGAAAACCATATTTTTATAAGTATTATATCATCATCAATTAATTTATCTTCAAAATTATTGACTTCTTTCATGAATTTATTATATTTATCTTCATTTGAATATCCCATTACAGGTTCTACATAACCTCTTGTATACCAAGATCTATCAAAGAACACAATTTCACCGTTTTTAGGTAACACTTTTTCATATCTTTCAAACCAATTATCACTTTCTTCTTCTGAAGGAATACCAAAAGTTTGAACTTTAAAATGCTTAGGATCAAGAAATCTTGTTATATTTCTAATTGCAGATCCTTTTCCTGCTGCATCTCTACCTTCAAATATAATTAACACTTTTTTATTATTATATACAATCCACTCTTGTAATTTCAATAATTCTATTTGATATTTATATTTTGTTTTTTGATAATCATCAAAAGGTACTTTATTTATTTTAATATCTATTTTATTATATGGTTCATATGACTTATCAGTTTCAATTTTATTGTAGAAAAATTCATAAGTGTTATCTATATATCTATCAACATTATCAAGATATGCTTTGAAAACACTATCTGCATTCTTTATATTAATATCAAATGAATTTGTTATAGAATATATTTTTAGAATATCATTAGCAAATTTACCTAATCTCATCTGTTTAATTATATCATCATCTACATTATTTAAAAAATCTTTAAATAAATCTTTAAATTTACCCATAGTATTTTTATTATAATTATTTAATAAATATGTTTTATATGATTCTAAATCTTCTTTAATTTGAGTTTTATAGAAATCTAATGTGTATTTTTTATCAATAGATTGCTTCAAATTTATAATTAAGCTTTTAAAAGAATGAATAAGGTTTTCCAATTCATCTTTACTACGATGAAAAAAAGCTTCATTTAGTTTATTATAATCATTATAGTTTAACATTAGGCACTAATATTTTTATTTGTATTATATATAAAAAAATAAGATCGTTATTTTATATTAAACTATTTTTATTTATGAATAATTATTTATATCTTTGTAATCTTAAATATTTTTAATGCTTATGATAAAAAAATATCATAAATATTATATTAAACTTTATATTAATTAAAAAATAAAAATATGAAAAATATTGAAAAAACTAAATTTGAAATTAATAGTATAGACTTTAGTAATTTGAATGACACTGATTCAAATAATTTAAAAATAGAGTTATTGAAATATAATGATGATGAATTAAAAGAATTATTATTATATATAATGGACGATAAATTATCAATAAACATAAATATGGATAGTGATCCAAATTTAAAAATACTATTTGATGATAAAAGAATTATGAATATTCTTGAAACCATGTATGATGAAAATAAAAAAGAAATGGATAATATAGAAAAAAATACTCCAAATTTTAAAGCTATATTATGCGTTGGATTAGGATATGATATTTCAGGGTTGACTGATGAAAATATTAAAAATATTCTTGAAAATGAATTTGGTGATAAATCAAAAATGATATTAACAGCAATGAGATTAGCATTCAAATTTGGTAAATGCTCTAATGAATAATAAAATAATATTTATTAAAAAAGTTCAAGTAAATTACTTGAACTTTTTTGTTTTTATAGTTTTCTATTTTTTATTTTGTAAAATTGAAAATCATTTGGTAAATTTTTATTTGGAAAATAATAAGTTAATGTATCATTAGTAGGCGATATTATTTGTTTGTAAAATCCATTAGGAACATGAGCACCAGATTTTAGAATTAATAAATTTCCAGTAAAATCTAATACAACTTTAACTGTCAATTTTTTATATTTAGTAAATAGAGTAGTTCTTTCATAGTTTTCTAAATGTTCCCATGTTACTCTATTTAATGTATAATATTGCAAAGAGCAATTTAAATATGAAAATGTTTCATATAAATGATTTTTAGTATCAGAAAAAGTTGCGGCTGGAGCTAAATGTCCTTTATCCCATACATTATTCAAATAATCCGCATTAGTTGAAGTAATTATACCTGGAACTTCATAAAAATCCATTCCTGCTCTTGAAACATTCTTTGTCACATTAGTTATATAATAAATAACCCAATTAGGTTGCTTATATACCTCATTGTATGATACAGTATAAATGTCGTTTTTGACTATAACATTAGTTCTTTGAGAAAAAGAAAATAATGTTGCAAACATAAAAATTAATAATATTGATAATTTTTTCATAAGATTTTTTATTTTATATATTAATATATATAAGTATCAAAAATAAAATTTATAAAATATGAAATATATAAAAACTTTTGAATTCGTTAGCAGAGAAGTAGATTTACCAATAGGATATTATGTTATTCCTGCTCTTAAAGGAATAAATTATGATATTCAATATAAAAATAAAATCAGTAATAATATTTTTCAAATAATAAATAAAAGTAAGACACAATTTAAAATTGATTTTAAAGATTATTATCATGAAGATGGGTTTTGGATTGACAAAAAAGATGTTTATAAATTCTCAGGAAGTAAAAAAGTACTACAAGATAAATTGGAATTAATGAAACAAACGAATAAATTTAACTTATGATAACAAATTTTAAACTATATGAAATAATAAAAAAATCTCCAACTAAAAAAGCATTAGCAAGAGATTATAAAATAGGAGATTATGTTATATGTGAATGTAAAACATCATTTACATTTCCTGAACTTCCTGAACTTAATGAATTTACATTGAATAATATCGGACAAATAATAGATATTTTGGATATAAGAAGACGTAGTGATATTTATGTTGTTCAATTTGATTATATTCCAGAAATATTAAGACCTGGATTCCAAATCAAATATAATAAAGCTGATATAAATAAAAAATATGAAAATTCAATAACTTTTAATAGAGAAGATATAAAATATTTATCAGATGATAAATCAGATTTAGAAACATTAATATCAGCAAATAAATTTAATTTATAATTTATTTATATAAAATATTTTTCATATTTTTTGCATTATCTGATTGACCATCAAACGCTTCTACTTCCCAAGGACGTTGATCATAATTCATATCTGATATATCAACCACTTCATTCAACCATAAATATGCACCACTTTTGCTAATGATTAATGTTTTATCATAATATTGTTTTAAATGAATTAATTCATGAGATAATATAGTAATATTTTGACTTCTATCATAATTTCCAATAAGAATATAATATATATCATTAGAATCCACTATATATGCTTTTAATTCAATATCTTCTCCATTAATTTCTTCTGATGTCTGTTGAATATTTTTAATTATAACAGTTACGGTATCAATTTTAAGTGATCTTAGTCCTGATTCTACTATAGTATCTAAATATGATTTATTAGTTAAATTATAAATATGATGATATTTATAAAATTCAATTTTATCAAATGGTTTATCTTTAACTGTAGATAATTTATAAATTATAAATGTAACTATTAGTAAAGATAAAATTATTATTCCAATTTTTATTATTTTGCTCATTTGTGAGTTATTTTTTTTAAAGATTCAATTATTAAATTTATATTAGCATTAATCCAACCGCATAATTGATTAGATATTATATTCTCAGTTTCTCTATCCTTTTTAGCTAAATTTAACCAATATGATAAAGGTTTTACTGCTAAATTATATTTATTACCACCTAACCATAAAGAATTGATTGTAGCAGAATATTTATTTGTTGATCTATTTATTCCATTTGGATTAACTTCTATGTTTTTTATTACATTAAATATAGTATTTGTAGGATCTGATTTTTTTAATTGAATTATCATTGCTTCATCTTCAATAATCTCATCATTAATGAGTCTATTTAGAGAATTTATTGATATTATTGATTTAGTAACTACTTGTTCAGTTAATTTACCAATAGGTAATAATAAATTTTTAAGTTGTTCTATTAATTTATTTGCTTTTATTCCTGCGTTATACCTAGTATTTTCAGGAGTAAAACCATCAGTTAGTACATCTTCATTGTATTTATCAAAACTTTTTATATTTTTCATAATACCATATATATTAAAAAATAAAAATCAAATATGCAGGACGATAAAAAATGGTTAGAAGATATTAATGACGATATGATATGTGAAGTTTGTGGGCATAAAAATAAAAATTGTACATGTAAAACTCAAAGAACTAATAATATAATTATGACAATTGGCGTTATTCTTCTTGTGTTAGCTTTTCTTGCATTAGAATTTTTAGTATAAAAATAAAATAAATAATATGATTAAAGTTTATATTGCATCTCCTTATACAAAAGGAGATCCTGCAGTTAATGTCAAAACTCAAATTGATATGGCAGATGAATTAATAAATAAAGGATTTGCGCCATTCGTTCCATTATATTTCCATTTTCAACATATGCATCATCCCAGACCATATGAAGATTGGTTGAAATTAGATTTAGAATGGATAAAAAGTTGTGATTGTATATTAAGATTACCAGGAGAATCAAGCGGAGCAGATAAAGAAGTTGATTTTGCAACTAATAATGATACATTAGTATTTTTCTCAATGAAAGATTTATGTTTTTATTACGATATAGAATATTAATTTATTGATATATAAATATTTAAAAAATATTTTAAAATTTAACACTAAAATATTTGGTGATATGAAAACTTTTAGTAATTTTGCATCACAAACAAAAACAAATGTAATTATTTACAATCAAATCAACTAAGAAAAATAATAAATATCTTAGTTGATTTGATAATTTAATAAGAGGACTTGAAAAAAATTTCAAAACTTTAACATTAAATATTTGGTGAAATGAAAACATTTTTATAATTTTATTCTACAATAAAAAAACAAAAATTTTTAAGTAATAGTATTGAAAAAAAAAAACTTCAAAACTTTATCATTAAATATTTGGTAAAACAAAAAACTTTTTGTAATTTTATTCTACAACAAAAAATATCAAGTAAGAGTACTTGAGAAAAAAAGTTCAAAACTTTAACATTAAATATTTGGTAAAACAAAAAACTTTTTGTAATTTTGAACTACAACATCAAAAGAAAAGTAATTATAAAAATTATATTTTAATTGAAAAAAAGTAGAAAAAACTTTCAAAAATATTTGGTAAAACAAAAAACTTTTTGTAACTTTGAACTACAATTCAAAAAGAAATATAGTTTTAAAAAATTAAATTTCAATTGAAAAAAGTTCAAACTTTAACATTAAAATATTTGGTAAAACAAAAAACTTTTTGTAACTTTGAACTACAATAAAAAACAAATCAAACTTCAGATTGAAAAAAATCTAATGGTACAAAAACCAACTCAAAGCTTGCGAGAGTATAGATAGTGCAAATGAACACACTTAGATTAATGTAATAATAATTTAGTAGTAAGGAAACAAACTTTAATCTTGAAAAAGTTTATAGTGAAACTTGAAAATAAATTTAATATTACAAAAGTAAATATAGTAAGTTCAAACTTACTGTTTCTAATCTGTGAAGATAAAAAGGACTGAAAATGATTTGATTTTTATTTACTCTTGTAAACGTACTTGAGAAAAAATAGAAAATACTTTCAAAAATATTTGGTAAAACAAAAAACTTTTTGTAAATTTATTCTATAATAATTTAAATCAAAAAATCAGATTTAAACAAGAAATATCAGCGAGATTTGCGCTCTGAGTGTATATATTTATAAGAAAATATATATCAACCAGATGAATGAGAAGCTCATAGTGGTGAGTCAATGATAAGATTATAATCTTAAATAATCAATATTATCAAAGATAGACAGTCCATTGAAACAGATATATAAGACATGTAGAACTTATCTTGTTATAAATATACAAAGCAACCACACCGTGGAGATTGAATATTGGAATTAAATTTCGAATATGATAAAATCCTAATGTTAGATGAGACGTGACTAACTACTTTCATTCCACTACAAGGACTGATTATTGATTAAATTATAAAATGTTGGAGATAAGCACACAGGGTGCATCATTATTAGAATAATCTAATTTGAAGGGGCAAGTGTCAATGACACAAGGTTCAATTCCTTCTATCTTCACTATGAATATTGATTTCAACACTGAAAATCAGAACTTGTTCTGAAAGTAAGTTCCACTATTGATATTCATAACCAACAACAAGCGAGTTTTGGTTAAATAATAAATATTAAAAAATGTATATTAATTAATTGAAATCTCTTGAAAAAGAGCTGTTAATTTAAATAATATGATTTAATAACATTATTTAATCAAAATTCCTTGGATAAAAACAAGTAGGAGTACTTGAAAAATAGTTCAAACTTTAACATTAAAATATTTGGTAAAACAAAAAACTTTTTGTAAATTTGAACTACAATAAAAAAGAAAATCATAATTCAGATTTAATAGATAATCTAATGGGATAAAAACCACCTTGAAGCTTGCAAAAGGAAAGATAGTGCAATTAAACACTCTTAGATTGATAATGATAATAATCGTAAGATTATTAAATTACAAGAATAAATATGATAAATGAAAATTTATTTTTTCTAAGCTGAGAAGCTAAAAGAACTGATAAAAGATTTTTTTTAATACTCATTTCAAGTAAGAGTACTTGAAAAAAATGTAGAAAAAATTCAAAAATATTTGGTAAAACAAAAAACTTTTTGTAATTTTGTACTTAATAAATAATAATCATCTAATTGAAACTAGTTTATTGCTTCCATGTGATACTTCAATTTATGATTAGTAAGATTATTATTAATTTAAAAAAGTATAAAAATTCAAAAATATTTGGTAAAACAAAAAACTTTTTGTAAATTTGGACTACAATAATGAAACAAATCAAATTTCAGATTGAAGCAATAAAAATATAATGGTACAAAAACCACCTTGAAGCTTGCAAAAGGAGATAGTGCAAATGAACACAACTTATATATTAAGTATCTTGCTGAAACAATTAAAATCTAATGGGATAGAAACCACCTTGAAGCTTGCAAAAGGAGATAGTGCAATTAAACACACTTAGATATTAAATATTGTATAAGTAACTAAAAAATCTAATGGGATAGAAACCACCTTGAAGCTTGCAAAAGGAGATAGTGCAATTAAACACACTTAGATATTAATGAAATTGAAAAAGTAATAAAAATAATCAAAGGCAATAGCCACCTTGAAGCTTGCAAAAGGAGAGATTAATATTACAAAAGTAAATATTGCAAAAGTAATAAAAATTCAAGGATTTATATTACAAGAGTAGATATAATGAACATAACCAAATGTTTATTGTTCCAATGATAAAGTTCTGTGAAGAACAAAGGACTGAAATAGATTTGTGACATTTTCAAGTAAAAGTACTTGAACTTTTAAAACAACATGAATTAATATAAAATTATGTAGGTTGAAATTCCAGGAAAGTGGATCAATAATGAGCAGAAAGTTAATGTCTTTCTATCGCTTTTGTTAAGTCTTATTTAAAATTCTTCTATATTAATTCTGTTGTTTTTTTAAAGCGTTCTTTGTAAAATTGAAAATATTTGGCTGTCTGTAGTCATAAATAAACTACGAAAGTAGTATAAAGTGAGTTATAGTTGTTTCTATAACTTGCGGTATTAAATGTGCAGTTGATTTTATTTTTTCGGAAATAAAATTAATTGTAAACAATAATACTTGAGCAGACAATCAGGATATCATTAAACCTTGATTATCGAGGGTAACACTGTAGAGAAAGTGGTTTAATGCAAAGGCTATGTGGGTAGTCTGAGTGAGATGGGAACATCAATAAGAATAACCTGAAGGATTATTGCAAGAAATACGATTTCCAGTTGTGTAATTGCGTTATCCAATATAAAAGTTGACTTAAAACCGAAAGGTAAATTAGATTGTAATACAATGTACAGGTGGTGCTGTAATTAAGGTTACCTTAACATTACCAAGTGTTACGAGAGTATCTTAGTTGACTTAAAATATGGAGGTAGGGATATCTCAGAGAGTAGTTTAGTATAGCTCAGTTCAAAAGATTGAGAAGCTGGTTGTCGAACCACTACTTTCATCATCCACAAAACAAACTTTAACTGCAAATTTAATGCAAATTAAAATAAACAAATAAAGGAAAAGAGTTCGACTGTTGTTAGTGATAGGTGACTACTAGTTATGAGAAGCAATTCGTCGTAGCCGTGAAAGACCCCAAGTCCAACATGATTTTTAAGAAAGTTCTCTAAATCCGCAAGATTTAATCTGGAAGGCATTCTAGATGAGTAATGATTATTAAGAGAGTAATTAACAACAAAAGGAGTGGTGAATCTAATTGACCGTCATTGGAGGAGTACCAATTCAAAAGATTGGTGGAAAAGAAGCAGAAAAAATAATAGTTTCTAAAGTTCTTCTCTATAATGCTGTATTCTCAAGCAATATAAAATAAAAATCCTATCTAATTGAAAAATTAGATAGGATTTTTTATTTATAAGCTATTTCACTTATAAATACACTTTATAAGTTATTTCACTTATAAATTGAATTTGTTTGCATCTTGTTTTAATTTATAATCTTTCATAAATTCTTCAACTTCGTCGTCAATAACTATATATTCTCTGTTTTTTAAACATAATCTATCATCCACGTACTTTCCTTTTTGATCTAGATACACTCCAACATCACCATTACAGGAACCAAATGGATGAGTAAGAGTACCAGTTAAATACTCATCATCCTCTTTAAATTTGATTTTAGTGCCTACTGGATATTTAGATCTACCTGCTAATATAACATCATCATCTAACATTGTAAATTGATGCTCATTAAATTTTAGTATTTTCATATTACTATATATTAAATTTTTTAGCATTAAATATATCAGGATGATTTATCTCTAACCATTTGTTATATTCATCTAAATTGTTATAAGGTAGGTTATTACCTTCACATACTAATATTTCTAATGTCTCTGGTAATAATGGTAACTCAGATAAATTATTATTACTACAATTTAATGTCTTTAATGAATATGGTAATGTCGGCAATTCTTTTAAATTATTAGAATAGCAAAATATTTTTTTTATTGAGTGCGGTAAAGTAGGTAACTCACGCAAAACATTATTAAAACAAGATAATATCTCTAATGTCTCTGGTAATGTTGGCAATTCTTTTAAATTATTATTATAGCAATATAATTCTGTTGTTGTATCTGGAATATTTGATATTATAAATAATCCTTTATCATTTAATGTCAATACATTATCCATTATATGTTCAAATGTTTTTATATATTTCATATATTAAATTTATTTGTATTTTTAACCATTAAATAATTTGAATATTCTTCTGGATATTCTTCTATAATTTCTTTTCTATATGCAGGAGGTAAATAATCTATAAATGTATGGTCAATATCATCAGTTATATTCCAATCTGCTCCATTTTCAATTAAAAACTTAGTTATTTTTAATGCTTTTTTATCTCTATAATTATAATTAGAATTCACAATTAATGCAGTTTCACTATTATTATTTATTTTATTTATATCTGCTCCTGCTGTTATTAAATCTTGAATCATTTCTTCTTTTTTATTTCGTACTACTAATATCAATGGAGTATTTCCAAAATTATCAGTAGTATTAACATCAGCTCCTGAATCAATTAAAATTTTAAATATTTGATATAACCCATACCTTATAGTGATTATTAAAGGAGTATCTCCATTACTATTTTTAATATTAAGATTTATATTTGGGATTTTAGATATCAATTCTTTAATTTTAGGTGAATCAATTTCATAAATATATTTAAATATATCTTTTTCATCATAAAATTTTGTTAATTCAAATTGTTTTATATATTTCATAAGTTAAATTTATTTGCTTGTAATTCTAATTCTAATTCTTCTTTAGTTCTAGCATATTTTTCAACATCACTTGAATTTAACTCTATATGATAAACATAATATTTTCCTTTTTTATCAAAACATTCAATTAGTTCATCTGGTACATATTCATATCCAAACTTAATCCAAATAGGATTGGTTCCTCTTATATCAATAATTTTACAAATATTATTTTTAAAAAAAACTGATATCCCTTGGTTTCTAGGTTCAAAGTTAATTATAGCATAATCTCCTTTTTTTATATCTCTATTTAATCTTTCAAATGTTTTTAAATATTTCATATGTTAAATTTATCAGTATTTTTATTAAGTTTAAGTTCTTTAACTATTTCTGGATATTTTTTATCAAGCCATTTTTTCAATTTATCATCTGTAATTAAATCATAAAATGTTTCACCTTTATATTTTATATTATAATCAATTCCGTTATCTAATAATAATTGAATCATTTTCTTTTTTTCATATATATCTCCTTCACCTGTTATAACAAAAAATAAAACTGTTTGATATTTTAATATGTCATTTAATTTATCAATATAATCAGGTAATAAATATATAAATCTTTTAAGATTACCATCATAAGCGGATTGCATCAGGGCATTATAACCCATTCGTATACCCATTCGTATTAAATCATTTTCTACTGCTGAATTCCACATATCTAAATCATGAGATTTAAATACGTTAGTAAACCTATTTTCAAATGTTTTTAAATATTTCATGTAACTATATATTAAATTAAGTTATTAAAAAATAAAAATAAGAATATTTTATATTAATAATAATAATCATTGAATTATATTTATTATCTTTGTATTCTAAATAATATAAATATTATGAATGTAACAGATGTAATGTTAAATGTTATTTCTTTATTTGATAAAGAAGACAAAGTAAATTCAGATTATTATCATAATGGTAGTGAAACTGGACCAATATTAGAATATGATGTTAGTTATGATAATGTTATTGAAGCTACATATGGATGGAATGATTATGAAGAAGGAGAAACTACACAAATAAAAATTTATTTCACAACAGATGATATAAAAGTAGAAAAAAATATCTCTGGTTCAAGTGTGATGTGTGATGACCCATATGATGAAGATTCGAATTTTGTATTTTCAAATGAGATAGATTTTATAACTTGGTTAAAAGAAGAAATCTAATGAATTACGATGAAACATTTGCTAAAAGAGATAAATTAATAATCAAAGCAGATTCTATAACAGAAAATTATTTAGAACTTGCTACAGAATTATTAGAAAAATCTAATAATTTTTTACATACTTCTAGAATAACTCACACTGATATTGATTCTGATGGCATAACATTTGAATTTTGGATAAATGATTATGATTTTCCTCAAGGAAAACGTCAAATTCTTATAACTAAAGAAATTTTAGATAAAAATATTAATTCTTTTTTAAGAAAGAAAAAACTAAAATTATTAAAATGAATAAGCCAGATAGAAATCAATATTATAAATTATACTCTACTGTTATAGTTTGTAATTCAGTTGGATCATCATTATGTAATAAATGTAAAAAAAACAATCAAGAGTTTTCAGTTTTTCTTGGATCTGATACTAAACTTAGTACTTTATTTGGATATTATTGTAGTGATTGTTTACCATTACTTGTAAAAGAAGCAAATATTAAAGGTCAATATAATTTTGAAAAATATTACAATAACGCTTGTAAACGATATTATGAAGAATGTGTTCAATATGTAAGAAAAACAAAATTAGATAATCTAGGTAATATTATAAAAGAATAATAATATGAAAAAAATTAAAGCTGAAGCTGAAAAAATTATTGCGATAATTAAAGATCCAATTAATGGTACAATTCAAACAATAACATCTATATCCAAAGATACGTTTGAAACAGAAGATGGTAAAATATTTTATTATGATAAAGATGCAATAGAATATGAAAAAAAATTAAAATATGTTAAGTAGATGATATTTATTTGATATAATAAATAATTAGTTGTACTTTTGTAGTACAAATTAATCATTTAAAATCATATAATTATGAGAATATTTAATATTGAAAATTTATCACAAAAAGATGCAATTGAATTTTTAAGTAATAAATTAACTGATAAAGTTGAATATGTTAAAGTATCAAATGCTTGCATGGGAAATGATACTATTATATTGACATTATCTTTTGATAAAAAAGAAAATTGGCATTATGGTTATATCCAAAACTCAAACTATTTAAGAATGAATATTGAGCAATCTGGTGAAGTAGAAATATTTGAATGTTCATTACATCAAAAAGGTTCTTCAAGAAGAGAAAGATTAAATTCTAAATTCCGTAAATGTACAGTAAAATCAATGGAAAAAGTTGTTGAAAAAATAATTATTTTTGTTGAAAAAGTAAATTCAGAATTAAAAATATGTGAAATTAATTAATACAATTGTATGAAAAATAACTATTTAAATTTATATGTAGATGATATTAAGATAACTAATATTATATTTAATCTTTTATCCAAATATAATAGTAATATGTCTAATCAAGATTTTAAAAATAATATTATTGAAATAGACAATATTCAATCTGATGATTTATCTGAGTATGATGATGATTTGATTTGTGATTTTTATGACAATAAATTATCAAAAATTTGTAAAAAACAAATAGATTTTTATTTAAAAGATAATACTATGATGGCAAGAGGTGAAAAATTTTGTGATTATATGCGGTTTATTAAGGGTATAAATTATTAAAAAATAGAGATATTAAATATCTCTCTTTTTGTTTTTTATTATTTTTATCCAATCTTCTAATTTATGTTCTGGTATCCATTTTAATTCACTTTCAGTATCAGTTTCAAATTCTTCTGAAGTATATCTTTCACCTCTTCTTTTAGGAATAAATTCAAAATCTCCAAACATTTTAGCAACATCAATAATCGTAGTATTTATTCCAGATCTTAAATACCATTCATGATTCATATTTGTGAATGATGATAATACTACACCTCTCACAATGTCCTCAATGTGTGTAAAATCTCTACTCTGAGTACCTGGCTCAACAACTGTACATTTATTACCTTCTTTAATTTGCTGCTCAAATATACCAATTACAGTAGCATAATCACCTGTAGTTATTTGTCCTTCTCCATACACATTAAAAAAATAACAAATTTCATATTGTAAATTATACCAAGTATTATAATTTTTAATTAGTTCAACTATTTTTGCTTTCATCCATGAATAAGGAGCTAAATTTTCATTTTCTCCGTTATTTCCAAATTTAGAAGAAGATGCAGAATATATTAATTTGGCATTCCATTTTCTACATAATTCCATTATTATTGGAGTTCCATATAAAATAGTTTTTTCTACATATTTAATATCATCAAAAGATTTTACTATTCTTGAATATTCACCAAAATGAAATACTACATCAAATTCTTTATCTTTAAATATTTCAGGAGCATCCCATGTATTACCATCATAATATGTTACCCCATCTATATGATTTTCTTTTTTGCCTGTGAAATAATTATCTAATGATGTTATATTTATATCTTTATAATTTTTCTTTAAATATTTAATAAGATTAGTTCCTACAAATCCAGCGCCTCCTGTTATTAATACATTATTCATTCCTATTTTTATTTTTATATATTTATTATATATGGTCATAAAAACAAAAAAGATGATACATATATATCATCTTTTTCTAAATATGCCTGATTTTACAGGACCTTTTGAGCTTAATTGTTATTCTTTCTTGGATATCAAAAGTGCTAATTACACTACATATTATTTTTAATCTACTCAATAACTGATCATGATGACCTTAATAAAATCTATATAGATATCAATAAACTTAATTTGTTAGTATCTTCTAACTGATTTTCATCACATTTGTGAATGAAAGATGGTGTTAATAAACTCAATTTAGTAGTATCTTCTAACTCACTTAGGCCTACAGATAACTCTATATTCGGTGTTAATAAACTCAATTTGCTAGTCTCTTTTAACAATGAATCGACAGCACCCGAAATAACGCCAGGTGTTAATAAACTCAATTTGATAGTCTCTTCTAACCAACTCTTTATAAGTATTTGAATAACATAATAATTATTATTATAATTCTTTTTAAAAAATGTCCAAATTTCATCATAGTCACAATAAAAATAGTTATTTATTAAATCCTGCTCGAATAAACAAATACCTGAAATATCAATATGTATTATTTCTTTATTTTCAATTTTATATAATTTAATTTTTCTAACTAACTTTTCGTCATAAAACCAATATATTTTTTTTGGATAATCAGAATGTTTAACTGGATAACATGAATTAAACTTATTCCAAAACCATTTTTTTAATTCTTCTTCTTTCATGTATATTATTTTTTTAAATCTCGTTTAATCATTTCTGTTAATGTTTTAACTTTGCAATTATCAGCAATAGGTTTTTGTTTAACATATTGATCTAATTTTCTATCTAGTACTTCATATTCAGTTTTTTTAAAAATCATACGTGAATTACAACTAAATCCACCTTCACTATTATGCGCAGCCAGCGCAACTTTTAGTTTTCATTTTTAAATGTTTTAATATAATTGATGGCATCTTCTTCAGTCCATTCTCCTGATTTTATTTTTTCATCAGTTACTTTCTTTATATCACCAACCATTCTACCAGTAGTAATATTTAACATTCCCATAATAATAGTTCCTGTTATTGGTGATCTCCATTTAGATTCATTATCTTTCTTACGAACTTCCAATATTCTATTTTTTATTTCATCCAATCCTGATATAATACGTTGTCTTTTATCATCATATTTAGTGGTTATATCACACTTACAGAACTCAATTAACTCTAATACTATATCATGTCCAACTTCTAAATCTAACCTTCTTATAGCTGATTCTGTTACATCCCTATGCATCTTTACTCTACCATGATATTTGACCATTCTATAAACATAATCAATAGTTTTCTTATTAGTTATATTAAATCTTTTTAATATTTTTTTTACCATTTTTGCACCTACATTTTCATGATCATGAAATGTCCAATTTCCATCATCATTTTTAGATCTAACAGAAATTTTACCAATATCATGTAATACTGCAACAATTTTCATTTTTAAGTTATCATTATCATATTCAATCACGTTATTAAGTACGCCTAATGTATGGTAATAATTATTTTTATGACCATTAGTAGTTGTATGTAAATTACATAATTCTGGTAAAATTATATCTAAATCACCATCTTTATATAACATATTAATAGTATCAGTTAATTTTTTTGACCGTAATAAACTTAACGCGTTTTTCATTTTATTAAATTAAATAGTAATTACTAAAAACATTTTTGAAAATTTCATAATTATTACCTACTGAGTTTCTATCATTGATAATGGCAAATATAACTTTTTCAAAATATTTAGAATATCCTTCATTTACTAATAAATGTTTGAACATTTTAGCCATTTCTTCAGGATCATTTTTGAATACTCCACATCCAAATGAACCTAAAATTATAATATCTACATCATTTTTAATAGCAAGAGATAGTATTAATCTTATTTTTTCTTTGGTGAGTTCTTCATAATCCCATTTCGTTATTTTTTCAGAATTAATATTAATTGATGATATATTATCTTTTGTAATTGTATCAGAATAATCATTAAAATCAACTTCTACATTATTAAGATTTAATGCTGCAATAGTTACAACATCTGACTCAACTTCATTTATATAATTATAATTTACATCTTTGAAAAACACAGCATTCTTTGTATATAACGCTTTATCGTCTCCTAATGGATAGTTATCAGTATTAATAACATGAGTTAAATTTGAGCATCTAAATAAGCATTCTTCTTGTGCTTTTGATCCTCTTGCAACTCCGCCACCTGGATGTTTATATGATGCCATATTAAGAACGCAAGTTTTACCTAATTTACTATATTCTGTAACTGCAGATACACTATCAGAATTTATAACCTGTATATTTTCATAACAAGGAATCCTAATATCTGACATTAATCGTTCGTCAAATAAATGTAATGTAGTTTCTGAATTTAGCATTTCTGAACTATGTGATTTGGTGTCTTCAAATACATGTATCAATTCTTGATTAGTCATTTTCTATATTTTTTACTGATTTAAGGCTTAAAACTCTAAAATATTTATCTCCAAAAGTTTTATCTTCTTCTGTAATAACTTCCATTTCGAGAACTTTATTTTTTATTCTTTTTGATTTACCATTCATTAATGGTAATCCATAATCATAACCAGAATAAGATTGTTGAGAATATTCATTGAATCTGAATTCAAATGAATTGTCTCTATAATTTCCTTCACTATTTAAAGAATGATAAAAATTATGTGAAAAAATACCAGAAATTTTATATTTTTCATAAGTTTCTGCAATTATTTTTTTATTATCAAATTCTTTTTTTTCATGTTCAATATTTTGATCAAGTAATTCTTTTGATGTAAATAATATATCATTATAAAAATAACAACCTAATTCAATTAATCTATTTTTAACTATTTCATAACGTTCACCATAAACACCAGTTTCAAAATACCATATCAAGTAAGATTGATCTTTACATTCACTAATAAGTTGACTTTCATATTTACCAAAATGAAAATATTTATCTGGATATTCAAATTTTGGCTCTTTTGACCAACTTTGACTTTTTCCTTTTAATTCTTCATCAATTTTCACGTCAGGGTAAAGTTCTTTTACTTTATCTAAATCAAAAGAAATATTTTTTATATAATTATAATTCTGTTTAATACCATATTGATATGATTCAGTGTTAATTGTTCTATACAAAGGTTCTTCTGAATAACTCCAAAGAGTATAAAATTTATTTGCAAATCCAATTAGTTTCATATGTTTATGTTTTAAATTATTGATACACAAAGATACTACAAAAATCTGATATATAAAAATATATAACAATTATTACCATTATATTGTAGTTAAATATTATTAAATATAAAACATATCAATCTAATATTTATATAAAGTAAAAATATAAAATTATGGGATTCAATAAAAGATTTATATCAAAAGATTCACTTAGAAACATTGCAAATTTAGATGATTATTTAAGTTTTTTTAATTATTTTAAAAGTGATGTAGTATTATTTGAAGATACATTCTCTCTTAATATTATGAAAGATTTAAAAAAATATAATATTACTGATAAATATGAAATATTAAATATAATGAATAAGTGCAAATGAAATATTTATGCAAAAAAACATACTCAAAAGAAATTATAGCTGGAAATTTTTATGATTATTATTTAACATCTACTAAAAATTATGTTAAAATTGAAGAGTTATATTTCGTTGCTAATAATAATATGTTATCAGAGCCAAAAATTTATAAATATTTTTATACCGAAACAGAAATACGAAAAATAAAATTGGAAAAATTGAAAGAATTTAAATAATTTATTGTATCTTTGTTTCAAATAAGATAATTTATGAGATATCTATGTAAAAAATATTATATTGATTTTATTGTAGGAGAATATTATTATTCTGATAATATATCATATAGAAATATTAACTATAATTATAAATATATTTTAATTAATAGCACTAAATTTATTTTAGATGATGATGACACTAGAATAGATCCAAAATTATATGAATATTTTAGTAATATTCAAGAACTACGAAAACTTAAATTAAAAAAATTAGATGAAATATCTATGTAAAAAAGCATATAATGAAAATTTTATTGTAGGAAAGTATTATTATTCTGATAATAATATTCATTCTGATAATATGTCATATAGAAATATTAACTATAATTATAAATATATTTTAATTAATAGCACTAAATTTATTTTAGATAATAACACTATAATAGATCCAAAATTATATGAATATTTTAGTAATATTCAAGAACTACGAAAACTTAAATTAAAAAAGTTATATGAAATATCTATGTAAAAAATCATATCCAGATTTTATTGTAGGAAAATATTATTATAGTGAGAACTATGATTATGAAGGTTTTATAATAATAAATCAACATATGTTTTTTGACTTTCCTGAAATTAAAACAGGAAATATTCATGACTATTTTGAAACAATGCCAGAAATTAGAAGAAAAAAGCTAGCAAAATTACAAGAATTCAAATAATTTAAACATTCGTTTATTTTTTGTATATAATACAAATTTAAATCGGTTTTTTATTTAATAATTTATCAATGATGTTGTAGTTAATGTCAACCATATTTTTTCTTTATCAGTATCAAATAATACTTTATTATTTTTTTCTAAATAATTATGAAAATCTTCACTTTCTATAATTTCAATAAATGAGTCAACATTTTTTTTATCCATAACAACAGATAATCCAGATAATATTAACGTAGGAGATTTCATTATTTTATAATGAATTTTGCCCTTTATAAATGTAATAGGTAATATTATCTGAATCTCATTTTCATTCAGTTCTTTTAATAAGCCTTGTTTTCTACCGTATCCGTACCATGCATCATATTTAGATAATTTAGTAATATTACCATTATCTCTTTTATTTAATTCATATTTATTATCTAATAGATATTTATATGCTAACGGAAAATCTTCAATTAAAATATCTTTAGTTATAATTTTATTATTAATATAAGGATATATGAACCAATAATCTTTTTTAGTAGTTGATTTATATGCCTTTTTACAAATATTTTTTTCTATTTTAATATTAGAATCATTTTTATAAACATAATTATCATCAGAATAATCAAATTTGTAAATTTTATCTCTAAGTGTTGCTATTCCGCCATTTGCATATTTAATTATATTTTTTAAATTATTTGATGTCTCTTGTTTAAACCAATTACAATTTTTCTTACTTAATATCTGTGAAACTGATTCTGTTTCATATTCAAAAGTATCATTAATTATATCATTACAAATTATTATACATGTATAAGCTGAAATATTATCCCAAATTTTATTATTTTTATTATCATATATTTTTAATAATCTATTATTTATAATTTCTCTTAATATTTCTCCTGTTTTATTTATTAAAAATGAATTAGGTATAATAAATCCTACTTTCTTACTAATTTTTAATGATTTTTCAATAAATGCATAATATAAATCTATATTTCCTTTTTTAATAGTTTCAAAATTTAATTCTTTTAATTTATTAACATAATCATTTTCTAAATTTTGAATTCTTACATATGGAGGATTTCCAAATATGATATCAAATTTCATGTCAACAAATAAAAAATCACTATTTTGTATATTTACTAATAATAATTGATTATTATATCCTAATACATTAAAATATCTATTTAATAATTCTTTTAAAATATTTATAAAATTAATATCGATATCATAACAATATAATCTATTTTCAACAAAAAATATCATATCATTTAATTCGACATTTTGTTTTCTAAAATATTCTAAAAGACTAAACACAAAAGAACCTTTACCAACACTTGGTTCACAAATAATATCTGTTATTTTTGGCTCTAAATATTCAATTATTTGTTCACATACTATACTTTTTGTAAATACAACTCCTTGTTTTTTTATTAATTCAATATCATTTGAATCAAAATTATTACTTTCATTTATTATTTCACTTATTATTTCACTTATTTCATTTTCATTCATTCATGTTAATTATTTTTATCTATTTAGTATATTTTCAACATTTTGTTTATATATTTAATATGAATTTGTTAATATATTTTACATCGTAATAATATTTATAATAATAATTTATAAAAAAGTCATATTTTTAAAAATTTATTGTATCTTTGTAAAAAAGATTAATATGAAATATCTATGTAAAAAGACATATTTATCATATTTTATATTTGGTGAATATTATGAAAGTGAATTAGGTAGAGATAATACTATAAACATGATCATTGATAGTAACTCATGGATACATTTTAAGTTAGATAAAAATTCAAAGTTATATGAGTATTTTTATGATGAAAATCAAATTAGAAAAATGAAATTAAAAAAATTAAAAATATTTTAATATGAAAGTAAGAATGTCAAGCAAAAATGATTATGATTCTAAATATGATTGGAATTGTTTTTGTCAAGGTGGAGAATCTGGAATCGTTTTACCATCAGGTAGTTTTGATAAATTATTTTCTGGAAATCCAATAGAAGGATTATCAGAAGGAATATCAAGTAAAGAAACTTATACTACCGCATTTTTTGAAGCATTTCCTAAAACTCCAGATTGCTTTATTCGTGGAGAAGGTAAAACAATTGAAGAAGCTGAAGAAAGTGCTTGGAAAAAATTTCAAAAGATTATAACTTGTAATCATGAAATGGAACGTAGAGATAGAACAGATGGTTATGCATATTGTAAACATTGCTCATATTCAGCGACTGTATTTGAACCTTTAACTAAATGTTGTAAATGTGGTAAACCAACCGCATATAGTACTGATTATAAAGGTAATTATTATTGTAAAAAACATCACTTTACAAAGCCAAAAAATCCAAATCATTCAATGTGGGAGATTGAGCATAAAAGACTTTCAAGAAAGCATAAGAAATTATTAAAAATATGTGCTAAAAAAATGTTTGAATCAGAAGGTCATTATGGTAAAATTAAATTTAAATACTTTGCAGGAAAAATTCTTACTTGTGATGGGTATAGATTAGATATTTTATTTAGAAGTCAAGAAATAAAGTTTATACAAAAATGGAAATAATTAAAAAAAGCATCAATTAAATTGATTCTTTTTTATAAGTTAAAGTTTGAAGATGCTAAATGAAGAGGTAAATTTTCAGTTATAACATCATATAAAATTTTGAATTCATCAATTATATCACCCATTGTTTTAGATTTTTTAATAATATTTTCTATTATAGGTGAATATATTTCAGTTAATTCAGTGTATACGTTATCTGGCATTTTCCTAATCTCAATTTTTGATGGACCTCCTATAAATCCATTAATTGGTGATGTATGATATTTAATTCTATTAACTGAATATTTTGGATTCATTGATTGCATAGCTGATTCCCTCTCTTTTTCTGTTATTATAATTTTTCTTAATTCAGGATCATTTAAGCATTCAGATTTTTCTATTATTTGTTCAATAATACCATAAATTGGAGAGCATGACCGATAATTAGTACCATAAGTCATATTTCCGTTACTGTTATTTATAGTAATATTAAAATCTTTATTCTTATATAAAGTAATTTCTCTCTCTTTCTGTTTTTCAAACGTTTTTAAATATTTCATATAAATAGTTTATGATAATTTTTTATATTGATTATCTGTTATTATTAATATATAATCACCTTCAGTGGTTGATATATTATATACACTCTGATTATTATTTATAGCAGATAAGATATCAAGATATTCATCTATCATATCCAAATCTAAATTTTTTTCAGATAATTTAGATGTCACGATTTCTTTAGTTATTTGTGATAACTCTAATATTCTAACTTTCATTAGTGTATATTAATATTAATTTTTAATTGTAATACTTTGTTAATGATTATTATATATTAATTTTTATAAGTTGAATTTATCTGATGTCAGTTCAAAATCTTGAAGTTTAACCTTTCCCATAAATAATGCATGATCTCTATTATCTGGTTCTAATTTTAAAATCCATTCAAAATATTCATCATAATCATCTGTTAAGCTATTATATTGTTTAACTTTTTCTTTATAAATATATACAAGAACATTTTCATTAGTATACCAAAGGCACCAATCTTCAATTAAATCATCTGGTACTCCTATCTTTTTTAAAGACAATCTAAAATATGGTTGCAATAATGTTACTTGCCAATATTTATCCTCATATTTCCAATCACCATATTTTTCAAATGTATTTATATATTTCATAGATTAAAATTTTTTGCTTTTATTTTATATTCTAAATCTTCTTTATTTTCAGAATAATCAATAATACTACTATATAAAAATTCTCTAAATCCAATATTATGATTAAGATTATAATTCTCATATCCAAATAAACTTGCAATCTCCATAGGTATATCTTCGTATTCAACACTTACTGTATTGAAATGATATTTTATTTCAATTTTTATAATTTTACCAATAGTATTATCAATAAAATCAGTCATTTCTTTATTCTGCATGGAAGATTTCATTAATACATAATCTCCTACTTTTGGTTCATCTTTAATATTTTCAAATTTCTTTATATATTTCATAAGTTAAATTTATTTGCTTGTAATTTCAATTTTAATTCTTCAATTGTTTTTCCATATTCCACTAATAATTCGATATCAAAAATTCTTGTACCATCATGAAAAAATAAATCTATATTATCTGGTATATTTTCATATCTAACTCTACATTTATATTTTTTTAAATTTGGATCGAATTCTACAGCTGTTAATCTACCAAAATTTTTAGTTACAAAATTTATAACGCTATTAGTACTATAACTATTCATTAAAACATAATCACCAACTTCTGGTAAATCAATATTATTTTCAAATTTCTTTATATATTTCATAAATTAAATTTATTGGTATTTAATAATAATTCAAAATTTTCAATTTCTAATGAAGTTAAAAATCTTAAAATTTGTTCTTTAATAATTCCAATTTTACATATTTCATTTTGAACTAAATAAAATGACTCGTCTTTTTTAATTATTTTAGCATCAAATGTATAGTTATTTTGTCTATATTTTATATAATCACCAACTTTACAATCGTTAGGATTAAATAATTTCTTTTCAAATCTTTTTATATATTTCATAAGTTAAATTTATCTATATTATTATATAATCCAGGAATACTATAAATATTTCTAAAATATTTCGGAGTCATAAATTTTTCCTTCTTACAATCATAAACAAAAACTACTTCAATTTTTCTATAATCTTTTAAAAATACATGAATATCTCCAAATTCTGCTGATTCACCATCGTAATTGACTCCTAATACAAAATCTGGTCCTTCACTTACATAATCAAATTCATATTGATTGATAGCATTTACTCCATCTTTTATTGATTTTGGAGTACCATCAAACCAATCGCAAACATCTATAGCAGCAGAGATATAATCATTATCTGTTACATCATCAGCCATTCCAAATGCATATTCTAAAATTTGATGATTTAATGGTATAGGATCATCAGAAGGTAACGGCTTACCATTACAAAAACTAAGTGCAATTTCTGGTGTAACTTCTAAATAAAATTCAGCATCATTTTGATCTAAACTTTCAAACCTTTTTATATATTTCATAAGTTAAATTTAATTGTTTGATTAACTTGTTCAGGATCTTTTAATATTCTATATAATTCTAACCATCTTGTTATTTCTTCATATTCATCATCATCATATCTCCATTCATTTGGTAAAGTTGGATCATGAACTATTTCGTCATCATCATAAAGAATTTCAAATTTTTCTCCTATTAATACATTGAGTTCTTCCTTCGTAACTCTTATTATTTTTTTGCTACTCAAAGCATATAACGCTATCATGCCTTCTAAATGATTTTAAAAACTTTTTTATATCATCTTCTTCATCTGAATCATATCTCCATTCATCTAGATGATTTGAATCATATCTAATTCTTTCATTATCATAAAGAACTGTAAAATCATTGTCTATTAATGCATCAAGTTCTTCTTGAGTTACTTTTATAATTTTAGAATCATTATCTAAATTTATTAAATTAATCATATTTTCTTTTTTCCTTGATTCAAATGTTTTTATGTATTTCATAAGTTAAATTTATTTGCACTATCATTAAGTTCAATTCGGTTATATAATTCTTCTGTTGTTATTTCTTTACCAAATTCATCAACTAATTTATATGAAAAATTTAATAATCCTTCTTCAAGAATAATATGCTCAATTGTATATTGTATTAACGATTTTTTATCATTTTTATAATCCTTTTCATATTGTATATAATAACTATCTTTAATCAAATCATCAAAAGGAATATGACGTTTATCAACTGGTATAGTAACAATAGCGAATATTCCTGTAATGCTATCAGTTGAATTTTCATTAAATTTTTTTATTTTCATATTAATAATTGATTTTATCTATATATAAAATTTATAAGTTATTTTTTATATATAAAGATATGAAACATTTGAAATTATATGAGGAATTAAAATTCAATGAGAAACAATACCATACTTATGAACTATTGAATCTTGTTCAGATGCATGATTTAGGTTCAAAAGGAGAAGCTGAAATGATTGATATGATAAATTCTGGACAAATAGATTTAAATTTACAAGATCAACTAAGTTATAGAACAGCTTTAATATATTCTATGATTAATAGATATGAAAAAGTATTTGATGAATTGATAAAATCAGATGTGAATTTAGATTTACAAGATGATAATGGAAATACAGCATTAATAATCTCAGCAATAGGTAGCACTGGAAGTAGTAGTGATTATTATAAATCTATAATGGAAAAATTAATTGATGCAGGAGCAGATTGGAATAAAACACAAAATTATGGACGTGAAAAAGATTTTCTTGAACATATACAAGATAACGAATTTAAAAGACATATATTAAAGAAATATCATAAACAATATGAAATATATTTAATGATAAAAACTTCTGAAAAATTTAATATATGAAATATATAAAAACATTTGAACAAAATTTAGATTTAAATAATGAATTAATAGACTCTTGTATAAATAATAATATAAAAAAAGTTGAAAGTTTAATAAAACAAGGAGCTGATGTTAATTATATCAATAAAGATGGTTTCAACTCATTAATATATTCTGTTAATAATATTGATATTTTAAAAATATTAATTAAAAACGGAGCGGATGTAAATATCCAAGATACTACAAATCAAGGTTATACACCATTATTACTAGCATCCTCTAATAGATTTATGTTTCCTTATATCGAAAATTATGATACTATAAAATTATTAATAGATTCAGGAGCTGATTGGAATGTTAAAGGTAGAATTGTTAAAATTACTTTTTTTGATTATTTACCTACTGAAATTAAAGAAAAAATTAAAAAAGATTATCCAGATAAATATGAAGATTATTTATTACAACAAGAAGCTGAAAAATTCAACATATAAAAAAAGACTCAATTAAATTGAGTCTTTTTTAAATTTTAGAAATATATTAATTTTTAATTTATTACTTCTACATTAGAACAATTCAGTCCTTTTTTACCTTCAACTAGATCAAAACTGACTTCGTCATTTTCATATATTTTGTCTATCAAATTTGTGATGTGAACAAAATATTCCTTACCTGTTTCTTTTTCGGCTACGAACCCATATCCTTTTTCCGAATTGAAAAATTTTACGGTGCCATTTAATTTACTCATTATTTATTATTATTTTTATTATTGTGGATAAATTCCACATTCTATATAGTAATAAAAAATAATAAGTTTATAAATATTTGAAATAATTATTTTTATAAGATTTTTTGTTACCTGATAATACTTCCCATATTCTATTAGTTTTAGTATTAAAATACGACGCACAATTTTTTACACTATTAAATTCTTTAATTATTTCTCCACTTTCTGATATTTGAGCAACTTTTTTAGATCTTAATAATTTATATTCTTCAGTCATAGGTCTTTTTTTTACACCAATCATAGCTTTACTCATTTTCAATTTAACTTCATCTGTTCTTTTTTGACCAGTATTCTTTTTTACCCTTTTTTCAATAGTTTCTTTACTTTGCTGTTTACCTTTTTTTGAAATGCTTATTTTTAATTTAGCTTCATCACTCATTTTTTTACCTTTATTTAATATACTTAATTTTAATTTAGTTTCATCACTTGTTATTCTACCTTTTTGTGATTTACTCATTTTTAATTTAGTTTCATCTGAAATATTTATTCCTTTTAATTTTTCTGATATTATTTTTTTTGTTTCTTCACTTTGTTTTATACCAAAGTGACTTTTGTTTCCAATACTTTTTTGCCTTAATATATCTTTTGTTTTGTCACTATGTTTCATTCCTAAATTATGTCCAGCATTAGGTAAAATATTATATCCATTTTTACAGCAATCAAAAAAATCAATATAATATTGTTCTCTAATTAAAATTTCATTAATACTACATTCTTCTAAAATTGTATATGTAAAATTTTCAATACCATATTTATCATAAGCTCTTTGTAATTTAATAGAATGATGTTTATTCTTTTTTAATTGATTCTTATGTTGAGTAAATCTTCCTTTAACATTTATTGATGATCCAACATAACATTTATTATTTATTAAATTTGTTATTTTATATACACCAATAATCATTTTTGATTTATTATTTTTTCAATAAAATCTTTCATAGCATTTTCTATGAATAATGATTTATTAATTGATTTCTCTTTTGAAATCTTATCAAATTCTTTTGATATTTCTTTTTCTATTGTAAATGTTTTTTGAACTTTCATATATTGTTTTATCTGTATATATAAATATAATAAAGTCAAAAACAGGCAAAAAAAAAGACTACAGATATTTCTGTAGTCTTTTTAAATAAATAATAAGTTTATTATATTTTAGATATTTTATTTAATTCGTTTAATTTGAATTTTCTTTCTAATTGTTTAGGAATTTCATATTTGAATTCGTAACCTTGACTTCTCAAATAATCTATTGCTATTAAAGGAGATATACTTTCAGTTATCATTCCGCCCCAATTGCCATTGTTTCTATGTAAGTTAATAATACCATTATAATATATTGTGATATAAGAATCATTCACATTATTATATGCAGTTGATGTTGTATTAATTTGAACTGCTAATCCATAATTCCATTCACCTGCAAGATAATCAATAAATGGCTCACCGTACATTTCGCATATTATTTCAACTTCTTCTTTGGTTATATTTTTTAAATCTTTCATTTTTTAGGTTTTTTATTTTTTATTATTAATTCAACTATATAAAAAAAACTTACAATTATTATAATATCAAATGTTAAGCAGAATCTCCACCATTCAAAAGAATATGCTTTTATATTTATAAAAATAGCAATTTTACTTATAATCATGCCTATAATAATGCTAAAAATATACATTGTTTTATTTTTCATAACTATTTTTTAATTTTAAATAAATTTGATAATATTCTTCTTCTGAAATTTTATCAATTTCATTATTTATCAATTTAGAATCTTTAGGTTCAGATATTACGTTATCACGTTCAATTTGTTTTTCCTCATATTTCTTCAATTTTACTTGAATTGCATCATGTTCATTTTTTTGTTTAAGACGTCTTTTTTCATGATAATCTATTGAATTAATCAAATGATTATATAATTTAGTTTCTTTATATCTTAAAAATCTATTCATATTATTAGTATTTAAAGTTAATGTGCAAAGATACAAATAAAAATTGAATATAATATAAAAATTAATAATATTTAATATAATAGGACAGCAATAAAAATATATATAATAATGTCGCACTTAAAGTGACGAGGTTCATTTTTTGGGTTATGTTAGTTTAGAGTCATTATGACTTTGGAATTGTTGAAAAGCAATGAATGAATTAGCAAACTAAAAATAAAAAAAATAAAAAAATTATGACAAACAACAAACTGTTGGACAGGAACCCTTCTGTTCAAATTTCTAGCAAAAGAAACGAATTGAAAATTTATCAAGGTAACATTATTTACTTAAATAATGGTGATAACTTTGAACTTAATTTTTTCAATCCAACAAATGAAAAAATTGGAGTTAGTATCGAATTTAACGGAATCAAAAAAGGAGATTCTTATTTAATTTTAAATCCTGGTCAAAATGTATTTTTAGATCGGTTTTTAGATGAACAACGTAAAATGTTATTTGAAACTTATAACATTGATGGTAATAATAAAGAAGCGTTAGAAGCGATTGAAAAAAATGGATTAATTACCTTTAATTTCTATAAAGAATATTGGAGAAGTAATAATACTAATGAAGTAAATGTAAATTATGAATTTCCACCTAAGCCTTATAATTATAATAATCTTAATAACACTGGAACATATTATGGAAATTATTTTGGAAATTCTTCAATAACATCATTAACTGGAAATTCTATAAGTTTTTCTGGATTTTTTGATACTAATAATTCTAATTCTAAATATAATTCAGATACTAGTTGTGTTTATACTCAAAGTTGCAATTCATTAAATAATAATATATTTAATTCATCAAGTAATATTGGAGGATCAACATTTACATCTAGTTTAAATATTAATTCTATTGAAACTGGTAGAGTTGAAAAAGGAGAATTATCAGATCAAAAATTAAAAAATGTAAACGTCGAATTTTCAAATACATCATTCTATTCAATATCTTATAAACTTATGCCTTATTCTTCTAAATCTCAGAGTATCAATGAGATACGTGAATATTGTAATGAGTGCGGATATCGTTTAAGAAAAAGTTCTTGGAAATTCTGTCCGAAATGCGGAACTAAAATTTAATTTATAATATGAATAAGGTAGATATAGTTTGCATATTGGATATGTCTGGCTCAATGGGGTCGATAATAGTAAAAGCGAGAGAAGGATTTAACAAATTCTTAACGGAACAAAAGGAAAATGGAAATAAAATAAATTTTTCATTGATGTTTTTTGATACAAGTTTTTATATGCCATATAAAAACGTTGACATTAAAGAAGTAAATGAACTTAATGAAAACACTTATTATGCTAATGGTGGTACTAGTTTATATGATGCGTTAGGATTTGCTTCAGATAATTATATAAAGCAACTAGGATCAACTAAAAAAAGTAAAAGAAGTGATAAAACATTATTTGTTATATTAACAGACGGAGAAGAAAATTCTTCTACTATATATAGTCGTGATATGATTAAATTAATGGTGACAGATATGAGAGAAAATTTAAATATTGAATTTATTTATTTAGGTGCAAATCAAGATTCATGTTTTGTCGCAGAATCAATGGGAATGAGTAGAAGCAATTCATTTAATTATGATGCTACGAATGACGGAATAATAGTAGCATATTCAAATATTTCTGCTGCAACGACTTATTATACCGAAAATAATGTAAAGGATAATCTTTTCCAAAAATAAAGATAAAATAGTGAGATTTAATGAACCTTAAATAACAAAAAAGAGAATCAATTGATTCTCTTTTTTTATAAATTAAATTTTAATGCATTTAGATAAATTTCGTAATTTTCTTTTGATATATCATTTATAATATTATCTATTTCTGTGATTTTTATTCTACCTAATTCTGAATATTTATCCATTATATATTTTATAAATTTTGATATTTTTTCTATTTCTGAATCTATCCATCCTGGATTATCTAGTATAGTATTAATATCAAACAAAAAATAATCATTATTTGTGGATAATCTTAAATTTAAAAAACAATTTCTTTGTATATCATTTTTATTATAACTAAACGCATAATCACAATTATATTCATATGAATAAATAATTTCATTTTGATTTTTATTTATAAAATTATGTATATAATAAGCGAGTTCTTGAATTTTCTCTTTACTATTTGATTTTTCAAACTTTTTAATATATTTCAATTTATTTAAATTTTATTTTTCCTTTTGCATTGGTTTTTTTATCTATTTCTTCTTCATCGATCCATATTTTAACTATTTCTTGAGTTTTAATATTAAATGCTTCAATATAATAATCTGGTGATTTTAACTCATCATTTACATCTAAAATATGTACTAAATTTTCAACTTTCAAATTATTCTCAATCAACTTAACGAAATCTCCTTTCTTATATTTAGGATTTTTTTCTATGTATTTAGCATTTTTCATAAGATATTATTTTTTTAAAATATGTTATAAATTAAATTTATTTACTGTTTTATCAAATTCTATTTTCTTTTTATATTCATCTACATTAAAAGTTTTATATTTATCATTTGAATGATGATATATATTACCATCATCTCCTATTTCAGCATCTACATTTCCTAAAACATCACATAATTTAGTAATGATTGTTAAGTTTTCACTATCATTTATTCTTTCAAAAAATCCAGATCCATGTCCATTTCTTGTCAACCATAAATCATTACCAATTTGGTCATCTGTCATATCTTCAAAAACATCTCCTGCTGAATTAATAAACCATTCAACTTCTTTTACAATCTCATCTTTAGAATTTTCATCGATATCATATATATTTTTTCCTTCCCATGGATCATAATCTGTTTCATGACCTTCTTCAGTCCAAATTAATGCTGTTATATAGCTATCAACAGCAGTATCTATATCGTAATCATTTTCAAATTCATTAATATCATGATATTCTTCGAAATCTTCATCATCGTCAAATTCTTCAAATATTTTTAAATGTTTCATAGTTTTACATATTAAATTTGTTTGCTGTTAATAATAGTTCAAGTTCTTCAATTTCACTTGAAGTTAAATCTCTATCAATCTCACTTTCACCTATCCAAAATTCTTTTAATTCTCTTGTCTTTTTATGAATAGATATTACTTTATATCTTGGCTCATACATATCATCATCATTTTCATCAAAATCTGTATCGTTAACTTCAATAATTTTAACAAATGGACCTACAACATTCAATTCACTTTCAGAATCATCTAATTTTACATAATCTTCTAATTTTACATAATCTCCTACATGTTGAGATGTATAATGTCCTACTGGTGATAATTCGTCATCATCGTCAAATTCTTCAAATATTTTTAAGTGTTTCATAATTTTTACATATTAAATTTATCTACATTTACAATATAACTATATTCATTTATAATTTCAGGATTCAATATATTTGATTTCATTATTAATTTATAATTTTCATTATCATTTTCAATTAAGTATTTTTGAAATTCATAAGTTTTAAACCATTCTAATATTTTTCCATTATATAATTTAGCAATTTCTAATAAATTTATATGCTTTCTATAATATTTAAACCAAATATCATAGTCATAATCATAAAATGCATATTTTTTTTCCATTTTTTTAAACATTTCTAAATTATCTGTTTTAATCCAAATCGGAAATATATCATCAGGACTGTCTACATATTTACTAACTACATCATCAATAGAGTTTTTTAAATTATCAAAATTAAGATGACTATAACTATCTTCATATTCAATAGTTTCATATCTTAAGTCATCAGAATCATATATATTAGATAAAAATTCTTTAATAGTTTTAACATTTAATTTATATTTTATCATATACTTAATCATAGTTTTATACTCAAAAACCAATTCTATCTGATATTTTTTTGTGTCACTATCATGATTAGTATTATCATTAATATTAAAAGGCATTTTTTCTAATGCTTTCTTTGCTGCTATTTCTACTGCACGTTCATGAGCCATTGAAATTTCACTTTCAAATGTTTCTAAATCATCAGTTAAATCTAAATATTTAAATAAGTCTGCTATTTTACCTTGTTCTGTAGGATCTATATTATCGTCAAAATAAAATAACTTGGATAATTCTATAATTTTATCATTAGTTTCTTTTTTTGTATAATTACCCAAATAATCTAATTCTTCTTTATCAACATAGAATTCATAATTATTATTATCTCGAGTTAATTGTAAAATAGAACTTATAGAACCATTTTCGATATCAAGTAAATTTTCAAGAACCTCAATATTAATAATTAAAGTGAATCCTTTCTCATCATATGAAAATTCTTTTTCATATGGATAATGATAATTTTTTTCTGAATTTATTATTGCTTCATCTTCATCGAATCCAATATATTTGTTGATATCTTCTGGTTTAAATTTCTTTGATGATAATACTTTTATTAAATTTGGTATATTATCTATATTATCTTCAACATCAGAACTTTCTGTTATTGGATTATTTTTTAAATATGCAACTTGTTTAGTTTGTTTAAATGTTAAGTCACTAAGTTTTTTAACTTTAATATTTATTTCATTATTTAATTCTGCTTGTGTTTTTCTATCTTTTTCGTTTTGAACTCTCTTTCTAAGTTTTTTGAGACTATCTTGCATATATGCAATCTTATCTGCAATGTTATCATCAATTTTGAAAGGTTTTTCGTTATTTATTTTGATTGGAGTAAAATATTCATAATTTTTAATATATCTCATAATAATATATATAATTTTTTATAGATTAAATTTTTTTGCACTTATTTTAATTAAAAGGTTATTAATATATTCTTTTAATTCTATCATATCGTCTGAGGTTTTAATTGTAAAATCTCTAAATATAACATCAGGATTATATTTTTGAAATTTATTTTTATACCAATTCAATTGTAATTTACTCAATATATCATCTCTATTATAATCATCCGATAACGGAATTATATGTTCCATACTATTATAGTTATATGGTAATAAATTAATATCATCAACATGATTTAATATTATAAAAAAATATATATCATTAGTAAATAATTCAAATTTTATTTTTTTTGAATTTAAAAAATTAATAATATATGGTATTTTTTCAAAAAATTTATCACTAATAATTACTCCTGGTAATTTACCATATTCTCCTCCAACTTTAATATCGGACGGTTCTATTACTTTATAACTTTCTAAATATTTCATATATAAACTTTATTTTATTATATTATTATATATAAAAAATATAAAATCATTTGTGGGTATGCAAATTAATTTATATATTTGCTTAAATAAAAATAAAATAAAAATGGCTAAGAAAAAAGATTCATATGTCTGTTCAGAGTGTTTAAATGAATTTCCTTCAAAGGAAATTTTTGCTGCATTAGTGCCCAATAGAGAGTATTATACAAATTATTGTAAAAAATGTTTAATTGATTTAGAAATTGATAAATGTAAAGCATATACAAGTAGTACATTCAAAGGTCCTTATATTTTAGTTAAAGATATTGGCAGTGAAAAAAAAGTAACGAAAAAGAAAACAACAACGAAAAAAACTACTAAAAAGATTATTAAAGAAAAATAATTATTTTTATGAAAGATAATAAAGAGAAAATAAAAAAATTACGAAAATATTATTGGGATAATTGTAGTCATGCATCAAGAGAAGAGTGGTCAAATGAAGAAAATGATTTAAAAAATGATATATCTTCAATATTTGGCAAATTTGATGTCACGGAAGAAAATATTAGTGATGATGAAATAGATAATTTAAAAAACTTAATAGATAATTGTGCTATAGAAGTTAAAAAAAGCAAAATAAATAGTTATTTAAAATATTTAGATGAAAAAATTATATGGAGATGTGAATCACCATATAACATTATTGAAAAAGAAAAAATTCAAACAAAATTTGATTATTTTTATAATTTAGATTATGATAAGATAGAAGAATCAGAATTGGATGATTTTTATGATTTAATTCAAAATTTTATGTGGAGTAAAAATGAAAAGAATTAAAAATATAATAAGAGAATCAATAAATGTAAAAGAATTAATTTATTCTGATGATACTTTAATTAAAACAATAGAAGATATTACTAATTTGATGATTAAGTGCTTTAAAAATGACGGTAAAGTTCTTTTATGTGGAAATGGTGGAAGTGCTGCTGATGCTCAGCACATTGCTGCAGAATTATCAGGTAGATTTTATATAGATAGAGATCCATTATTTGCTGAAGCATTACATGTAAATACATCATATTTGACTGCTGTTGCAAACGATTATTCCTTTGATAATATATATTCAAGATTAATAAAAGGAATGGGTAGAAAAAATGATATTCTAATTGCAATCTCAACCTCAGGTAACTCTAATAATGTTTTTAATGCTTGTTATGAAGCTAATAAATTAGGAATGATAACTATTGCATTAACAGGTAAAGATGGTGGAAAACTCAAAGGAATAAGTAATTACACAATTAATGTTCCATCTGATAATACACCAAGAATACAAGAATCTCATATTATGATTGGACATATCATATGTGAAATGGTAGAAGAAATAATGTTTAAAAAATAATAAAATCAAATGAAAATACGAAATGGATTTGTAAGTAACTCATCATCAAGCAGTTTTGTAGTAATTAAAGATTCTTTAACTAATAAACAAAAAGAAATGATTTATGATTATCAAAGTTATGTTGAGTTTTTTAAAACTATTGATGAAATATGTATAGATAAATTCGAATATTGTGATACTGATCCATGGAGAATAGTTGATTATAATGATTTTATATTTGGTGAAACTTCAATGGATAATTTTAGTATGCAAGATTTTTTAGATTATATAAAAGTTGATCCAGATTCAATTAATTGGAACGAAGGATATAATGACGAGCCATATCAAAGTCAATTAGATTTTATAACTGAGTCAAAAAAAAAGTTTCGTAAAAAAAAACTTATTAAATTAAAATATAAAAAATATTAAAATAGATGAAAATTGAACCAAGTAGTTTTGTAGTTTCAAAAAAAGCGTTAAGTAAGAGACAAAAAGATATGATTATTAATTATGTTGATTGGATAAATATATTTATAACAAATGAAGATGATATTGATAAATTTAAAAATTATGAACCAAAATCTTGGAATATAACAGAATATAATGATTTAATATTTGGTGAAACATCTAAATATATATTTGATATGATTGAATATTTAAAATATATAAGTGTTGATAGTAATTATATAATGTTTGATGACGGATGTACTGAACCAAGTGAAAATCAACTTGAATTTATTAGTAATATTAAACAAGTAATTAAAAGTTCTGAAATTGAAAAAAATGAAAACATAAAAAAAGATTTTAAAACATCAGTAAATAGTTTAGATTTTAGTAAATCAAAACCTAGTATTAATGGCATAATTTTTAATCAATCTAAGTCAAAAAGGCACGAAAAAAAGAAAAAATGAGTCAAAAATTTTTAAAATATAATTTTAATGAGGTTGATAATTCATCAAATCTACATAAGTATATTGATAAATATAATAGTTTAGTACTTTATATTTTCAAATCTAGTTGGGAAAAATATTATATTTGTGTAGAAGAATGGGGTGATGAAGAAAAATCAGAATTAAAATGCTTAACAGTAAAAGATATTAATAAAATTTATGGAATAAATAATTTTTTAAGAAAGGAAAAAATAAATGAAATTAATGAAAGCTCATTGTAAAAATAATTTTTATCAATTTGAAAAAAATAAATATTATATTATTAATAACATTTATTCAGTATTTGATAAAGATGATTTTATATCAATTGAAGATAATGAACATTTGGTATTTAGATTTAGATTAAATAAATCTATGACATATGTTGATGATTTTATAGGTGATAATGAATATTATTTTTATGACTATTTTTGTTTTTTAAATGAAGAAAGAAAGAAAAAATTAGAAAAACTATCTGAGTTAGAAAAAAGTTAGTAATTTTTACTAACTTTTTTTTATATATATTAGTATGAAATATTTGAAAAAATTTGAAAATTATGATTTAAGAGGAGAATATCCTGATATGTTTGAACCAAGAACAGAAGAGGACGAGCCTCAAATTGTACCAGGGTTTGAAGATGGTACAATAGATCCAGATGATGATGAGGTATATCATATTAGTAGTGAAGTTAGTGAGAAGGAACAATATGAAAATTTTAAAAAAATAACAAAAGAAAGAAATTTCAAAGAAACTAATAATGAAATAATTATAAACATTCACAAATTATATCATGATTTTTATATGTCTATTTATAATCCTAATAAGCATTATTCAAAATTTCTAAGAGAAGAAATTATAGGTAAATATATATCAGATGGAGTAATTGATTTTATGACTGATATAAAATATCATGGTATAATAAAAGGATTAAACTTTCAATATATTAATGAAAGTGCTCTTGTTTCTGCTGAATTAGTCGGAATAGATGAGTTAAAATACGAAAATTCAATATGTATGAATATTATTACTATTGATAAACTAAAGACTAATGCAAATAAATTCAATTTATGAAACATATTAATAAATTTAAAATGAATGAGAAAAAGTCAGATAATATACAGAAATATAATATAGGAAATTATGTTAAATTAAAAGCAATAATTTTTATTGATAATATTCCAAGATATACAAAAATAATAAAAATAGATCCAACTGTTAATGGCTATTATTATTTATGTAATGATCCTAATAACAAAACAATTTGGGTATCGAATGATGAAATTGAAAGAAAATTAACAACTAATGAGATTGAAAAATATGAATTAGATTCAAATGTAAATAAATTTAATTTATGAATAACCACAAATCAGATATAGTAATAGAGCATGAAATAGAATATCATTCATTAAAATTTAATTCTATAGATAAAGATGATGTTAAATTTATTACTAAATTTATACAAAAATATAAATATGTGAAAATAATACATGAATTAAATAATAATATTGAAATATCATATTATAAAAATAATGCATTTCATAATGATTTCGGACCATCTATATTATATAAAAAAGATAATGAAATAATTATTAATAAAAAATATTATTTGAATGGAGTTGAATTAAGTTATGATACTTGGAAAAATGGATTTCGTAAATACAAATTATTAAAATTAAAAGAACTATAATTAAATTATAGATTTTTATTTAGATGGAGTTGAATTAAATTATGAAAAATGTAAAAATAAATTTCGTAATTATAAGTTATTAAAATTAAAAAATCTATAATTAAATTATAGATTTTTATAAATTAAATTTGTTGGTAGATTTTTTTATCTTTAAATAATCTTCAACCTCTTTTTTGCTTTTAGAATATAATTTAATATCTTTAATTCTAAATTCATGTTTTCCTAGATTTTTAATAATAGGATTTGTATCATTATAAAACTGATTTATCTCTCCTATCATTTTTTTAGGTATATCTCTATATTCAATTACATATGTATTTTTCTCGTTTTGTCTAATAACTCTTCCAATGTTATTATTTATATATTCATCAAAAATATTGTCGTCATCACTATATCTATTACTATTTATTTCGCATAATACATAATCTCCTATCATTGGTTCATCTGGAATCTTCCAGTCAGATTTCAATGTAAACATATATGCATTTTTCATAGTTATTATTTCATCTGTTTTAATATCTTGAACATCTACATAAGCATTATATAATAAATTAGTTGTTACATTCCTATAACCTCTTCCACTCCAATATATTTGTATAACTTTATATTCTCTACCATATTTAATTTCTTTTTCATTACCATATTCTAATTCACCATACTGAGTTATTCTACCTGTATAGTCACGATATGCGTCAAATTTTGTAGAACAAATTACAATATCATTTACTGAATATACAATATCATCGTTACTCTCATATTTTTTTATATATTTCATAATTTAAAATTTTGTTTGAAATGATACCATATCTTTTGTTTTATTGGGCATTACATCAACTGGCTCAAGTGTACCTCCACCTTTTTTCTTTTTCTTTTTCTTTTTCTCTTCATTTTTATATGATTTGTGCTGTGGTTTATATGGAACATATTCAACACCAACATATTCTTCAAATGTTTTTAAATTTTTCATAAATTAAATTTTTTTTGTATCATATATTATATTTTTTAGATTTAATATAAAGTAATATATTATCATCTTCAATATCTACATTGTAAAAATTTATAATAATTCCTGGAGAACCTTTTTCGTTTAATGCTCTTAAATAACCATAACTAAAACCATAATCACCTATTCTTAATCCAATTGAATCACCATCATTAATATAAAAATCATTATGTATATTTATTTCAAGCATCTCAATATTATCAGATTTTTTATAATAATGTTTATTTGTATTAATATTAATAGTAAATCCAACTGCTTTTGAATTATCTTTTAATATTATTAATTTTTTAATAGCTTCATGCATACCAAAAAATTCACAAAAATCAAATAATTCAATAGTTATTTTTGTTTCTAATGATTCAAATGTTTTTAAATATTTCATATGTTAAATTTATTTGCAATAATATTCAATTTATATTTTTTTATTTCTTTATCAGTTGCTAATTTTAACTCATTTGAATATGCTTTATATAAATTTTTATTTCTACCATTAAATGCCCATTTTATATCATCTGGAATATTTTCATATTTCACATTATATATAATATATTTTGGTATTTCAAAATGCTCAGTTATACTAACAATTTTTCCTATATTGTTATTTAAAAAATCATATAATTGTGGAGTATATGATATGTATTTAACTATTACATATTGACCAACTTTAAATTTTTTACTTATATTTTCAAATGTTTTAATATATTTCATAAGTTAAATTTACTTGTCATTTTATATATTTCATATTTAGAGTCAAAATCATCATTTGTTATTTGTTCAATAATATCATTTATATTACCAATTATATCAAATTTTATTCTATTTGAATATTCAGAATAAATTTCTAATCCTTTTATAGTTTTAAAATATTCTAATATATATTTATAAAATGATTCATTATTCTCTATTCTAATAGATAAATGTTTACCAAGAATATTATCTACTGATATATCAAATAATAATCTTCTATCTGAAATAAAATATTCTGTTTCATATGTTCTATTTTCAAAATAATTTGAATAATTAATTCCATAAAAACTAAAAAATTTATTTAAATGACTTAATATTTTTTTATATCAGTGACTTCATTAATGTCTTCATATATTTTTAAATGTTTCATATATTAAATTTTTTTGCCGCTATTATTGCTTCTAACTCTTCTTTATTTTTAGAATTATAATTTATTTCATTTCTAGACATTACTCTACAATATTTATCTATATCGCCTTCTTTCATAAAAAATTTATCTTTAAATTTTTGAGGTAAATCATCATAATAAATAGCATATTTGAATTTTCCATTATCAGGAATATATTTTACATATTTACCTATATTATTTTTTTCAAATTCAATAATATCTTTATAATTTTCTTTATCAAACATATCAGGAATTTCCTTGCATATAACATAGTCTCCTAAATTGAGTCTTTTATTACTAGTTTCAAATGTTTTTATATATTTCATATGTTAAATTTATTTGTAATTGCGAACAATTTTATTTTTTCATTATCTATTTGATTAATAATATCATTAACATTTCCTTCAATATAAAATTCATATTCATCACTTACTTTTTTATTAAATCTTATTCCTTTTATTGTTTTCATATATTCAGGTATAGATGAAATAATAATATCGTTACTATTATTAAATGAATCTAAAACAAAGTATTCATCATTTCCCGTCATTATAGAAAATAACACTTTTTCAGTATTCTTTAAATAAAATGAGAATTGAATATCTTCGTCTTCACTAAAATTAACGCACTCATAACCAAAATTCATGATAATTTTCCTAATATATTTTGCAAATTTAGGTAAATTATCTTTCATACGTTTAATATCATCGTCTGTATAATATTCTCCTTCAAATATGGTATATTCTTTAATATGTTTCATATGTTAAATTTATTTGATTGTAATATAAGTTTTAATTCTTTTTTATTTTTAGACCAATATTTTATATCTTCTTTATTTAATGCTAATATATTATCTCCATATTCAGCAAATTTAAAAAAACTTAATTCATCTGGTATATGATAATATTCTATCAAATAAGAATCATCAATATCATCATATTTACTCTCTAATATTTCAATTAGTTTACCAATATTATTTTTAGTAAAATCGTTAACTTCAGTAAAAAATTCAAGATTACTATATCCTATTACATAATCACCAACTTCTGGTTCATTTACATTCAATTTTTCGTATTCTTTTATATATTTCATATGTTAAATTTATTTGTTTGTAATATCATTTCTAAATATTCTTTATTTTTTGAATATTTTATTAAATCTTCTTTTTTAAATCTAAACGAAGTATCATTATTCATAGATTTATATATATCTATTTCTTTTGGTATATTATTATATTTTACTAAATATGTAACAATATTATACATATCTTTTTCTATTTTAATTAATTGCCCTATATTATTTGTTACAAAAATATTCGCAGGATGATCATCATCAGCGTTTTTCCATTTTGCTAATATATAATCACCAACTTCTGGCTCATTTGAATCTTCATACTCCTCATATAATTTCAAATGCTTCATTATGATTCAATTCTTTTTAGTAATTTTGTTATTAAACATTTAGTAATTAAGTCATTATTTACTATTTGATTAACATCAGCAATAGAAACTCGTATACATTTAGATAATTTTTCATTTTTTGATCCATCAGTAGGTGGTTTCATTTGACGATAAGTATTTACTGGTAGCTCTAAAAAACAAAGATATACTTGATTAGTACTATATTTATCTGTAAAAAAAGGTCCTTCAATATCAAATGGATATAAATTATTTAAAACTATACCACCTTCTTCATATAATTCTCTTCTTATTGTTTGTTCTGGAGTTTCATTTTTTTCTATACTTCCTGTAATTACGGTTAAATAATTAGTTACATTTCTAAGATTTGGTATTTCTCTATTTTTATGTTGATATGCTGTAAGATATTCTAATCTCATAAGAAATGTTGCCTCATCTCTGAAATATGGTAATATAGCAACACAATCATGACCTTTTAGTATTTCATTTTCTTTATATTGAATCATATCTAAATATTTACCATTAAATAATACTTCTTCATCTGGTATAACTGGTATGTCTTTTATTTGTGTAAATTTTTCCATTAATATTCTTTTTTCTTTATATATTAAAAAACTAAAAGCTTTTTTTTATCTATAAAAATAAAAAATAATTTATAAAAATGAAAGATAATAATGTAGTTCAAAAATTAGAAAAATATGCTGAATATTTTAGTGATGCAATAGAATCTAAATTTATAAATTTTTCAGAATCTAAATATAATGAAGCATTAAAATATATTAATAATATAATTTCTAATAAAAATAATTATGATTCTACAGTATTTTTATATGCCGAATATTTATTATCTATATTAACACATAATAAAATATTTAGAAAATATAAATTAAAAATATTAAACCAATACTATGAATCCAATAATTAATATATCAGAACTAGATAATGATTTATTCTCTATATCTCCTGTAAATAATTTAAAATGCGAGATTAATTATATAGATATGCAAAATTATGTAAATCCTATGACTACTCCAGCTAGTTTAACTAGGATGTCATATCCAAATCTAAGTGTAAATCTTTGTAGTAAAACTATAAATCTTATAAAATTAACATTTGATATAAATAAAAAATATAATGAAGAACAAATAACTAAATATTTAAAATCTGGTATAATTAATGAACTAAAAAATAAATTTATACCTATAATTTTAGAATTAGGTAATAAAAATAGAGAAAATTTAAAATTAGATTCAAAAAATGATGATTACTTTGATATTATTATAGATAAAATAGAAAAAAAATATAATCAAGAATTACCTAATGATAAACAAAAAAAAATAAAAAATAATATTTGTTCTAGAATTATAAGTGCTAGTAATTATATAACAACAAAAGGTAGATATGGTCATCCTAATTTTTATATTTCAAATTATAAAACTCATAATTGTATAAACAAATATATTTATGATATAAATAATATTAAATATGAAATAGTTAATTCAATTAAAGAAAATTATATTATTCTAGGTAGAAAAAATTCAATAGATAATAATGGAGTTCATTGCTTTATATATTCAGATAATAATAAAAATATAATATTTAACAAAATTGAAACTCCATATAATATAACATATGAAATGTATTATTCAATTGAAACTATTGGTGGTTCTGCAGAAAATCAATTTTTAGTAATAGATACAAAAGACATATCATATTATCGACGTGAAAAAATTAAAAAAATAAATGATAGCATAAATGATTAAAGATTTTAAACTTGAAATTGTAGAAAATAAATATTCAATCAAAATAGAAAATATAGAATATTTTATTTATGAATCTTATATTAAAAATGGTACTGGCTATACCTTTAGAATATATACAAATTCTAAATGTAGAACTAAACGTGAAAATTATTTTATTACAGAAAATTATGATAATATTGTTGTGGTTGGTAAAAAATATAATTATTTATTAATTAAGAAAAAAGATAGTTTTGAATATGATATCACATTATATAATAAGGATATATTAAAACTCGAACTTGATTATACTCACGTTAATGCACTATTTATGTATATTTATATCAATGATAAAAATATTGCTTCATACTATGGAGATATAAATAATCCAGATAAAATATTTTTGAATGAAATTGAATTATGTAAAAAAATTATCAGAAAGAAAAAAATAATTAAATTAAATGACAATATGGTTTTATAAAAAAATAGGAAGTAAAAAAATATATTGTAGTAAATCTATAACTATAAATTTTCATATAAAATATTTTTTCAAATTCAAATGTTATACAAATGGTGCTAAAAAAGGAAATATAAAAGATATATGTTTTGATTTAAATATTCATTTATTTGGAATATTATTATCGTATACTAATTGGGATTATAATTCTGAATATAAAATTGATAATATTAAAACTATACGCTTGAAAAAATTAAAAAAATTAAAAAAGATAAATGATAGAAATAAATAAAATATATAATGAGGATAATTTGATCACTATGAACAGAATGTCTAATCAATTTTTAAATGGAATTATATGCAGTCCGCCTTATAATTTAGGCAAAAATCCTAATCATAGACGAAAAGATCAAGATGATTTCAATTTATATGAAAATAATATTGATAATCTTACTATTAAAGAATATTTAAAAATAAGATTAAATGAATTTAAAGAATTTGATAGAATACTTAAATATGATGGAGTAATTTGTTATAATATGTCATATTCAGGAGATAACCCTATTTTACCAACTCTTCTTTTAAATAAGATTAATGAAGAAACTAATCTAACACTTACAGATATTGTAATATGGAAAAAGAACTCAGCCAGTCCATTTCAAACAAGTCCAAACAAAGTAACAAGACTATGTGAATTGGTTTATATAATTGTACATAAAGATTATTTAAATACATTTAAAGCTAATAAAGAAGTAAGTTCGATAAATGAAAGAACTGGCCAGAAATTTTATAAAAATTATACTAATCTTATTGAAGCAAAAAATAATGACGGATTTAAATCTGAACTTAAAGCATCATACTCAAGTGAATTTGTAGAAAAATTAATAAATATATATTTTCCTGAAAATTCTTTAATTTATGATCCTTTTATGGGCATCGGAACAACAGCAAAAGGATGTATTAATAAAAAATGTGATTTTATTGGTAGTGAAAGAGTTGAAAAATTTTATAATGATTCTAAAATAAATGTAAAATATGATTAAAGAACTAGCATTACAATATAATTATATTGCAATTATATGTAAAAAATATAATAATTTTTTAGATTTTATTGACATGGCAACAAAAGAAATAGATTTTTCTAAAACCTTATCTGAACATGATAGATTTTTTGAAAATAGAGAATATATTTTAAAAAATTTCCAAAAAGGATTAAATAAAAAAGAAACAATTGCGTTAATTGATGTTGAAAGATATGATAATTATACTGAATTTAGATTTTATTGTAGAAATTATAGTGATTATAATGATTATCCTGATTGGAATATGTATAAATTTATAGATTATAATATCTTAAAACGGAAAGAAAAATTGGAAAAATTAAAACAAATTTGTAATAATTGAATATAAATAAAAAAGAAAATATAAAATGAATTTTAGATTAAAATATAAAAAAATGACTATTGTAGATATTGAAGTATATAAAAATGATAACTATATTGAAATAGATTCTGTAGTTTGTATTGAACCGTATTCTAATTTGCTAATTGAAGTATATTTAGATGATTCAAATAGGGTTACAGAATTTATTGAAACTTTTGATAATTTACAAGAATTAAGAGGCTGGTTATGGGAAGTATATTTTATGGATAATAAAAATACGATTGATAAATATGATGATGTAGTTGATGATATTAATAAAAGATTAACAGATATAGCAGGCGAATATAATTTATTTTTTATGAAAGATTAATATATTCAAAAAAATAAAATTCAATAATGTATAATTTTTTTACTTTACCTGGAATTATCATATATTGCGATTTATATATGGAAGATAATAAAATAATGATTTCTAATGATTCTTCTTATATTATAGTCAATCCTAAAACAGCATTATCAATAAAAAATACATTTCTGAAAAAAGAAAGAAAAAATAAATTATTAAATATTAGAAGTTTAGATAATAATATATCATGAAAAACTAATGACAGCACATCATGAAAAACTAATAACAGCACATCATAAAAAACTAATGAATATGCATAGAATGTTTGGAGAAATAAAAGAAAATAATGTCTATTATTGCAAAGAATGCAATAAAATTTATAATAGTTGTTATGAATTAGAAGGTGATTATATGTGCTCAAATTGCTGGTCTGAAGTTAAAGTTATTGAAGAAAAAAATATAACAGCTTTCATACGAAATAAAAGATTAAAAAGATTAAAAGAAATATCTAATAATGAGTAATTATATAAACACAGCACTAAATTTCACTGGATCTAAATATAAAATTTTAGATCCAATATTAATAGAGATGGATTATGAAAAAGATTATTTTATAGATTTGTTTGCAGGTAGCGGAGTTGTAGGATTTAATGTTGTTGATAAATATAAAAAAGTATTACTTAATGACATTATAAAAGATTTAATCGATATACATAAAGAAACAATTTATAATTCTGAAATGTTCATAAATAAAGTTAAAAATTTATGTGTAGAAAAAGATGATCAAGACGGATTTAATAAATTAAGAAAAGAATACAATGAAAATAATACACCAGAAGGTTTATATGCTTTGATGTTATGCTCAACTAATAATATGATGAGATTTAATAAAAAATTTGAATATAATCAGACTTTTGGTCGTAGAAATTTTTCAAATAGTACACAAAAAAAATTAGATTTATTTATTGATTATATTCAACCATATAAAGATAAAATATTATTTTCATCAAAACATTTTTCTGATGTTAAAATATTAAAACCTTGTATGGTATATTTAGATCCACCATATTTAGAAACTGAAGCTGGATATAATAATTATTTTTCTAATAGTGATGGTAATAAATTATATGATTATTGTAAAGAGTTAGATAAAAAAGGATGTTCTTTTATGATGTCTGGAGTTGTAGGCGAGCATAAAAATGGCAAAAGATCTAAACTTATAGATGATCTAATATCTGATGGCTATAGATATAAAATTTTAGATTTCGACTATGAAAAAGTTGCTAGAAATAAAAATACAAAAAATTCAAAAGAAATAATAATAATGAATTATTAAAAAACTCAGTAAAAATTAAATTTTACTGAGTTTTTTAAGTTTTTCTTCTCTTAACATTATAATTGATTTATCATAATATTTTTGATATTTATCACGATGTTCAAAATTATTAGTTATCCAAATATAACTATTTATAAATTACCTACCAAATAAATATAGATATTATTATTTGAAATTAATATTTTTTATATATAAGAAAAATAATATTTTATATCGTGCCAACAATAAAAATAGCAGCAAATAGAGTAACAATAAATACATCTGGAGTATCATCATCAAATGTATCATCATCATTGAATGGTAATATGAATTTAATAAAATCCCAAGTGACTCAAAAAACTAATGATTATATTAATGTTAAAAATGCTGTTAATATATTAGAAATTTATTCTAATTGGAATGGTTATATAAAACTTTATACCGAAGTTCAAAGTAATTTTATAGTTGGTGACACTGCATATATTACTTATACTTCAACAAATACAGAGCCAAATATATTTAATCTTGAAAATCCTTCTATACCTGATGAGGGAAGTAATAGATTTTATTTAGGATATAAAATATTATACGTTAATCAATTTAAAAATGAAATAGTAATAAATAGACATTATAATGATATACCGATTGGTTATTCATTAGCAAATCAACAAATCAGTAAAATATCATGTAGAGGTGGATATTTATATAACTCTGTATCTGATGGAGTTGTATTTTATAACTGTAGTATTCTTAATGCTGGATTTGCTACAATTAGTGGTATTATTAGTATAGGAAATATACCGATATCAGGAGCATTAATTACAGTATCAGGAACAAAAATAATACATACAACAGATTCAAATGGATATTATATCATAAATGCGGCATCAGGAGATAATTTAATAAAATGTTATTCTCCTGGATTTATAATAAATACTATTAATGTGCATATCAATTTAGATGAGAAAGTAACTCAAAATATTTCAATGATTGAAGGTAATAATAGTATAACTATATCATCTATTAATATACAACCTAATTTTGGTACAAATATTATTTCTACATGTTCAACTAATATTATTAACTTTACATCAACAAATTTAGGATATTCACAAAATATTAATTATAAATGGTTTATAACAAGAACTGGAATTAATATACCAGTTGGATCTAATAATAGTAATTTTTCATATAATAATTTTAATAACAATGATATGATTTATTGTACAATTATAGATAATGATTTTATTGATGTTTTAACTGGATATACCAGTAATGTTATTTATATTAATATATTACAACCAATATTTGAAATTACCGCAGATAAATATACTATAAATAGTAGTGATAGTGTTACATTTTACGCAAATATTCAATGTTATTCAAATCCAACATTTCAATGGTATATACATAATACACCTGTCGGTACAAATAGTAATATATTTATTTCTGTTCCAGGTGAAATAGCTAATAATGATATAATAAGTTGTTATATGGGATCTATTTCTAGTACTAATAATATAAGAATGATTGTTATATAATTCAAAAAAAATCTTTACAATTTGTAAAGATTTTTTATATTTTCTAACTTATATTTTCTCATATATTTTAATCCTTCTGATTTATTTTTAACTAAATTATATAATTTAGTTGATGATAATGATTCAGGTATTTTAATTATTCTTTCATATTTCGCAATACCAACTTTATTTATAAATCCAACATGTTTCATTAGTAATATATAATTTTCTCCAGTAGTATAAAAACCATTTTTATATAAATCTTTTCTTGTGAATTTTTCATGTGAATTTACAAAATCTTTAATATCTCTCCATATAGTACTACACAAATCATTAGTTACCATTGAAATATACTATATTGTATACCAAATCCTATACTCCATCCAAATTGTGGATTACCTAAATTAGGTAAAGTATTCAATCCAAATCCTACATAAGGACCAAATCCCCATTTTTTTGCTTTAATTGGAGCTTGAATTTGTTTATCAATAAAATATCCTCCAGTTAAATCAGTTATTTTAATATTTGGAGATTTAGATATTGCAAATACTTGATATTTATTTTTCAAATCTTTAAATCCATAAGTTACACTAATACTAGTTAAATTAGTATCAAGAACAGTAACATCAGGTTTTAATGTCCATTTCTTGGTATCTTCATTTGGAATAGCATAAAATTTGCTCATACCAACAATTTTTTGCTGAAATCCACTATCAACATAATTAGTTGAAAACTTCAATCCATAATGATTTGTTGTACTATCTAAAACAGCTAAATTGTTAGATCCTTGTATACCACCAAGATTACCTTCAACATTAGTTTGTATTGCAGATAAAACATCTCCTTTAACATTTTTTAATTCATTTGATAATGATTTATTATATTGTTCTAAATCAGATAATTTATTTAAAACTAAATTATCTTTAGTAAATTCATAAGCATTTAATTTAGTATTAAATACTTTTGTAATACTATCAGTCATTGCTTTAACATTTTGAGTATATAATTTTTGTTGAAATTCTGCGTTTGCTTTTTCATTTTTAAGATTTGAGCAAGTCTTAAAAAGAAATATTGATAACAAAATGATAACAACAAAAAATAACAAAGGGTAATATTTTTTTATAAAAGTTAAAAAATTTTCCATATTTATTTTTTATTTTTTTATTATTAAAAAACAGATAAGTTTAATTTAAATGAGTTTTTCAATAAAAGTTTTTTTATTTATATTTATTTGATTGATATCATAGCCATTTAATGTACCATAATTAAATGTTCCTCCTCCAAAAAATCCTTCAAATGTTCCACCATAAAAATTACCGCCAGTCCAAGATTCAGGATAATTAGATACATCTAATGATATTGAAAAATCTCCGATATCACTAAATATTACAGTACATCCACTATTAGTACTTATTAAAGTCGTTGTACTACCTGATACTAAATACCATTGATAAGTTGAATATGCAGTATATCCACTAACTATAAAAAATGTTACTGGTTGACCAATATCAATATTACCTGATGGTAATCTATCTATTATTATTTCTGACATTTATTTTTATTTTTATTTTTATTTTTATTATATCAACATTAAACTATTCCACAATATCCATCGACTACAATTGTTATATAATTACCTGTTGGATATGTATAAGAGCAAAGTGTTAATGTACCTAGTTTCTCTAAAAATTGACTTTGAGTTTGATGTGTATAATTTGTCCAATATACATAAGTATTATTTGGACTATTATTGGTGACAATATATTGTATCATTTGAATTACTGTGGTTGTAGTTGTTGTAGTTGGAGGAATATATGAAGAATTATCATAAAAGTATGAATTCGAATATACAGGAATCATACTACCTATACCTGTTGCTAATAATATAAATGTTAATCCTGTACTAGGAACTCCAACCAAACTAAATTGTCTTGGAGAGATAGTATTTCCAGCTAATTGCTTATCAGATGTTGAACCTGTAGAATATTCATAAATTATGATATTATTTGCTCCAGATGGACATCCATTAAAATAAATATTAAGATTATTTTCTAATGAATTATAATAAATTCCAGTTATATTAAATCCTTCTGATGTAGTAGTTGTAGTTGTTGTAATTGGAATATAAGTTGTAGTAGTTGTAGTATAAGTTGTAGTAGTTGTGGTTGTTCCAGTTATAGGATATATTACAGATATAGATAATGAATTAGATATACCAGAATTTATTAAAGTTGATATAAATGTTCCATCATTCCAATAACCGTCATTCCAAACGCAATCAAGCATATTACCATCACTATATACACTATAATCAAAAATACAATTATTTGAATAACAATTAGTAAAATTACCATTTTTAATATTTGCATATGTAAAATTACTATTTTTAAAAATTCCATTATGAATTTTTAATCCTAATGAATTATTCATACTTTCCATCGTTTCAATATTATTATCTTCCATAATTAATATATTACCATCTTCACTTAGCATATTAAAACTTAAAGATTTTATATTAACATAAAATCCATTATATATATCTCCACCATAAAAATTTACATTATTATATTTACCATTATAAAAACTACCTCCAATAATATTTAAATTTGATATATTTGCATTATATATATTTGCATTATATATAGTATAAGTATCTGAATCATTTTCAATATATCCGCCATTAATATCTACATTTCCATCAATATTACAATTAAAAATTGTACCATTATTAATGACTACATTTGTAGTATCACCAGAAATATTTGAATTCGTCATAGCGCCACCATTAAAATATCCTCCATTAAATGAACCATCAGTAAATGTACCATCATTAAAAACTCCATCTTCAAATGTACAATCAATAAAATCAGCATAACGAACTAAACCATCACTCCATATAATACCGTTAAATGTTCCTCCATTAGCTGTTCCACCAGACCAAAAAGTATTTTGAAATGTTCCTCCATTAAATGTACCACCATACCATCCATATGGATTATCAAATACTCCACTATTCCAAATTCCACTAGTCCATGGTTGAGTCCATTTAATATCTGAATTTATATTATTCCAAAATCCATTATTAAAATAATTAGTATCATCTAAAATACAATCAATAAACTTACCATCATCTATAGTATAATTTAAAAATGTACAACCACTAAAATATCCATTTTTTATATAATTAGATTTATTAGTATTACCATTTATATTACAATTAATAAATCTACCAGTTTCAATATTACAATTTGTTAATGTACAACTTTCAACTATATTATAATATGTAGTATCATCTGATATTATAGTAGATGTTTGAGATGTATTTGTATTAATATTACTTAAAAATTGTGAATTATATCCTTCACTTGTAATAATAGTTTTTATTCCTGCATATTTATCTATAAATGTCATTCCATAGATATTAGTATTTTTAAAACCCCCTTGAGTTACGTTCATTTAATTTATTAATTTTTTCATTATTATATATAAAAAAATATAACTTATAAATAAAAATATTTATATATACTAATATGAGAATAAATGAAAGAAAAAAAGTTATAAAAGAAGCGTTAATAAACTCATTTGTTGAAGAACATAACTCTTATAAAAATACTGTCAATATTATTAATAAAGAATTATCTGATAATGGTATTAAATATCAATATTCATATGACGAGTTTTGTATCGAATTTTTAAATCAAACATTAAAAGAAATTGAAAATGTAGATATATTTAATTTTGATGAATATGATTCTTTTTATTCAAACTTTTGGGTATTTAATTTATACAATTTAAAAAATATGTTATCTAATAAACTAGATACACTTGGATATAAATATGAAGATATTTATAAAAAAGATGTTAATATGAATATTTTATCAGAATAATTATATTTTTTGAAATTAAATAAAACTTTTTATATATTCTCATATATAAATTATAAATGTTGCAGGAATTAAAAAAATTGAAACATTTAAAGCTAAAAGGCTATAAAAAAAAATTAAAGGCATGAAAGAATTTGAAAATGTCGATTTATTCGACGCAATTGACGCACAAAGCGAAACTCTAGATTTTCTAGAAAAAAAAGGTGGTAGTTTAGATGGTATTTATCGTCCTAAAATTACAGACAAAAAGAAAGGTTATGTTTCTACTATTAGATTTTTACCAAATCTTACAAAAGATGGTAAAGTATCATTATCAGCAATTGAAAAACATCAGCATTATGTTGATTTTAAAAATCATCCAGAACTTCAAGGTTACTATGATTGTATGAAAAATTTCACAGATAAATGTGATATTTGTACTATGTACTGGAAGTTGAAGAACTCAAAAAACGCATCAGATGTTGAAAAAGCAGATTTGATTAGTAGAAGTACTAAATATTATTCTTATATTTTAGTAATTGAAGATGAACAAAATCGTGATTTAGAAGGCAAAATTTTAATTTATCCTTATGGTTACAAAATCAAAGAAAAAATTAAAGATCAAAAAGATGGTATATCATCAGATGCTTGTAATGTTTTTGATTTGGCAAATGGTAAAGACTTCAAATTGGTTATGAAGCAATTAGGAGAATTTCCTAATTATGATTCTAGTACTTTTTTAGAAGTATCTCCTATTAAAATTATGACTCCAAAAGGTTTGGTTAAAGTTCCAATTGAAGTTGATGAAAAAACAGGAAAAAATAAAATTACTAATCCTAAAGTTAAAGAAAAAGTAATGACGTTTTTAAAGGAACGTACAATTGATCTTGAAGATCATCAACCAAAAGAATGGACTTCTGAAGATAGATTTAAAGTAACTCAAATACTTGATATTATTTCAGGTAATGAAACATCTTTTGCTAAAAAAGAAGCTGAAAATTCATCTAATGATAATGTATCAACAAAAGAATCAAAATCTAGTAAAATTAATGATGAAGCATTTGGAGATGACGATGATGACGCTAACAATTTTTTTGATATTGATTCATCAGAAGAATAATTAAACTCACATATAAATTAAAAAAATAAGTTACTATAAATAGTAACTTATTTTTTTTTGCTTAATTATTAAATAATTATGCTGTTGTAGTTGTTGTAGTTGTAGGAGCATGAGTTGTAGTTGTTGTAGTTGTAGGAGCATTAGTTGTAGTTGTAGTTGTAGTTGGATATGCATAAATACTAATTGTTCCTGATACAACAGTAACGCCAGATAAATAAGTATAATCAACATAAACATCGTTATCAACAGGAATTGTAGTACCTGTAATAAAATTATCTGTAATTGTTCTAATTCCAGTAATTGTAAATCCTGGATAAGATAAAATTGCTGAATCGTCTACGTGAAATGAATATCCTTCACCGTAAGGAGCTGTATTACCAGTTGGTTGATAGCTATAAAATGCTCCGTCTATAATTTTTGTTTGTTTCATATTTTTTAATTTATTTTTTAATTTCTATTATATATTAAATAAAAAAACTGATTTTTTTATAAATATTTTTATTTTCTTTTTTTATATATATAATTATAAAAAAATGATATTTTATGATAACTAATTTCAAATTATTTGAAAATAATGAACAAATAAAAATAGGAGATGTGGTTAAATGTATAGATCATTCAGATACTGAAGAGTTATTAGAATATGGCAAATTTTACAAAATTGAAAATATTATAACATATAGGAGTGGTGTTACACAATACAATTTTTATAATATTAATTATGATTGGAATGATAATAGATTTAGATTAGCAACGCCAGAAGAAAAAATACAATATGAATTAGAACAATCAGCAAATAAATTTAACATATGATACATATAAAAACATATAAAATTTTTGAAAAAACATCCCTTATTAATATAGGAGTGCCATATTCTGTTATGAAAAGTATGCAGAAAAATTATGAAATATCAAGTGATGCAGAATGGAAATTATTAAAAGTAAAAAAAGATATTATAAAATATTTAACAGAACCTACTAATAATCTAATAGTTTCAATTTGTAAAAATAATATATTTGTTTCATTCTCTTATGAATCAGAATATTATATAGAAACATTTAAGTTAATTGAAAAAGATGATTTTGGAAATGAAGATTGGGGAAAAGTAGATAGAGTAAAAACAACAATATCTGATATTTTAAGTAAAATTAAAAGAGGATGTAAATCATATGTTATAGTATCAGGAGGTTGGTTACCTGAATATTCATCTGAACGAAAATTAAAAAAATCTGAAGTTGAATTTGATGAGGTTACAAATCAATTCAAAAGAGATTTTGCTGAAAACTTTACAAGAATTGTTAAAAATATGTACGGTAAAAAAGCTAATATAGTATCAGATATTATTGTAAATCATTTAAAAAATGTGCAATTTAATATAAGTGATAAAGAAATTCGTGAAATTTTATTTCTAAATGTAGAAAGAGCAAAAAATGTAGATGAATTTAAACAAAAATCAAAAGATAAAGATCCATATAAACTTTATAATGAGATAATTATGAATAACAGCCTGACAATTTTTGATGAATATATTGTCACATTTGAAGATGAAATGTCAGATAAATATAAAGAATATTTAAATATTCCTATTATGATAGAAAATTATACCAGAGATAAGGTATTTACCGCTTTTTTATATTATCTTTACTGTAAAAAACTGATGAAACTATAAAATGAAATATATTAAAGAATTTGAAAATATTAGTAATGATGATATAAAAGTAGGAGATTATGTTTTAATAAATATTAATTATAATTCTACAGTTGTTGGTTCAAAAGAATTTATGAAATTTATAAATAATAATATTGGTAAAGTTATAGAAATATTTAGTCCTAATAAGTTATATAATAATATAACAATAGAATATAATAATGTTCCAGAACGTATACGTAAGATATGGTTTATAGAAGAAAATGGTAAAATAATAAAAAATGTTAGATATAATAGAATAGTTGAACATGGTAAAACAATTGAAGAATTAGAATTAAAATTACAAGCAAATAAATTTAATTTATGAAATACGTAAAAACCTTTGAAAATATAATAGAAGGAAAACGTCGAAACGATGTACTTGATATTATTATTGAAGATAATTCATTAAAAATGAAGAAGCTATTAGATAAAAACAAGATAAATATAAATGATAGAATTTATAAACTTAATGGTATAATTTTTGGAGTATCTTATGATATTAAACGTACATTAGATATAATTCCAGATATCGATAATGCAAATTGGACATTATTAATGATTGCATCTTATATTGGAAAAATTGATATAATTGAAACATTAATAGAATTTGGAGATGAAGAATATATAAATGAAAATTATAAAGGATTAACAGCGTTAATGTTAGCTTCTATGAATAATAAAATATTAGCAGTTGAAACATTAATTAAATTAGGTTCTAATATATATTTAACTAATGATAAAGGTCAAGATTTCTTGGATATTTCAACAAAAGAATTTAGAAAAGAAATTATTGATACTATTGATGATGAAAATGTTATACGATTTATTACAGCAAAAAAATTTAACATATAAAAATAAATAAAAATATGAAACACGTTAAAGCATTTGAGTCATTAACAGAAAAAGAACAAGAAAAAGTTGATTTATTAGCAGATTTGATGAGTAGAAATCCAAAAAGTGAAGACAATGATTTTTATATTTTTCTTGCAAAAGATACATTTAAAGAAACTAAAGGAGGATTATATAAAAAAGAATTAGAAATCGAAAATATGATTAGAATTACTCCTGATTATCATGGATTATTTTCAATTCATGGATTAGAAATGAGAGAAAAATTTCAAATTGATAGTAAAATATATCATATATGGTTACCAAAAGAAATGAGAACGGATATTGAAGGTAAATCTGACGGTGATATGAAGCCTTGGCTATTAAAAATGATAAATAAAAATAAAAGTTACGGAGCTGATGAATATGGTAAAAAAGTTTATAAAGATGCAATTGATATGAGAAAAAATGCTTCAAAATTTAACATATAAATATGGAAAAATATACTAAAATATTTGAAGAAGCAAGCAAAGAAAAATGGAATAATTATTGCACAATTATAAGTTATATTGATGAAGATGACAATAATCCAGATGTTTATCTTTGTGATAATGAATATCAAGGATTTATTTATCTTAAAAATTTAATTTATGATGAATATGCTGAAAAATATAATTCAGAATATTGTAGCAAGATATTAATAGAATTTAGTACTGCTGATAATCTTAATGATTTATATGAAATTTTTTGTAGTAAAAATCATAGAATGAGAGTATATTTAATTTATTGTGAATTGAATGAAAAAGTTGAACTTAATGACTGGATAAAAGATTGGGAATTAAAAAATACAGCAAGCAAATTTAACGTATAATATGAAATATTTAAAATATTTATGAAACACTGAATAATAAAAAACTATTCATTTTTTGAATAGTAATTATAAATTTTTAATCAATTCTTTAAAATGTTTATCAAATATGATTTTAACTTTATCGTAATTAGATTTAGAACATACAATTGAATCATGTACAGTAAATAATATTATATCTGGATAGGTATCATAAATTTCTTTTATAACAGTATTAAATATAAAATCACTCTCCATTTTCTGAAGTTCATGTGATAATTCTTTATAATTATTTCTTTTATCTTTAAATTCTAAAATGTACTCATAAACAGATGGATACAAATTTTGAAATATTCTATTTAATTTCTTATTTGTTTTTAAATTATTACCGAACAGAACTTTATAAATAAGTTCTTTAGCTTCATATCTTTCTTTTAATTTTGAATTTTTAATAATATCTTCATATATTAATCCTTCTTTTACTAATTCAAAATATCTTTTAGTATCACCATTTATATATGACAATTCTTTTTTTAATAGAACAGCAAAAAATAATGGCTGAGAATTATTAATATCAATTTCTGAAAGATTCTCATTATTAATACTTAAATATTGATTACGAATTTCTTTTTTAAGAATTGTAAAATTTGTATGGAATCTACCATAATCATCAAAATTAAAATAAATACTTTTGGAATTTATATTTTCAATTGATATTAAATTTTTTTGATATTTAGGCTCACACATTTCACCACTTTTTCGTCTACAATCAAGTAGTTTTAAAGCTCCTTCATAATCAATATCTATCTTGTTTAATGATTCTATTAACCTTGCTCTAATATCTACTTGGATAGAGCTAAAACTCATCTCTGTAATAGATGTCTCATACCTATTATTGATTTTTTTCAATAACATATTATCGTAATTTTTCCATCTTAATACATCATAAGTATAATCAATACACAATTTATATGTCTTAGTTTTTTTACCTACACAATAATTAGATATCATAGTCATGAAACCTTGCTCACATAAATAATTTATATAATAATTATAATATTCTCCATATCGTTTTTTTAATATTATTGATGATAATTTAAATTTAGAATCTGTATTGTTACTGAAATAATATTTGATAATAAGTTCATGTACTATATTAATAAGGTACGAACATTTCAAATTTATACCTTTATATTCTAATTTTTTTTGCTGAGTTAAATAATTTAAGTCCTTTGAAACAAATTGCCAAATATAATCACTAGATTTTGAAACCACTGAACGTTATTTTTTCTTTCATATATAAGATTTATGAGTGTTTGTTTTCTTATATTATTTTTATTTTTAAAATAAATATTTATAACAAAATATAAACTTTTAATTATAAATAATATACGAATTAAAAACAATTAATAATAATGGATACATTTATATTTATATTAAATATTTTATATTTAGTAATAATGATGACTTTAGTTTCATTAAACATAAAATATGGTAATAAATCACCAATATATGAAATATTTGGAATAATAATAATATCAATACTTATATTAACAGTATTATCATATGCAATATTAATAACCCCAATTATAGCGATATAAATAAAAAATCATTTTATTTTGTATATTTGAAAAAATATATTATCTTTACACAAAATTTAAAATATATCACAATGAAAAGATTTATAACTATCAATCAAAAAGACAAAGATTTCTTTAAAATGATTAATCAATCTGAACATGGATTTGATTTAATTATTACGGCAGATTCAAAAATGAAATCATTATTAGATATTATAAATTTTAATAATCAAGAAGATGAAATTTATATATCTTGGCAACAAAAATTCAAAAATGAGAATTTTACATTATATAAAAAATGTATATTTTCAAATCCAGAAGATAATTATTTTAAAGAACAAGGATTTTTTTCAATACAAAAAAAATGTGGTACTAAAATTCATGTTAGTTGTTCAGGAATATCTTATTTTACTTCGAATAAAATGTTTATAAATAAAAATGTAAAATATTCTACATATTCATTTAAAGATTCTAAATCATTAATTAGAATGTTAAAAATTGGAGAATTAAACTCAATTGAATTATGAAAATAACTATAAATCAAGTAAATCCTCCTATTAATATTATTAGAAAAATTAAACTTAATAAGATTAATAGAAATAAAATTCAAACAGATTATATAAAATATAATTGGAAAATTACTACTGAAAATATAAACGAAGATTTGAGAGATTTTCATTTATTTTGTTTATCTATTGCAATGGAGTTAATTGATGATAATTCAAAAACAAACGAAATAGGAAAAATTGAATACATTAAAATAAAAAAGTCAAAAAAAGACATTTCAAAAATTAAAGAATTATTTGAATATATTGCTAATGATAAAAAAAAATATCCTGATAAATACAAAAAAAATAAATAAATATTAAAAAATATTAAATGTTCAATAAAAATATCATTTAATTTTCATATATCATTAAAAAACTATATCTTTGTACTGTAATTAAAACTTAATATATTTACTTTAAAAAAATATTTAATATGGAAGATAGTTGCAATTCACCGCCGATACAATAATAGATAAAAATATAATAGATAAAATATAAATAAATTAGATAAAATATAAATAATATAATAATATGAAAGATAGTTGCAATTCACCGCCGATATAACAAAATATAAGATATATAATCGAAAAATATAGATAAAAATATAAATGAAAGCCATAAAAGCAAAAAGTCATTCTTTTTAAAGAATGACTTTTTATTTTATAATACATTTTAATATTTAAACTTCTTCAGCGGCTTCTTTAGCATTAGTTACTTTTTTAGCAAGATTTACACCTTCTTCACCTAATTCACCATTATTTAATTGTCCAATAACATCTTGATATTTACTAAATTCACTATTAACTTGTTCAGGAAAAGATTCGTCTTTTTGCTTAGTTTTAAATAATTCTGCTCCTTTTTTGCCCAATTCTATGACTTTTTCAGCGAATTCTTTACCACGCTCTCCTAATTTATTATTTTTTAATAATTCTAAAACTCCACTTGTTGTAACTTTAACGATACCTGTTCCAATTGCTCCTACTGCTAATGCATCAATTGCTATTCCAGCCCAATAATACACTTGTTCAAGAGCACCTAATGATGCTGCATTAGAAAATAATTCAGACCATATATTTTCATTTAAGTTATTTTCTTCGTTATTAGTTTTTACTTTTTCAGTTATAAATGAACCAAAATCTTTAAGTTTTTTCATATAATTTATTTTTTTATTTTTTATTTATTATTTATTCTATATATAATTTTTATTTATTCTTTTTTATTTACATTATATATTAAATTTATCAGTATTAAATATATATGAAAATGCATTTTTTACTTTAGATGTAAAATAATAAGAATATTCGTTGTAATATTTTTTAATTATTTCTAAATTCGGAATATTTGATAATAATTCAATTATTTTATTGTCTAATTTATTAGTAAATTCAGGTTTATAATATTTATAAATATTATCTTCTATTTTAAATATAGATTTACGATTAATTAAACTAGAAGAATTAATGTTTTTTTCTTTAATAAATTTGTCTATATTTTTATAAAAACTATTAGTATCAGTATATGAATTATTTATTCCAATAAGATTATTGAAAATTGTTCTATGTTGAAACCTATCTGATTCAAGTTCTGTTAATGTTAAATCATCAATTTTATCTAAAATATTTAATCTTTTTATATAATCAGTGATAAACACTGAAAGTAAAGATTCTTCTTCTTTTGTTAAATATTGATTATTATAATCAGATGATTTTCTTTCTTCAAATGTTTTTACGTATTTCATAAATTAAATTTATTTGCTTGTAATTTTAATTCTAATTGCTCTTTTGTTTTACCATGCTCAACTATTCTATTAATATCAAAAGTTCGAATATCTAATCCATTATTAATATTAAAATAAGATTTAATAGTTTCAGGCACATTTTCATATAACACAACAACATCATTACGGTCAGTAATAATATCAATTATTTTACCAATAGTATTATTTATAAAATTCTCTGTATCTATTTGTTTTTGAGTATAAGGAAGTATATTAATTTTAATTAATACATAATCACCAACTTCTAAATTATCTTCTATATTTTCATAATATTTTAAATATTTCATATTATTATATATAAAAATCATTATATCATTTTTTTATTTCAAAATAATGTATTATCTTTGTTGAAAATATTATATAACCTATTCAATAAAAATATCATGAAAAAAATATTAATTTTAATTGCATATCCTATTATTTTTGCTATATTAGGATTATTAGTATTTTCTTATGTTGGATTGATATTTGGATTCCTATTTGGTTTAATTATTGATTTTTTTTGGTTCGAAATATCAAAATCAATTATACACGGAGAAACATTATATGATGAATATTAAAACATTAGTAATACGACTTAAAGAATCATGTAAAAATGCGATAATTCAATGTTCAACAAGAACATTTGAAATTAATAATTGGTCAACATTATATAATAAAGATAGAACAAATTTTAGGGAGTATAAGTTAACTGATAGAGGATGGATTAATTTAAATCTTTCTGATTTTCAATTTTCAAATATTAAACCTATTAATATTAAACTTCAAAGAAATATGAAAATAAAATCATTAGAATTAATACCAGAATATGATTATAAAATTTGGACTGATGATGAAGTTTATAAACATTCTAGATTTAAAGAATTACCATTTTAAAAATAATAAAAAATGAAAACAGAAATTGAAAAAATTAAAGAAGAAATTGAACTCAAGAAAAAAGAACTTGAACAATTAGAGCTAAAAGCTGAATTAAAAAATAAAGAAGTAGCAATCAAAAATTTATCTGAATTTACAGATTTAGAAAAATGTAATTTTTTTGATAAATTATACAAATTAGCATCAGATCAATTTGAAACATCAAAAGAAAATGGTGATCGAAATGATGATGATGAACATTATGCATGGGAAGTATGCATGGAAATATTAGCACGTGATAGTACTACATTTTGGAATTATTATAATTCATTATTTTATTAAAAAATAAAATATCTAATATTTTATATATACAAAAAAATATTAGATACTTAATGAAAAGCTATAATAACTTCATAACAGAAAGAAAAATATCATATAAAAAATTACTTTGCCCTGATATTTGGGAAAATAAAGTAATTATACCAAGAATCGAAGAAAAATTATTAAGAATTGCAAGAGATTTTTATAAAGAGTTAGATGTAGAAGCAGAAATAAAAGATATTATATTAACAGGATCAATTACCAATTTTAATTATACAAAATTATCAGATTTAGACGTACATATTATAATTGATTTTTCTGAAGTAGATGATAATGTTGAATTAGTTAAAAAAGCATTTGATGGGCAAAGATTCATGTGGAACATAAGACATAACATTATTATAAAAGAACATGATGTTGAGTTATATGTACAAGATGTAAATGAAGAAAATATATCATCAGGTAGTTATTCATTAATGAATCATATATGGTTAAAAGAGCCATCTTATAGTCAGCCAAATGTAGACAATAAAGAAGTTAATTCTAAATATGAACTAAGAGCATCAGATATTAATGAATTTGAAAAATTATCAAAACAAAATTTAGATCCTTATGATTCTGAGCAATATTATAACAAAGCAAAAGAATTAAAAACTAAGATAATGAAATCTAGAAAAGATGGATTATCAGAAAGTGGAGAATTTTCAATTGAAAATTTAGTATTCAAAAAATTAAGAAATGAAGGAAAATTTAAAAAATTAATTGATATAATAGGCATTTTATATGATAAAATATATTCTCAGTAATTAAATTGTTAAAAAAGAATAAAAGTTAATCATTTTTGATTAACTTTTTTAGTATGCCAATATTTATTATTATCTTTGTACTATGAAAACAGAAGATAAAATACAACAAGTAATTGATTTATCAGAACAGAAAACAAGTCTTTTAAAAGAATTGAAAGAATCTGTTATATATGAACAAAAATCATATGACTTAATTAAATTCAATATTGGATTTGAAAATACATATCTTCTGATCCGTATTTCTGATAAAATAGAAGTTTCATCAGGAGGAATTAATATAATTAAATCTTTCATAAAAATAAGAAATATTGATATTGATACTATATATAACAATAAATGTTTAATCAACTAAATTATTAAAATCATGAAAGTAAGTTTTGAAAAAGTTAGTGCTATTGCACTTGATGAAGTATCAAAAAGCAAATACATTTATTTTAATCAAATGACAGGTGTTATAGCCACAGTATTAGACAGATCAGGCGTAGAAAAAATTAATCCTATTCCTGAAGATTATTTTATTGCAATTAAAAATGCTCTCGCAGATGAATTTCATGGTGGAATGGAGCCAGAATTTAAAACTGAAGAAGAATTTAATAATTGGAATAATTTAGATTCTAACCATTTTTTCTATATCACAATAGAAGAAGCAAAAATTGATCCAAGATTCAGATTTACTCATTCTCCTTATCAAGATAAAAAACTTCCTTTTTTAGTTTACTCTAAATAATATATGGCAACTATAAAATTAACAAATAAACAGCTTACTTTAATTCAAAGGGCTTTAGATTTATATTCAAGAATTGGAATTTTACAACTAAATGAAATTGTATCACATCCAACTATTGATAAATGTATAACTGATCAATTTACAGTTAAAAAAACTCTTGAAGTTGGTGATGATACTATGAGAGGAAAAATAGTTGAAATAGGTGAAGATTTTATAAAAACAGAAGGTAGTTGGGGTAATGGAAATGAAATAAGAACTTGGAATGACATTAAAAATATAAAAATGTCGCCAGATTGGTCAAAATTGCAATTTACTCGTGATGAAATTGATAAAAAATTAAAAGAAATTAAATATTTAATTACGGGAGATATCACTTTTTATAATGGAGATTTTGGAATTTATAATCCACAAACTGATGAAACATGTAGAGAAGCTTATGATATTTTACAAGTTATAAGATACGAATTCTGGAAAAATCAAAAAGATAAAAGTAATTATACAGTAGACTCATCTATTACTAAATCTACAATGGATTATTCTGTTGAAGTTAAATTAGATACATTACAAGAATTAAGAAAAAGAAAAATTAACAAATTAAATCAATAATATGAATTACTACTTTTTTTTATACGGAGAAACCTTAATTTGGTGTGCATCAGAGAAAGATTTTAATATTATGCTTCATGATAATAAATATAAATACATGGGAACAATATTAGAACGTGGAATTAGTACTGGACCAAATATTGAACCATTTAACGGAAAAAACTTATGCTAAATTTAATTTTTATTTTATTTATTGGAATATTTCTTTCATTTGAAATTCATAAACTGTTCAGAGCTAATCTATTTTATAGAATTACCACAATTTCAGTTTATTATGGTAAAAATATACAAAAAAAATTGAATTCTAATATGTTATCGTTATTTTCTAAAATAGCACTTGCTGATATTATTTATTCAATTATAACACTGATAGGAATATTTACAATAAATTTTGAATTGTTCTTTATTTTAATATTAATGTCATTTATAAAAACATTTTCTTTTAAATATTTAAAAAATATAAATATAAGAAAATTAATTTTAATAATTGACTCAGTTTTATCAATATTAATATTAACTATAATACTAATAAATTTATTATTCTATAAAATACCTGATATAGTATTACTTACAAATTTATATAAACAAATATTTTAATAAATTATGAATATAGAATCTGAAGCAATTTATCGTGAAATAAAGAAAGTAATACCAACTCTAAATATAATAATTACTTATAACACTGGAATTGTAATGATTGAAAATAATATTAAATATTCTACTCAAGTACCAATGACAGAAGATATGATACAATGCTATTTAGCAGGATTATATGAAGGTACAGTAGGTGGACTTAAATATTTAAAATAATGAATGATCAAATAAAATTAATAAATTCTCCAATTAAAGTAATTTGTATTGATACAAAAGATGCAATAAATTTAATAAAAGGTGGAATATATTATGCTATTAATTTATATCAATATGATAATGAAACAAATAAGCGTGTTGTTATAAAAGGATTGAGTACTTATTCTGCAGAAAAATTCAAATTAGAAAATGATGAATTATTAATTAATCATGAATTGTTTCGTATTACTGATAAATATTTAGATAGTTATAATATTAATTATGTTGGACAATATATTAGAAGTAGATATAGCTCAAAATTAATTAAAGAAAATGAAATATACTACGTAGAAAAACAATATTCTAATGATTATATAAAAGTTAAAGGAATAAAAAATAAATTATCAACATATAATTTTTGTGAAGTTAGTATAAGAGAGCAAAGAGAATTAAAATTAAATCAAATAAACGGAAATATTATAAAAATATCTCGTACTCCAAATGATTTTGAAAGTTATTCAGAAATAGAAAAACTTAATATTTTTTTAAAATCGTTAACAATGTCATTATCAGATATTAATAAAATAGAAAATTCTGACACTTTAAAAATAGATATTAAGCAAATGATATTAAATAGATTAAAAAAATATAGTAATATTGAAGAATTTTCTGAAAAATTTTTTAACCTTAATATAAAAAGCATAATTGATAAATATAGCAAAACCACATAATTTCTATATCATAATAATGTTTGTTGAATAAGTACTAAGTTAGTATATCTGTGAAGATAAAAAACTTAGTACTTATTTTTTATATATAACATAAAAAAAATAAAGCATGAAATTTATTAAAACTTATGAATTTTTCGAATATAACATTCCTGAAAAAATTAAAAAATTAGCAATTGAATTAGAGTTTAAATTTAGAACTACAAGTAAAGAAGATATGAAAAATAAAACTATCTTCCAAATTATAAAAGAACTTGGATTTGATTCAGGTGAATTATCTGGAGCTGAATTAGGACAAATTCTAATGTACCAAATGAAATTTAATAAACAAACAGATGAAGAATATCTTAAATTCTATAATGATTATAAAAAAAATCCTGAAATTTAAATTTCAGGATTTTTTTGTTCTTTCTCTAAGATTTGAACTTAGTCATTCATTGTCAGAAAATGATATGCTATCATTACATCAAGAAAGAATATTGTCGCCTTGGTGGGGTTCGAACCCACAAGCTCACAATGAGCATCAGTTTCAAAGACTGAAATGTTTAGCCAATTCCATCACAAGGCAGTATATTAACAAAAAACCCAACATAAAATGTTGGGCACAAAAAAACCCAAACCATTTCAGGATTGGGTAAAAAACAGACATGACTCTAACCCAATCAAACGTAAGTTTGTTGTTGTTGCTGAATCATGTTTGAAATATTATTATTCATAAGAATTTTAATTTTTGTTTGTAATGTATATAGTAATATAATTTTATTAAGTTTTTTCTATTTTTAAATTTTCTAAATCTTTTTTTGTTGCAATTTCGAATAATTGAATATATTCATGTAATTCCAAATCACATAATCTTTTTTTATCAAATAATCTTAGCATAGTTTCCCATCTATCGGCTTCATTCCAATCTAATAAATAATAATATCCTCTATCTGGAACCTGAGTATCATCTATTAATTCTTTCATATTTTTAATTTTTTAATTTATTAAACTTCCTTACTGAATATATCAGTAAGGAAGTCTTTCTAAAAACTAAGTAATACAACTAACAAAATTTAACAAAAAGAAACATCTTTTGCTTCACAGCAAATTGTAGATGTAAAAAGAAATCCAAAGATAAGTAAAATATTTTATTCCTACAATAGGAAAATGATTTTATTTATAAAAATATTATATATTGATGTCTTTTAATATTTTAATTTTATTAAACTCTCTTACTGATAAACAGCAAGAGAGTTTTTTATAAAACAATATAACTAATAAAATTAAAAATTAAATATCTCTTGCTTCACAACAAATAGATATTAAAATCAAATACAAAGATAATATAAATATTTTTATTGTGCAAGTTTTTTATATATAAATAAAAAATATTTTTATGAAACATTTAAAAACATTTAAAATATACGAAACAGGAGAATGGAGTAGAGATGTAAATTGGAACTATGTTAAAGATAATCCTGATGATGATAGTGAAGAAGCAAGTTTAATTAGGTATTTAGAAGAAAGATTAGATTATATAATTTCAAATTTAGATAATGATACTATATTAAAAATAAAAGATATTAGAGGACACGATTTATATCAAGGTGCTTATGCTATAGTTAGTATATTTGGGAAAACATATAAAATTTGGAGTATGGAAAGTTCTGGATTAGAAGATGAATTATATATTGAAGGATTTCCAATTAACAATTTAGATGAAAATTCTAATCCTGGATATGTTGGTGACACAGAAAATATAGCAGAATTATTAAATAGTATTAATGAAGTTGGAGGAATTGAAATATATAAAACAACAAATAAATTTAACATATAATATGATAACAAAATTTAATATATTTACTCTAAATGAGACTATGATATCTCATGATACACGTGAGTTACGCAGTGGTAATTATTTAACATTAGAAAGATTAGAAAATGGGAATCTTAAAATATCATTAACTGAAGAAGGAAAAGAAAAAGTTGAAGAAGATATTGATATAAAGGAAGCAGATTTTTTTGATTATTTTGAAAATATATCTTCAAACTCTGAATTATTATATATTTATAATATTTCTGATATTGGTATTATGATGGAAGCTCCTTGTATTACAATAGGATATTATATTGATGATTCTGGTGAATTAACTGACGAAGGTAATGAAGATTACTCAGAAATTTTTTATTATGCTGATTATGCTATTAAAAATTTCACAGAAGAATTAAAAAATAACGGATTTGTAATATTCCAAACATCTGGTGTATTAACTCCAGAAGAATTTGAAGAATTTAAATTAAATAAATCAGCAAACAAATTTAACATATGATAACAAATTTTAAAATATTTGAAGAAAATGACGATATATATTTTTCAGTAGGTGATGAAGTAATATGCATTCACGGTGAAAAAAGGAAAAATTATAATAGTACTGAACCAAAAGAAGGTAAAAAATATTTAGTATTAAAAATATATGAGGAAAATTTTGATGATGAAGGAAATCCATTTATAATTGATCATCAATATGTAACAGAAAAATATAAAGGGGATTGGTGGATTGACGTTAAAGACATAAAACATAATATAATTTTAAATCAATGCTTAGCTAATGATTTTAAATCAGAAATTATATTAGCATCAAACAAATTTAATTTATAAAAAAAGCTACTAAATTTTTAGTAGCTTTTTAATTAATCTAATTTTTTACTTAGTAATAGTTGTATATATTACAATTATACAGCTTTCACAGGTACTGTTGTAGTATCTGTTACAGTTTCTACTACTTTAACAGGTACTGTTGTAGCATCTGTTATTAAAGCGTCTACTACTTTAACAGGCTCTTCTGTTGTAGTTTTTTCTGCATCTGATTTAACATCAGATATAATTTTTTCAATATTAGCAACAAAAGTTTTAACGTCATCAACGGTAGTAACAATTGAATTTTTTGATTTTTCTTTAAAATCTAAAATAATTTTCTCAATTTTAGAAACAATATCTTCAACATTAGCAACTTCTGTGACAAATGTCTTTTTAACATTATCAACATCTGTTACAATTGAATCTTTAATTTCATCAACTTTAGTAACAATTGAATCTTTTACATCAATAACATCTTTAACGATATCATCGACTTTAGTAACAACTGAATCTTTTACATTATCAACGTCTTTTACGACATTATCTGCATTAGTAATAATTGTTTTAGAATTATTTTTATACCAACCAATTCCAAAAATAAGTGCTAACACACCAAAAACAATAGTCAAAATTTGAAATATTCCCATAATCTTTTTTCTTTTTTATATTATAATAATTTGAATAAGTTTAAAATTTAATCAAAATAATTATATTTATTTCCAAATATATAATCCTTTATTATCTATAAATCCTTTACAATAGTCAATTTTTATATTATAATTAGGAAAAACATAAATCATAAATTTTTTATATAATAATATCTTTTTTTCTAAAAAAGTATTACCTATTATAAATATTTTATCAACTGTAAAATTATTTAATATATCACTAATTCTAAGCAGAACTTCTTTTTCTTCATTTAATCCAGTTAATTCTTCATAATTTATATCATCAATATCATATTTACTTAATGTAAAAGATATATACCAAACAAAATCTGATGATATATCTTTATTGTAATTTTTTATAGGAATTAAATCTATTCTATATTCAGTGTTAGAATTTGTTAAAAAATATATTTTATATCCATTAGAAGGTATATAATTTGTATATTGTTTATCAAATTTAAACTTTTCAACTCTATATTTAGTATTTGTATATAATTTATCAAATGATTCAATTATAATATTTTCATTAAATTTTTCAAATGTATAAATTTTCAAAAACCTATCTATTCTATCAGTATTATATTTACTGATATATTTTTTATATGTTTCATTAGTTACTATTATGCTCTTAGTTTTTATCATTTAAAATTTACCTTTTTTTATATCAAAAGGTTTACCTCCTTTTAATTCTTCTTTAGGATTTTCTTTCTTTTTTTCTCCACCTGAAGGTATTTCTGCTCCTAATTTTTTTACGTCAGGATAAATATTTTTTTCTGAATCAGTATTAAAATTAACATTAAAATAATCTTTAAAATTCAATAAATCATTATTTCTCAATAAATATTCACGATTCACTTTCAGCATATTATCCAAATAAATAGAAATTTTATCTACTTCTCTATTAAACATTTCTAAAGTTTTTTCGTTAAAAATGCCAATAGGCTTCTTTAATTTTTTATTAAATGAACTCAATATAAGTTTAAAAATATACTCAATTTTATCATCAGATTTTATATAATCAATTGTTTTATCATTCTTCAATAAAAATGTATTGATTTTAAATTTATCCTCTGAAAAAAATGTAGGTATTGATAAATTCCAATCTTTTATTTCTTTAGTAATATTCTCAACATAATCATTAAATATTGCTGAAATTAATTCAATATATAATTCTTCTTTTGTAATCTCTTTTAGTTTTATTTTATCAAAACTAATAAGTTGTAAAAATTCTAAGAAATTTAATAATATTAACGAATAATTCTCTAAATAATCTGTTCTACTATCAAGATTCATTTTTTCATACGACGGATTTAATATCTCAAATGAAAATTCATCATCTCCGTTTATTCTAACTATTATCTTTTCTAAATTATCATTGAAACTATCCATTAAAAATGAATTGTTTAATTGAGGATTTAATATCTTATAAAAAAAATATGCAAAATTAGATTCTCCATATACATAATCTAAATCTTCTTTTGATGTATGTAAGAACAAGTTAATTACCTCTAACTGCTTATCATTCAATTTACCTTTAAATATCACTGGTAATGCATCTACGTTGAATAATTTAGCATATTCTAATATCTCATTGTAATTATATTTATATTTTGTACCTTTAACTATACACGTTAATATTAAATTATTCTTCGGAATTTTCTTATATTCAATATTACCTGGCTGATTATCTGGAAAATATTCAAAACAAAACCACCAAGTTTTTGATAATAAATTAGTTACAAAATCCGGTAATGTGTAAAAATATTGAAATACGAAATTATAATATTTTTGTATAGCTAAATCTACAAAATTTAGATCTGTATTATTAATTGATTTTGGTCTTATTGAGAATTTATTTCCGTCCCATTGTACAAATACTTGAGATCCTTGAATATCTTCATATATTAATAATTCTTTATCTTTTAATTGACTTATTAAGTCATCAGGTTGGTTGTTTAATTTGATTATTTGTGTCATAATAATTCTTTTGTTTTTTGAATTTTTATTTATATAGTTATTTATAAAGGTTCATTTTAAAATAAATCAGGAGTCCAGTTGAACAATTCAGGTTTAAATATAAGTTTTTTTGTACCTAATTCATTTTCAAAGAAATCTATTTCAATTAAATTTCCATTAACAGATATCACATCTCCTCTACCAAATTTTTTATGATTAAGAATATCACCAACTTGAACAAATGATTGTTCATCTGATTTTATATCATTAAGTTTTGATATTGGTCTACCATATGAATCAGTTGAATCATCTACTGGTATATTTTTTATTTCTATATCACTAGAACTTGGTCTTCCTATTCTTCTACCTGGATTCATTTCTTTTGCCTTTCTTTTAGATTCTCTTCTTTTAAGAACTTCTTTTCTTTGATTTTCTGCTTGTGATACATTCTTAAATATTTGAGATTCAGTTGTATTATCTATAATATTCTCTACAACTTCTCTTAATTCTGGTTCAGAAAAACTATCGTATTCATTTATAACTTTCACATGTAATTTTGAAAATCTAGATAATCCTTCTGGTTCTTCATTATATTTTAATCCTAATGCATATCTTATGTTCAATGCTTCCATTTTTAATGATGATTCATTTGAACCAATATATTCATTTACAAATTTTTCAATTTTATCATCTTTAATACCAAGTTTACTAAATCCAAATTTTTCATAATATAATGCTATAATTACATCATTTTCTGTCCATCTGGTTTTTATTTTTTCACCTGTGGCATATTCAAACATTTTTTGAAAACTTATCAAGTTTCTCATATTTAACTATTATTTTTTAGTATATATATTTTTTTGAAAACATAATAAATATTTTATACTAATATAAAAAATGGAATACGACGAAAAAGAAACTGAGCTTGCTAAATATCTTAAAAATAGCACAGCATTAAGAAATTTATATAGACAATGTATATCTTACGGACTTAATAATTCAGGTGAAGAATGGACAGATTGGATAAATGCAGGTGATGAATTTGCAAAAATTTCATTTGATATTTATCACCACGGATTTAAATTTAAACAAGAAACTTTAACTAAATTATATAATATGAAATTACCAAATAATATAATAGTCGTAAATAGAGTACTAAAATTAATAAAACTTGATAATGAGTAAAAAAGAAATTAAAAATAAATATTTTGAATTTACTCCAGAGTGGAGTGGATTTAGTATACAATATCATTTAGCAGGATATTATGATACAAAGCCAATACTTCAAATATATTTTATTTGGGGTAAATTATTTTTATATTTACCTTGGAAGCATTATAAAAAAGTTGAAGTTGAAAAAAATATTAAAGAAAAAAGAAAAGATAAAATTTCTATTTTATCTAATAAAAATATAAAAATAAAGAAAAAATTTGATAAGGTTCTTTACGATCAATGTACTGCGCCAACATATGGAGTATATATTCTTGAAAGAAAAATATGGTTTAGTTGTGGAATGAAACACAAAGTTTTTTATTTACCTTGGAATTGGGAATGGATAAGAACAAGTTGCCTTGCTAAAAATGATACTTGGATTAATGAAACAAAGAAAAATAGAAATATGGAGTTTTGGAATAAAAACAAATGGAAAGATATTATTTTTTCAGAAACATATCCGTATACATATAACACAAAATATGATGATGAACAAAATTGTTTAGCAACAATTAGAGTACAAGAACGTGAATGGAGATGGAAATGGTTCACTTGGTTGAAGTTTCCTAGATTAATAAGTAAAGACATTGAAATAGAATTTAGTGATGATATAGGTGAAAGGAAAGGTACCTGGAAAGGTGGTACAACTGGCTGTAATTATAAAATGAAAAAAGGTGAAACTCCATATGATACTTTAAAAAGAATGGAACGTGAAAGAAAATTTTAAATATGAATGATAATTGTTTAAATTGCATGTATTCAAAATACTCAGAAACATCAATATTTCTTGATGATATATTAAAAGAATGTAATCAACAAGATAATCAGCATACAACATGTGATAATATAAATAGTCCATATTTTAATGAAATTGTTGACTATAATAATTCTTGTAGATTATTTGTAGATGAATATAATTATTTCTTATTAAAAGATAGAAAAGACAAAATAGATAAATTAAATTCAAATGATTTAGATTATTAAATTTTATTTATAACATCTTTAATCAATTTCATTCTTTCTTCTTCAGTCATATCAATCCATTTAGTTTGATTAATAAGATGATATTTAGTACAATATTTAGATTCTGAATTTTTACACAATTTAATTTCATCTGAATCTTTTCCATATTTACCTAAATATGCTAAATATGTCGGACAATATTCATATTGATCACATTCAATGTGAATAGGTTTTTTCTTAAACCAATTAAATAATTTCATATATTTGATTTTTTACAGTATATATAAAAAAACTATAATAATGATTATTCTACTTTTTCAATTTCAATTAATTTTTTCTTACGTGATATTATTGTTATATATTCATCAATGCACCCATTGTACCAATTTAATATATAAATTAACATCATATCAAAATTTGAAAATTTACTACCATAATTATCATATTCAGACACAAATTTAATATCATAATATATACGTTTATTATTTATACACGAACGTCCACAACAAGTTTCAATTACTACAGAATTTATGATATCACGATAAATTCTCCAATCAATCAATTCTGTTTTATTTTTATTTCTAGTTGTGAATGCTGATATTCTACCATATTTTAATCGTTTAACAAGATCATATATTTCTTTCTCATCTTTATTTAAATTTTTTTTCAACACTTTTTTAATATCATATTAATATATTTCAGTATTTATAAATCTATTAGTTTCATTATCTGTATTTTTTTCGACATCAGTTACATCTTCACCAGTTTTCATATTAAAATATCCTTCAGTATGAGTTTCATCTTTAAATCCATATATATCAACACTATTATAATTTAAAATATAATATCTTATGCTATCATTTACTTTTGAATGTTTCACATTTTCATAATTTATTATATTCAAATTACCATTATTATACTCATTAATTTGAGATTTTAGAGAAACTATAATAGATTTTTCTATTTTATTTTTATCATTCTTACATAAGCATAGCATAAATATTACACACACAGAAATAAAAATCATATACATTTTTTTCATATTATTTATTTATTATCTTATAAAGATAATCAAAAAAATTTGTATAACAAAAAAGAGAAGAATAAATCTTCTCTTTTTATATTAATATAACGATTATAAATAATAATTATTCTGAAAAAATAAAAAACTTTTCATCAAATAACATAACCTTACTGCCTATTTTACTATCACGAAAATTTATAGTAAGTCTATTACCATCTATTTCTTTTACTGCGCCTTTACCATATGCTTTATGATCAAGAACATCTCCGATACTAGCAAATACATTATTAACAACAGTTTGAACATATGCTACTTTTGAAGGATTCATTTGTTTAAATGTCATTGGTTTACAATCTCCTGATAATTTAGCATATTTTTCTTTCTGAGCTTTCTTAACAAGAGCTTTTCTTTTTTTCTCTTCTTTTTTTGCAAGAACTTCTAACCTATGTTTTTCTTTTTCTGCATTAAGTTCTGCATTTATACCTTCTGCAATTGATAAATTAATCTTTTTTTCTTCTTCGGTCATATTATCTAATATTAAGTTTACAATTTCTGCTAATTCATTTTCATCACATTTATCATATTCATTTACAACTTCTTCTTGTATTTTTGAATAATGTGCTAATCCTTCTACTTTTTCGTTATGTTTTATGCACAATGCATATTTTATATTTAATGCTTCCATTTTTATTGAATTCGCAATTGAACCAATATATTCATTAACAAAACTTTCAAGTTGAGTATCATCATCAGTTACTCCAACCTTTCTTAATGTAAATTTAGTATATAAAAAAGCTATAATGACATCATTTTTTGTCCATCTAGTTTTAATCTTTGAACCTGCTACGTGTTCAACTCTTTGTTCAATTTGTGTTTTTTCCATGTTTAAATGTTTTTATTAATATTTTTATATGCAAAGATATAAAAAAACATTTAATTGGACAAATAAAAAATAGATTTTTTTGGTTAATTGTAGTTAATAATTAATTAGAACTCAAGCATTCAATATCATCACTTAGCATGTCATATAAATCATTTTCTATATCCATATCTAAGTATTTCAAATCTCCACTATTTAATGATTCTATTAACTTCTTTACTTTATTTTGAATTGAAATTGATTCCGTATCATTTTCATTTTCATCATAAAAAAAACACCATTTTTTATCATCATTAAAATAATAAACATTTTCACAATATTTTCTTAATTTTTCTTTTGATTCTAATATATTCATAATTATATAGTTGATTTTAATTCTATTGTTTTTATAACATTATTGGTATTAATTCCTGGTAAAATAGTAATTATTTTTATTGTATTATCATTTTTGATTACAACAACGGAAAAATTATATTCAGAAAACCATAATGAATATTTACCATTCATCATAGCTCCTATTAAATGTGTAGTATATAATTCTTCTATTCCATCTCCAATTAATTTATTTAATTCTTTAATACTTTTTAAATTAGTTCTTTTTTCTATTCTACCTTTCAAATCATGTAATAAAGAATCATTCCATAAAATAGATATTCTAATTTTTTTATTATTTATTCTTGCTGAAATTGTTTTATATTTTATAAATTCATCAGAATAATCACTTGAATTATTATAGGAAATTTCAGAATCTATATTTTTATATACATCTGAAAATCTTGCTTCTTTAAATAATTCATAATTATATATGTACATATCTAAAATTTATTTATTCATATATATTAATATTTTACTTGATTAAAATATTAATTATATATTTAAAGTACAAAGGTACTATAAATTATTTAATTACGCAAAAAAAGAAGATATAATCTTCTTTTTTTATAATTTATTAAAATTCAAATTCTAATAAATCAATAAATTTTTTACCATTTTTAGTTTTAATATCATTTATTGTTATTTTTGATGATATAAGTTGACAGTAATATGTTAATGCATTTTTTACATCAATTAAATTTGCACAAGGAGTTTTAATATCAGAAATAACAACATAATCTTCAATATATGATGCAAGAAAATTTGTTTCTACTTTTGATTTTTTAGATAATACTAAATTTTTATCTTTATCTAAATATATTGTTATGATATTATTATTTAATTCTATATAACCTTCATTCGGTGTATTATGTACAATTTTTAATGAAAAATCATTTGTATGTGATGAATCATTTTGATCACTATATGATGAAGCTTGTTCTTTTATACCATTTTTAAAATTAAATTTATTTTTCTTAATTACATGTTTACATGGAGGAACATTATATTTATTTTTTAAATATGAAAGATGAAGTTTGATGTGTTTTATTTCTGTATAAATTATAAAATTATAATTATGATATCCACATGATCTACCTGCAAAACTTTGAACAATAAAACTTGTTCTATATGTAGAATCATTAACTGTAGTTCTATCAAATAACATTACAATATTTTCTTTCTCTAATTGATATGATTGCTTCATTTTCTCCTTAATAAATATTATGGTAGGAGCATCTGGTGCATTTTTTAATACATCATTAATAACTTCTTTATCTTTCTCATAATATGTCAAAGTTTTAAATCCATCAGGTATTAGATTATTTGTATTTGTATTTTTATTTATTCTAACAATATAATATCCTATTTTATTATTAAAGCTTTCTGCTTCATTTATAAAATGTTTTTCACCTTCTGTTGTTGATAAATCAAATGATTCTCTTAAAAAATTATTTTTTAAAAAATATTCTAAGCCTTTGTAATTAGGTCCGTGAGATAATTCAATAGTGTTCTTTCTTTTATATAAAATATTACCAACATGTTCTTCATACGGAGTTGCTGATATAGAAAATAAGAAAATATTTTTTTTTGATAAATCAGTTGAACCATTTAAATTTATACCATTTTTTTGAAGATAACTATTCATAGCACTATCAACATTTGATGCTAAATGAGCTTCATCAATAAATATAATACAATTATTTAAATCACCTACTTTATTTTTTCTTGACCAACGAATTAAATCTGGATTATGCATAATACCATTCCTCTTTAATATTTTTTGATCATCTTGCCGACACTCTCCATGAGATATGTCAGTTTTTAATTGTTCTTTATTTGAATTATCACACATTGGAGTTATTAATACACTACTTCTAAATTTCAAATTTAGATATTCTCTTAATTCTTGATAAGTTTCTAATAAATATATTATATTACGTACAACACCAGTTTTACCTGCTTGAGTTTCTGCAGTTAACATATTATACCTACTATGTTTTGAATTAAGTTTTGATGATAACATATTATATATGCAACTTAATGATGCAAAAATCTGATCATCAAATACGTGTGATTTATCATTAATATTATCAGTTCTATTTAATTTTTCTAATTTGATGCCAGTTAGACGATATATTTCAGAAATCAATTTATTAATACGAAATTTTATACTATGAGCTAAATTAGTATTTGCTGGAATAGTTGTGGTGGTGGTAGTTGTTTTACTATTACTATTAGCAGATTTTATTAATTGGTGTTTTTTATTATATACAATATCTTTTAGATTTTCAATATCATATTTAGTACATTTATCATTTTTAATTCTAATATCTATTAATTTATTAATTGCAATAAGTGCTTTTTTTCGATTAGTATTCCATTTCTTACTATATAAAGCATCAACTAATTGATCATTGCTATAACGACTAAAATCAAATTTTCTTACGTATGGTTTATTATTTTTAGTAAGTTGACCATTAATTAAATTTCTTTTAGCTTTAACACTAATAATGTTATTATTTACCATGGTTATATATTTTAATTACAGACAAATATAAGGATAATATTTGAAACAAACAAAAAAAGAAAGTATTTTTAACCTTCTTTTTTAAAATTTAATTATATTAAATTATCGTAAATATCATTTTTTACTAATCCTAATTTTTCACAATAAACTTTATCAAATGCAATATATGGGGTTTCTTTTTTCCTGGCATAATCTTTAAGTATAGGTAAAGTATATTGATTATTTTTAAATAACGAATATTTATTATAAAAAAATCTATCATCCTTAATTTTTATAATATTCTTTATTATTCTCTTAATTTTACTATCTAAACCTGTTATTGGTTCAGATTTTTTAATATCTCGATTAAAATCTACACTAAATGAGTCCGTCATTTGTCTTTTTTTTGCATATTTATATATACAATATATATCTCCTCCACTTCTTAATTTAGTATTATTATTTTTAATTGTATTGTTTTTAGATTTCTCCATCATCTTATACGGTTCAATTTTACATAAATTTAATAAACTTGTTTTTAGTTTAGATGTGATAAACTTTTTTAAATTTTCATTATTTTCATTATTAAACATATTATAATATTCATATAATTCATTTATTGAATATAAATTTCCGTTAATAATATGTTTTTTAATAAATGAAATCCATAATTTATTTAATTCTAAATCATATTGATTTGATATACTAGTGTTTTCTGAGTTTCTAAATTCACTTTTATTTTCATTAAAAAATAAATTTATTTTTGGAGTTTTATTTTTTTTATAATAAAAATGTCCCCACCTATCACATCGACCTATTCTTTGTAAAGTAGTTTCTGGAGACATCACACTATCTGTTAAATTTAAAAATGATATATCCATAGATGCTTGTAAAATAGGTGCTGATATAATACTATCTTTATTCAAAATATTTTTATTTTCTTTGCCATATAAATGAATAATTTTATTCATTATTTTTTCTTTATCAGAATCTATATATCTACTATGTATTAAAATATCGCCTTTTTTATAACAATATAATCTTTGAGAATTTGAAATAGAATTCATAATAACAACTGAATCTTTTTCATTAGTTATTGTATCAATATCATCAATATAATTAATCAAATATTTACCATTATGTGCAGATGTATAATGAGAATTTTTATTTGGTAAAATTTTAGTTTTTTTATCTATATTTGTTCCATCCCATAAATATTCCATTATAGTTTGTGTAGCACTTAATAATAATGTGTGACTATTTGTTAACATATGTCTAGATTTCATGATATTAATAAAACATGCAAATAGTGCATCATCTTTAATTAATTCATGATATTCATCAAAAATCACATCACAATAATTAATAACAAATAATCTATTTCTAATAGAATTATTCACATTAGGAGATAAATAATTATCTATATTAGTTATTATAATATCAGATGTAAATTCTTTAGTGTTTTCATTATTTGTTTTCTGTCTATTACCTGTTAAATATAACTCAACTGATAATTCAACTGATATATTTTTTAATTCTTGTAAAACAGAATTATATACATTTTCAGCAATAATATTTCTAGGGCATACCCATATTAATTTTTTATTAGATTTTAATGACCATAATAACCCCAATAATGTTTTACCAAAACCGGCTGGGGCTTTCATTATTGTAGTTCGATTATTTAATGATTGATTTGCGTAATCAACTTGAGAATCAAAACGAATAGAATCATAATTAATAGGTTTGCTATATACTTTAGTATCTTTATATGATAAATTGTTTATTAATTCTTCACAATAATCATCATCATACAATATTTTTTCTTGATCTGATGCTGATACAAGTCTATCAGCAGTTATAACACAAGATCTTACTAATGAATTTTTAGAATTTGTTAAACTATTTGGTTCATTTAAATAATATAATGGAGTATTGATAGATTTTTCAAAATTTATATCTTCAAATAATATATTTTCATTCATTAAAAAATTATACATTGATAAAATATTTTTTTTATCATCATCACACATATCACTTAAAATTAATGATATATTATCATTACTTATATAATTTATTTTTGGTTTAGAATGATGCCAATATATTGAATCTAAAGAATATCTATATTCATCATTATTTAAAATACATGACACAAATGCCCAACTTATTTCATGATGAAATATTGGAGAATTAATAAAAGAAATTGTTTTACTTTTTGATTTTATATAATTTTGAAAATCTAAATTACATTTACCTAAATCATGCAATAAACAAGCTATTGAAATTTGTTTTTCAAGGTCTTCATTTAATGATAACTTTTTTGATAACATCATTCCTATTTTTTTAACTGCTTTTGAATGAGTTATTAATGATATTCCACTACTATTTGATACAATTTCTTCTAATTTCATATTTTTTATTTTAATTGTGAATAAAAATAATTTTTTAATTATTTATAATATAAATCATAAATTTAATTACTGATTTATATAAATATAATAAACACATATTTAAATAGTGTCACTATTTTGTTGAGATTCCCTTACGGATTTATATAAATAATATCGAATTCGACTTCTGTGCGACCTTGTTCGTCGTTGAGACTCCCTTACGGATTTATATAAATAATATCTTCACTTAATGTAATAAATTCTAAATCATGTTGAGACTCCCTTACGGATTTATATAAATAATATCTTATCATTTTTTTCAAAAATAGAAAGAGAAGTTGAGATTCCCTTACGGATTTATATAAATAATATCTTATCATTCAGAATTATTTTTTCTTCTTTAGTTGAGACTCCCTTACGGATTTATATAAATAATATCAACTATAGAAACAATAGAAAGAGATTTATTGTTGAGACTCCCTTACAGATTTATATAAATAATATCAATATTTGTCATTTGTTTTTCTTCTATATATGTTGAGACTCCATTACGGATTTATATAAATAATATCTAAACTGTCATCTAAATGATCATTTGATTTGTTGAGACTCCCTTACGGATTTATATAAATAATATCATTATCTGAATATGCTGCAAATCATAAACTGTTAAGACTCCTTTACGGATTTATATAAATAATATCTGCATACAGAATTCACCGTTGTAATTCATTGTTGAGACTCCATTACGGATTTATATAAATAATATCTTTAACAAGTGTCTTCCCTCCTTTTCTATAGTTGAGATTCCCTTACGGATTTATATAAATAATATCTAAATACTCTGAATATTCAACTGGTAAGAAGTTGAGATTCCCTTACGGATTTATATAAATAATATCAAAATCATCTGTGAAAATTGGAGTTACACCGTTGAGACTCCCTTACGGATTTATATAAATAATATCAAATTATTTTATAACTGAATATCAATCAATGTTGAGACTCCCTTACGGATTTATATAAATAATATCTGTTGTACCTAAAACTAAAACTGTTTCTCTGTTGAGACTCCCTTACGGATTTATATAAATAATATCTAATTCTAATTCTAAATCTGTATAATCACCGTTGAGACTCCCTTACGGATTTATATAAATAATATCTTATTTGAAAATCTTTACAAGAAAATCAGGGTTGAGACTCCCTTACGGATTTATATAAATAATATCTTACCAATTAAGAAAAAGAATTGATACCTTGTTAAGACTCCCTTACGGATTTATATAAATAATATCTTATTAATAGATGTGCTGGCACCACCTTCGTTGAGACTCCCTTACGGATTTATATAAATAATATCTTTTGTATTTGAAATAATATCACTTCCTTTGTTGAGACTCCCTTACGGATTTATATAAATAATATCTTATATTACTATATTTATTAAATATGATAAGTTGAGACTCCCTTACGGATTTATATAAATAATATCTGAATCACTTTTTGTTTTACGTAGTAATTCGTTGAGACTCCCTTACGGATTTATATAAATAATATCATCAAGAACTTCGGTTGCCTTTAATTCATTGTTGAGACTCCCTTACGGATTTATATAAATAATATCCTATAACCTCCCTATTTTTTTCATCAACTGTTGAGACTCCCTTACGGATTTATATAAATAATATCATATAATCACTTCTTTTCCTGCTCTGCTTTGTTGAGACTCCCTTACGGATTTATATAAATAATATCATTGCACTAAAAATGTCATTAATAGGGTTCGTTGAGACTCCCTTACGGATTTATATAAATAATATCGCACTTTTCCCATTTTTTCTGGCTACACTTGTTGAGACTCCCTTACGGATTTATATAAATAATATCATTTCTTCTTTGAATGATTTGTAGAAATATGTTGAGACTCCCTTACGGATTTATATAAATAATATCTAGCGTATTTGATTCTAATAAGCAATATGTGTTGAGACTCCCTTACGGATTTATATAAATAATATCACCGATTAACTCTTTTCTTAATTGACTATAGTTGAGACTCCCTTACGGATTTATATAAATAATATCTAGCGTATTTAATGTAAATAAGCAATATGTGTTGAGACTCCCTTACGGATTTATATAAATAATATCAAAAGCGAATTCAACATTGACTGACGCTCGTTGAGACTCCCTTACGGATTTATATAAATAATATCGACAAATTAAATACATATATATAACATATGTTGAGACTCCCTTACGGATTTATATAAATAATATCTGATATAATTGAAAGTCAATCATTTTATTTGTTGAGACTCCCTTACGGATTTATATAAATAATATCCTGTTATGTTAGAATAAGTAATTGCACTATGTTGAGACTCCCTTACGGATTTATATAAATAATATCAAATCTATTTAAAGAGATTGAACAGCTAGAGTTGAGACTCCCTTACGGATTTATATAAATAATATCTAGCAGAACAGGATAGACATCAATTCATTGGTTGAGACTCCCTTACGGATTTATATAAATAATATCAGGATATTTATAATTAATTGATATTGAGTTATTTATAGTATATATTAATAAATAAAAATGAGTTATTAATATACGTATATCATTATATTTATTCATTTTTATCATACTAATTTATATTTATCTTTATTTTCTGTTTTATAAATTGTACCAAATCCAGAACCAGTTGATTGTCCTATACCTAAATTATAAATTTTTTCTGCCACATCAGATGAACAAAATATACTAATGTGACATTGATTAGCTTCATTTTTGACATTTTTAACCATTATTTTCTTTACTTTATGTGAAGGATGATTTATTATTTTAACATCAAAATCTTTTAAATTAATACCGTTATAAATTTTACTCAATTTTTTTATAATATGGTTTTTTACAATATATACGAAATCAGAATCATTTAAAGTTGAATAAGTATATTTCTTTTTATTAATATGCTTTCTAATAATAAATGGAGATAATGTTGCGAAATGATTCCATCCATTTATAAATTTTTCAAAGATAAAATTAATTTTATTAAATTTCATTCCCCAATTTAAATCTTGATTAGACATCACTCCACTTATTAAATCATTCAAAAATTCTTCATTTTTTGAAGTTACTACAATAATTCCTCCATTCTTAAATGATAAATGTAACTTATCTTCAGTTAGGTTTCCACCATATAAAGATGATATAGAGTAATCATTTTTAGAATCATGATATTTATTATTAACTCCAAGACATTTGTGTATATAATAATTAATATATGATTGATTCTTAATCGGTACCAATGTTTTATTTTCTGTAAATTCAATTTTTATTCTCATATTCTTCTAATTTATTAATATTAATATAACTATCTAAATCATTTTCAATCATTTCATCTTCATTTATCAAATCTTCTATCCAAACAAATCCTCCATCTAATAACGTTGCACAACCTTTTGAATTTTTAATTTTGTCAACATATTCTGATGTTAAAGGAATTATTATAGAACCACTAATTTTTGTAATATTATCAATTCCTCTAATATTTGTTAATGTAGTTTTTGGATTTTGACCAATTGTTATTGCTGATTGATTTACAATACCAATAAGAAGATTTGCAATTGGAGTTTTATTATTTTTAACTAATTTTTTACAAAAAATTGTAAAATCAGAATTATCATTATATTGTTTAATGAAATTTGCAAATTTTATTTTGCTATTATTTTTTATTTCATTATTAATATCTATAACTAATTTAGAACTACTATAATATGTAATAATCTCTTTTATTATATACATTGCAGGTTTTGATTTAACATCATAACCTAATATATTATTAAATAAATTAATCATTTCTATAAATAGATCAGTAGTTAAATAACATTCTAGATTTTCCCAATAAATAAAACTTCTTTTTTTATCTCTATAGCTATCATAAGCAAATTTATTTGTTTGTATAAACTCATTCATATAACACATTTTACCACTAGATTTATTTAAAAATCTTGTTGTATCTATTTTTATATAAGCTAAATTAGCTATATTAAATATATCTGATATAGGTTTAATTAATGTATCTCTATATGTTGGACTTGGACGTTCACCCATTAAAACATGCAGCATGTTACTTATTTGATGAACACTTATACTAGGTTTTTGATTATTAGTTGCTTTTTCAAAAAATCCAGCATCTTTAAATGACAATTTTAAAAAATATTCCATATTATTAGAATTATTTAGCTTCTTTTTGAGATTTTAATTTAGCTTCTTTTTTTTCTTTTTTATCATCTTTAGCTTTCAATTTAGCATCTATTCTTTTTTTAATTATAATAGATCTCTTATCTGACAATTCTATATCTAAAGTTTTTGCATTTTCAAAATCATATTCAGTATAAAAATTTTCATTTTCAAAATTTAAATTATCTATAACATCTTTTGTTAATTCAATCCATCCATCAGAATTATTTTTTTTATCATTAAATACGTCATATACTAATTTAATTTTAAGTTTAGACGTAACAACACTAGATCCAGATTTATAAATATTCATTTTTAGCATTTTATATAATAGATTTTTTGTTAGTTCAACAACATCTGTATTGGATAATAAAAAACCATATTCTGGTAATTCAACAACACTATTTGTAATCCTATAATATTTTAATTCCGAATTAAATGATGGTAATCTTTTTTTCAATAATTCTGAATATAAAGGAAATAAATCTGGATTGAATGCTAATCGATCTAAATTTTTAGAACAACTAATAAATTGCATTTGCATTAAATCAATATTACCATCAGTCTCATATGTTATATCTCCTACAGTTTCTTTGTTAAATAATGAAGTATCACTTATTTTTTCACCACTAACTGTCATAAGTTCTATTTTTGATTTACAATTATTTGTTTGTTCAGCGTCAATTATACATAAAACACTTTTTCTTCTAATTGTTTTATCAATCTCATCTTCATTCAATGCAAATAAATGACCTCTATTTATAATTGCAGGAGAAGCCAACATTGACACAAGTAAATAATTATTATGCAATATATTTGGAGATTGAAATGGAATATCATCAATAAAAATATTATGTCTTAAACAATTACTAGAAATTTTTATTTTATAATCATATTCACCATTACTTTTCTGATATATATTTTTTTTTGCAAATATTAAATTATTATCAGTTTCATACTTTCCACCACTAATTTCATTCCATATCCATTTTTGTCCATTACTATCACAGTTAACAACACCATTACCTTCTAATTCCATTTTAAATAAAATGTTCTTTACTTTTTTCATATTAAATAATTTTAAATTGTTTTTATAAAGTACAAAAGTAAAGTAAATATTTGGTATAACCTAATTTAATTAAAAATATTATTCAATTTTTTCAATTTAATTTTTCTAATCTCATTTTTTCTATAAAAATAAGTATATAAATATTCTTCATCACGTTTAAAAGATGAATAAGCATTTTTATCATCAGATATCAAATACTGATAATCATCATCATAATTAATAATAAAATGAACAATATAATATCTATCTTTATGATATATTGAATATGATGTTGTTAAATCTTTTTTACATAATAACTTATCTCCTACATTAAGATTCTGATTCTTCATAAATTTTTTCTAATTTAATTTTTCTTTCTTCTTGTTTAGTATAAAAATGTTCAGACATCTCTTTTATGCTAAATGAAAATGGTAATATTCTATCATTTTCATCATTAAAATAATAACAATATTCATAAGGACCGTATACTACCATAACAATATAATAATTATCAACATATAAATATTTATTTGCTCCAACTAGAAGATTTTTTTTACATAATAATTTATCTTCATCATTAATATCCTGTTTCTTCATAAAGTTTTTCTAATTTTATTTTTCTCTCCTCTTGTTTAGTATAAAAATGTTCATAAAAAAATCTAACGCTATATCTAAAAGAATAATATTTTTTTTTATCAAATTCTATATAATAACAATAATCAGTATTATTGTCAAATAATTTAATATCATAAACAATATAATATTTATTTTTATTAAAACTTGCATATAATTCATTTAAATTTTTTTTACACAATAACTTATCACCTACATTAAGATTCTGATTCTTCATAAAGTTTTTCTAATTTAATTTTTCTCTCTTCTTGTTTAGTATAAAAATGATTTAGTAATTCATTTTTATTTAAAAAATATGGATATATTCCATTAGATTCATTAAATATACAGCAGGCAAAACCTTTAAATGAATCATTCAGAATTTTATGATAAATATAATATTTACATTCTATAAAATGTGTACTATAATTAGCTATTAAATCTTTTTTACATAATATTTTATCACCTTCATTAAAATTATTCATAAAGTTTTTCTAATTTGATTTTTCTTTCTTCTTGTTTAGTATAAAAATACTGATGTAAATATGATTCACTAAAAAATGGTAATATTGTATTGAATTCTGATCTTAAATCATAAAAATATTCACTATAATCAGTTGAAAAATTTTTAATATCATCTACATAATAATATTTATCTTTAATAAATATTTTATCAATCTCCTCTTTACATAATAATCTATCTCCTACATTAATATTCTGTTTCTTCATAAAGTTTTTCTAATTTTAATTTTCTAATCTCATTTTTCATAAAAAAATGACCAACTAAATCATGTTCAGTTAAATAATATGAAAATATATTATTAGATTCACTTATATAACAGCAGTAAAAATCATTAAAAATACCACTAAACATATTATCATGAAAAATATAATAATCACCTTCTATAATATGGTTACCATAATAAGTTAAATCCTTTTTACATAATATTTTATCACCATCATTAAAATTATTCATAATTTTCTATTTTATCTAATTTTCTTTTTCTTTCTTCTTGTTTAGTATAAAAATATTCATATAAATCTTCTTCACCACAAAATAATATTAAATTATCATCATCATCAAATAAATAATAATAATAAAAATCCACACCGCTTATAGTATTAGAAATAATATAAATTGATATCATAGCATAATATTTGTCTATTTTGAAATTTTTATTTATATTAATTATATTATATTTACATAATAAATTATCTCCTACTTTAAGATTTTGATTCTTCATAAAGTTTTTCTAATTTGATTTTTCTTTCTTCTTGTTTAGTATAAAAATATTCACAAAATTCTCCGTAATATCTAAAATTAACAGGTTGATATTGTTCACATATAAGCATATAAATATAATCAGTATAATTATTATTAGTTGGAGTAATTTCACAAACATAATAATATTCAAATTCAATAAGATATGTACTTTCTGAATTAAAAAGATTTTTTTTGCATAATAATTTATCTCCTACATTAATATTCTGCTTCTTCATAAAGTTTTTCTAATTTAATTTTTCTTTCTTCTTGTTTAGTATAAAAATATTTACAAAATTCTTTTTCATCACAACATACCAATGATTCGAAATCGTCTAAATAATAGAAATAATAATCTTTACGAGCTACATTAATAATATCAATATATTTAATATAATAATATTTACCTTTTATAATATATGTAGAATTTGATAAAAAACTAATCTTACATAATAACTTATCTCCAATATTAATATTCTGCTTCTTCATTTTTTAATTTTTCTAATTTAATTTTTCGTACTTCATTTTTAGTATAAAAATAATCATCAAATTCTTCTATATAATAGAAATCTTTATTGGTATCATCTATTATATTATATTTATAATAAAGTACATCAATGTCAGCACTCAAAAGTACATCAAAGTCAGCACTCAAAATTATATATTCTACACCTTTCGTTAATGTCAGATATGATTTATTAACATCAATTTTACACAATAATTTATCTCCTATATTAAAATTTTGATTCTTCATGAAGTTTTTGTAATTTAATTTTTCTAGTTTCGTTTTTTGTGTAAAAATAAGTATAAATATCTTCATATGAACAAACAATATTCATTTTTTCATTTCCTATGGTCATATAATAATATGCATTATCAATATTAAAAAATTTATTATCAATATTAAAAAATTTAATATCATAAACAGTATAACATGAATTTAGTATATAATATTCAAAATTTGGATGAAATATACGTTTACATATTAATTCATCTCCTATATTAAGATTCTGTTCCTTCATTACCCAACTTTTTTAATTTAATATTCCTAACTTCCTTCTCAGTGTAAAAAAATTCATAAATATCTTTTTCATACTGAACTTCTACCTTTACATTATTATCATCAATTATATAAATAAAAGTATAATATTCAGTCTCAAATAAACTATCACTTATAATATATTCGTTCCCTTTATGAATAGATATCTTATGATGAATATAATCTTTTTTGCATAATAATTTATCTCCTACTTTAAAATTATGATCCTTCATTTATTTCATTTAATTTCATGCTTCTAATTTCATTTTTAGTATAAAAATAAGTATATAAATATCTTTCCATCCAAAATGAATATCGTTCATTATTATCATCAATTATATAATAAAAATATTCATTATAATCCACAAAAATATCATTAATTAATCTAATTTCATCAACAACATAATATTTACCTTTTTTAAAAAATAATAATGAAGTATTATTAGATACCAATGATTTTAAATCATTTTTGCATAATAATTTATCTCCAATATTAAGATTCTGTTTATCCATTTATTTTCTGCAATTTCTTATTTCTTAATTCTTTTTTTTCATAAAAATAATCATGAAAAAAACTTTCAGACCAAAATGAACATGATTTATTCATTTCTCCATTTATATAATAAATATAATCATCTTGTCCAAATATATGATCACATGTATTCTTATAAGCATATTTATCATCTATTATTTTTATATCAACAATAGAATAATATTTATCTTTTATAAAATGAGAAAATATTATTAATTTATCATCACTAATTAAATTTTGAAATAAATCTTTTTTACATAATAACTTATCTCCTAAATTAATATTCTTTTTCGTCATTTTTTAATTTGTTTAATTTTATTTTTCTTTCTTCTTGTTTAGTATAAAAAACATCATAAAAATCAACTTTACGTAGATATAATAAATTTTTGCTATTTTTTTCTTTTAATGAATAAAAATTACTACTATAAAATATGTTAGTATTAACTATTTCATATTCTCTATCTTTATAAAAAACTTCAGTATAATTATAATAACTATTTTTGCATAATAATTTATCTCCAATATTAATATTCTGTTTATCCATAAAGTGGTTCTAATTTTATTTTTCTATCATGAACTGTTGCTAATGTAAAGTAATTCTAAACTAATTTCATTGTTTTTCACCGAAATTAGAAACTCTGACTCCAACTGTATTCAATTTTCCATTCAATATCAAATATAATCATTTTATTCCGTATTATATGTATTTTTTAAATTTTTCTTTCATCTATTCATATTTTAATCTGTAACATTTACCACCACTCTTAAATTCTATAACATCAAATCCAATATAAGTCCTTTCATTCACTGGAATAACCTTCTTTTTAGATCTTTTAATAGTCTTAATATCCTTCATTAAATTTTTAATTTTTCAATTATTATCTTCTCAATATATCCAGAATAATTCTCAATCTCATTCTGCTCACAATATCTAACAAACATATCATAAACCCTTGGATCTATCGAAAATGAAATCTTCTTCCTTTTTTGATCATCAGGTATCTTTTTCCGCATAATATAATTTTTATCTATTATATGAAAAATAATTTAAAAAGTTATTTTAAATTTTATATAGTAAGATTTTAGTAAAAATATAGCAATTTACGACCTTAAGTTATTTATATATAGAAGAAAAATAACTAAAATATATGAAATCACCAAAGAAAAATAGAAAATTGTCGATATCTATATCACTAGACGTTAATATTATTAAACAAATAGATGATAATTTTACAAATAAATCAAAATTTTTAGAATATAGCATAATAGAAGAACTCTGTAAAGATCTAAAATTTAAAGATGAACTAAAAAATAAACATATTATACTATGAAATTAAAATGGACTTATGAAAAATGTAAAGAAGAAGCTTTGAAATATAATACAAGAGGTAGCTTTAGTTTAAATTCTGGCTCTGCGTATTTCGCATCTGCAAAAAATAAATGGTTAGACGATATTTGTTCACATATGATTAAATTAAAACATCATGAAGATTATTGGACAAAAGAAATATGTTTAGAACTAGCATTAAAATGTAAAAATAGAAAAGAATTTGGTGAAAAATATTATGCTGCTCATAACGTTTCTATAAAAAATAACTGGATAGATGAAATTTGTTCTCATATGATACAACCTAACGATTTTTTAAGATGTATATATTCTTATGAATTTAGTGATAAGAATGTATATGTTGGCTTGACATATAATTTAAAAAATAGAAATAGTAGACATTTCAATGAATATAATAATAGTATTGTATATAAATATTTTAAAGAATTTAAATTAAATCCAACACTTATTCAATTAACAGATTATTTAAATATTAGTGATGCAAAAATTATGGAAGAAACACATTTAGAAATATATAAAAAAAAATGGTTGGATTATTTTAAATACAGCGAAAACAGGAAGTTTAGGAGGAATTACTTTAATATGGACAAAAGAAAAATGTCAAGAAGTTGCATTACAATGCAAAACTAAAAGTGAATTTTACTTAAAATATGCAAGTGCTGCTGGATCAGCATTAAAAAATGGTTGGATTGATGATATATGTTCACACATGGAAAATAAAACAAAACCTAAAGGTTATTGGAATTATGAAAATTGTTTGAATGAAACAATAAAAATAAATAATAAAAAATTATTAAATAGTTCTGGCGCTTATAAATCAATGATTAGAAATAATTGGAAAGATAAGATTTATGATTATATGAATTGGAATAAACAATAATAATATTTTTATATACAATAAATAAAATTACAATTAAATGATTCAAATAGACGACAAAAAAATATTTTTTCCTCTCAAATACGAACCAAAATCTTACCAAATTGATGGACTAAATTTTATTAAAAATAGTATATTGACAGGTAAACGTTTTATTTTAGAAAATTTGCCGACTGGGGTTGGTAAGTCATTCATGGTCATAATGCTAGCCAATTGGTATAAAGGATTCGTGAATCCAGATGCCAAATTTGATATTCTTACAGCATCGAAGGTACTTCAAGGCCAGTATATCAGAGATTTTCCGTTCATAAATGATTATAGAGGCAAATCTAACTATTATTGTAAAGATTTTGATTGTGATTGCGGTACAGCTAAAGAACTCTGTGCTATAATGAAAAAACATTGTGATCAATGTCCATATGACATTGCTAAAAATTCCTGGATATCTGGAGATATAGGTTTGAGTAATTTTCATCTATTTGATACATTATCATTATTTCAACCTGATATTTTAAAAAGAAGAGATGGTAATGTACTTATAATTGATGAGTGTCAATCATTCGAAGAAACCTTCTCATCCTATCTTTCCTCAAAATTAAGTTCAAAAACTTTAAAAAGATGTGGATTTGGATTAAAAGAAATTGAAGAGATTGATAGCAAATATATTTCAAAAATTAAATTTTTAGATAAATATTTAGAATTTTTAGAAAGAAAGTTAATACCAATGTTAGAGAAAAAAAGAACTCAATTTGAATCTGATATTGCTGGATCATCAAAATCAAAACAAAAAGTAGAGTTATCTAAATATTTACAAAATATTGATAGTAAACTATTATCGTTTAAACATTTATTTGATTCACATAAAAATGATCCAGATAATGTAGTTCTTGATATCAATAAAAATAAGAGTGAAAAAAATTATAGTGGGATAGAGTTGGTAACTGAACATATTTTCGTTTATGAGTACCTAAATCAATATGTATGGTCTAAATACGATCATATAATTTTTATGTCTGCTTCTGTACTCGATTCTAAAATGTTTAGTTTCATTAATGGATTAGATGAAGAATTAACAAGTTATCATGAAATGGATTCTCCTTTTGAATTAAAAAATCATCCTATATTTTATATGAAACTTGGTAAAATGTCTTTTTATAGTAAAGAAGAGACTTTTAAGAATCAGATACCTTGGATAAAAAAAATATTAGCTAAATATAAAAACAAAAAAGGAATAATTCACACATCAAATTATGAAATAACAGAATGGTTAAAAGAAAATATTATGGATGAAAGGTTATTATTTCACACTACTGAAGATAGAAATGAAATTCTTGAAAAACATTTAACAAGTACAGCTCCAACAGTTTTAGTAAGTCCATCTATGATGGAAGGAATTTCTTTAGATGATGAATTAGCTCGTTTTCAAATAGTGTTAAAAATATCATTCGCAAATTTGGGTAGTAAAAAAATTAAAGCAAGACAAAAAATGATGCCTGAATGGTATAGCTGGAATGCATGTGTTCAAACAATACAAGAAGTAGGTAGAGGAATTCGTAGTGAAACAGATTACTGCGATACGTTTATATTAGACTCAAACTTTTCAGATTTATTAAAATATAATTCTAATATATTACCTAAGCACTTTACAGATTCTATAAAAGTTTTAAAAACATAATTAATAATAATGAATAATAGTTCATTATTTTTCATTATCTTTATATAATATGAAAGAGATAGAAGAATGGTTTTATGATTGTAAATTTATTTATTTTAGTTTCAATTTAGATATTGAGCCTACAAATAAAATAAATGAATTTAGAATAATAGCAGAATCTGAAATACCTAAGATACCAAATAAATATATATCTGGATTTTATGGATATGTAGAAAAAGGAATATCATATTGTTGGTTAGATTTAATAAATTGTAACATTATCATGACTGATTATGATCATAGTATTATACCATCTGTATTTGAGTTTAATAGAACTGATTGGATTAAGAATAAAAGAAAGAAAAAATTAGAAAATATAATTAATAATGTATAAAGTTGGCGATAAAGTTTTTTGCATAAAGGACTGTTACAGAGAGTTTGATAAACTATTGATTTTTAAAAAAAATTATTCATATTTTATTTACGAGAAAAAAGATTATAATAATATTATTGTAATAAAATACACTAATGATGGTTATGGTTGTGATGGTGATGGTTGGTATTCATTTTGGTTCACCCCAAGAATGGAAGATTATGATTTTGATACATATTTTTGTGATTTAAAAGAATTTAGAAAAAATAAATTAGAAAAAATAATTAAAGAATGTTAGTAATTACAAAAGAAGAGATAAAGTTTACTGTAAGAAAAATACAGAAAAAAAAAAATAAAAAAAAATATTAGAACATGAAAAATAAAGAAGAAATATTAATTTGTAGTTGTCATTCAACTGATCATCAACTTATATTTTTATATGAAGAAGATATAACAGAATCAGGTAAAATTGATCCTATATGTTATGCTCATGTATTATTAAATAGAAGATCATTTTGGAATAGATTAAAATATGGTATTAAATATATTTTTGGTTATAGATGTAGGTATGGCGCATTTGATGAATTTATTTTTAAACCTGAAGATGCTTATAAAATTCAAAGATTAGCTAATTATTTAAAAAGTGAGTTAGAAAATGCGTCCAAAGATTAATGAATATTATTATTGCAAGAAAGCAATGAAATTTTTATTTAATAATGACTATTTTGAAAAAGGAAAACATTATAAAGTTTCAGATCGTCATCATGGTGACGTAGTTATAATTTCTAATATTGGTGAAATGGTGTTCTCATTAGAGAATCATATGAGTTATTTGTATTTTTATGAATATTTTGGAACTATTAAAGAAGAAAGAAAAGAAAAATTAAATAAGTTATTAAATGCATCCTAAGATTAATGAATTATATTTTTGTAAAAAGACATTAAATACAACTCTTAATAATTTTCCTGAATTAGAAAAAGGAAAATATTATAAATTAACTCATATATATGATAGTGTTATTACAATTATACTTAATGATAAAATTAGTGAAATATCATTTTCATTAGATGATGAATATGATGAATATAGTGTTTATTTTTATTTTTATGAATATTTTGGAGATAATCAAGATGCAAGAAAATATAAATTAAATAAGTTATTAAATGATAATGTATAAATTTTTAGATGTTGAATGTAAGATTGATTTTGATTCTTTTTTATCTATAGATTCCGTAACAGGTAGATTATATAAAAAAGATTTTGAGTCATTTTATTCTTTATATGAGTACATTGAATTCAATTTGAAGGATATTACTCATATATTATTTGATGACTATGAGTACTACTTAAATCATGGTAAACTTCATAATTTGTATGGTCCTGCTATGATAAAATATAATGTTACTAGTGAATTTAGTCCAACTCAATTTAATATTAATAAATTTTATATTGATGGTAAATTAGTAGTTGATGATATAATGAGTACAAAAGGTTGTCGTAAATTAGAATTCTTTAAGTCAAGAGAAATTTTTTTCTATAAAGAGTTAACAAATAAAAAATCAGGACGAGATGAACTAACTGGAATTTTTTACAGAAGAAAAGAAGGAATTGATTATGAAAAAACTATCATAAATCTTAATGATAGAATTAGAATTGATCAAAGAAAATTAAAATTAATATCATTAAAAAATGTCAATATTTAATTTAAATAAATTATTAGACTTTCCAGATAATCCTATTGAAGTGTATTTATGATATAAACAAAAAAGTCAGTTTAAAAACTGACTTTTTTAATATTTTGTCAGTTTGTAAACTGACTTTTTATATTATAAACTATCTTTTTTATTTTTAACAATAGGTACAAAAAACTTATGATGCTTTACAGGTCTTATAGTATCATATACAGGAATTGTATCATAAATTATCTGTTTAACAATTGGAATTACAGGTTTTTCTGCTGCTTCTTTTGCTTCAACTTCTGCTTTATGTTTATCTTCAATTTTATTATAAGAAAATATAACAAAAGATATAATAATAACAGCAGCAAAAAATACAACTGCAGAATAAAAAATTAATCCTATATAATATAAAGATTTGAATTTATTTTTATTAATTTTTTTCATTTTTTAGTTATTTTTGATGTTATTAATTTCATTATTTTTTCTTTCTTGTTCGATTAAATCAGTTTGAACGATATTAGCATAAATCATTTTGAATGAATTTTTAACTTTATTATCAATTTCTTTTTCTTTTTCATTTTCAATTTCTTCTTTTTTAATATCAAATATTTCAAGAAGATATAAATATTTTTTATCTGAAATAATAATTGGTGGATATGCAGTTTCTTTATGGTAAACAAGAACTTGCATATTTCTAATAATAATATATGTTCCAGTTATTTTATTGTCTATAATTCTTTTAAGTGTTTTTGAAGTCATTGATAATACTGAATCATTATCTCTAATAAGTCGTCTACATAGACTTACTACTTCATTTTCACTATTATTTACTTTATTAATCTTATTATCACTAATTGTAAAAAACCTAATAAGTTTAATTGCAAATTTTTGTGTGTCACGACGAAATTTTTGTTTCTTGACTTTAAAATAAGATTTCTTAATTTCAATTCTTTCTGTTAATTTCATATTAATGTTTTTTTAATGAATAATTTTTACACTACAAAGATATATATAATAACTGATATAAAAAAGTTAATAATAATTAATCAACTATATTTAGTTTTTTATGATTACAAAAGTAGATATTTTTATTTTAATAAAAAAATTATTTAATATTTTTTATAAATTATAAACAGTTATAGCATAATATATCAAAACAAATCATAACAATAATAATATATAATTACAAATATAATGATTGAATATGATTGATTTTAAATATAGAGAATATTATGATGAAAAATGCATAAAATTAATTGAATCTATAGGCTATAAAAATAAAACAAATAATTTCATGCTATTTGAACAAGATGGCTATATTAATATAAATTTTTATATAATAAATGATTGGGATAAAATAATTTCATTTAATAGGTACTACCAAATAACAAATGAAATTAAAGTCTATACAAAAGAATTTTTTAATTTTGAAGATTTTAAAAAATTTATAATTGAATATCATATAAAAATATTTAGAAAATTAAAATTAAAAAATTTGATATGAATGATCATTTAGAAAAAGATTATATAGATGATGATTTTAAAAATAAATATAATAGAGAAATAATAAAATCAAAAATATTAAATAATATATTTAAACAAGAAATTAATCAAGATATAATTTAAAAAATATTTAATATATACAGATATGAAGCACTTAAAATTTTTTGAATTAGATCAATACACAGAGAAAGAAATTAAGCAGTATAAAATGTCATATTCTCAAGCAGGTAAAGCTTGGAAATCTTTATGGTATGATTGTTATTCTTGGAAATCTTTATGGTATGAACATAATTTTTTTCATCCAGCTCAAAAATTTTTTAAAATAAAAATATCATTGAATTATGATAAAGATGAAGATCTTGGATATTTTGAAATTTTAAAATATAGTAAAGAAAATAAATCATATACTAATCTTGGAGGTAAATTTTTTAGAGGTACACCTGAAGATAGAATGAATTTTATAAAATGGTTAGATGAACTTAATTTAATAAATAAAAATAGAGATATTTAAATCTCTCTATTTTTAATATTCTTAACTAAAACAAACAAGTCCATTATCTGATGCTACTCTAAATGCTTCTTTAAATTTAGAATAAATATCATAAAAATAATCTCCTTGACTAATTGCTACTTTATCAAATTCAACAAAATCTTCATATAGTTTTTTTGATATTTCAGGTCCTATAACGCCTTCACAATCACTGAATATTATAATTTCATAAAAAGATTTAGCTACATATTTTTCTCCTGAATTAATTTCATCTAATTTAATTTTTCTAATATTTGTATCAAAATCATTAAATACATCTTGCATACTAATATATCCTAGCATTTCTAATAAATTCTTTCTCCAAACACCATAACCTGAACATGATCCAACATGAAAAGAGTCACTTTCAGATTCATCTGTTTCATGATAACATTGACCATTTTTTAATGAACCTAATTGATATATGAAATATTTATGATTTTCAATATAATTATCGTCATCATCGTCATTACTTTCTGATATTTTAATTTTACTATAATATGATATATCTAAACCCATTTTTATTATTTTTTAATATTTTTTAATTTTTCTTTTCTAACTAATTTAATTGGTAAACAATTATTATATTTCAACATATCAGCTTCTTTTTTTCTTATTATTTCATCTTTTTCATACTTCAAAATAAGTTTTTTGTATTTATATAATACTTCACGTGATGGAGAATCGTTTCTCCAATCAATTGTATTACCATTATGAAATGAGGTAACTAAAATATAGTAATTTGTAGTATTTTATTAGATTTGTTGGGTAACAATTCTAACTTTACTTTTACAATTTCCTAAGTGATAGTCTATTAACACATCATCTTTTAATAACATGTTCCGATACTTCAGTTGGTTGGTCTTTCTATATAATTGAATCCAATTATCCTGTGTTGTGTTGATATTCTCACCAAGTAGATAAAACAATTTCTCTTGATTTATTAAATTCATACACGGGTATATAGAACTACCTTTTTTAAATTTATTCATCCCTCTACTGCCAATTTCAATGCTAGATGAAATTGGGTCAAAGAAGGTATGTATCATATTTCCGATAAAACTACTATAAGCAGCGTTTACCTCTATTTTATTTAAGCCATTTTCATTACAATATTTAGTAATCAAGTTGGTCGTTAAAGTTCGATGCCATAGATTTTTAGTTTGTTTATTTAACTCTTTACCTACTGTATCTTTTGATTGTTTATCTTTAAAATCAAGATCTTCCATCACAAAATTATACACTCTGAAGTGCTTACACATCATGAATATTTGTTTCCAGACTTCTTTTATTTCATGTTTTCTTTTATCATTTTGTTTAACTTGTTTCTTGTCTGAAGAGCTTAAACTTAATTTCGTACTTAACTCAGATAAAATAAAGCACTGAACATGAATTAATTTCTGCTCATCATTAATGTCATCAAATATACTTAAACCGATAAACTTTGGATTTAAATCAACCGCCATGTAACGATTTGATAGCTTACCTACTTTTTTTCTATCATTTTGTTCATTCTTATGCTTTATATAAATTTCCTTTTTACTTTCTTTGCTTAACGCAAGTAACTGTTCTTTCTTGCAGTCCAATTGATTGAATTCATAACCATTTAATAACTCTTCGTCATAAGATAAATGAATATATTCGTTTGATAATCTTATGGTCACTGGCATTAAATTCAGGTTAGACATTTCTTGAATTTTAATTAATTTATTTTTTTGTTTTTTGCCGTTAGTTTTAAAAGTGATATCAATTTTAAAATCTCTTGATGGTTTGAAAGTGATTTTATTATTAATTAGATCGAAATCAATTTTTCTGTTACCTTTTTCACAGGCACGTCCGATTAAATAAATTCCTAATTTACGTTTTGATGTGAACTCTAATTTCTTGAGCCCTAACCTTTCTATTAATTCTTTCTTATATTCAAGAAATTTCTTGTAATCTGTTGATTTAATATCAATCTTTGTTAGCTGTAGCTCAGTTTTATAAATATTTAAATGTAATTTCGTGATTTCACGTTGTAGTGCTTTACCACCAAATGTAATATTATTGTTTATATTTCGTTTAATTCTTGCTAGATTATTTATTAAATTATATTTTTTACGTTTTTCCTTTTTTGTTTTGAATTCGTTATTATCAAGACATTTCTGAATATCAATTATCTTTTTTGATTTCTTTTCTTTGGTTGCTTCGTGCTGTTTAAGTTTTGTTTTCACATCAGAAATACAACAATCAAACATGGATTTGTCTAACACAGAATTATTTAATAGTGATTTTATATAATCATCATCAATTAAATCAAAATGATTATAAAGAGTATAAAACAAACCAGTGTAGTCAGAACAATATTGATCTATTATCTCTGCTTGTAAGCACTCTTTTATTTTTAATTTAATAGTTAACATTTATTTAAATCGTTTATTTGGTAGAATCAAAATTTAATAGTATATTTGTACTATATAATAAAATTATTATATCAGTTTTTATCATAAAAGTTTATATATTATATTAAAACTGATAGCTATTAACTATGACATTTCACCTTTGCTCATCCATATATACCATCTATTATAATCTTTAACAGTAAAATGAATATTATCATCACAAATCAAAAATTTTAATATTGAATTATCATAAAATAATATTGTAGCATAATAATTATCTACATTAATAGATGAAATTTTAACATTTTCTAAATATACAAGTAAAATATCTAACAAAGGATAATAATCATATTTTATATGATTATGCCATAAAAACCCGTAATATATTTTTTTTAATAACTTATTCATTATTTTTTAATATTTTTTAATTTTTGTTTTCTAAGTAATTTAATAGGTAAGCAATCAGAAAAATCTTCAATTTCTACATTATCTATTTTATGATTTTTAGATTTTTCATGATTTAGAATTAATTTTTTATATTTATAATAAACTTCACAAGATGGTTGTTTTTTATTCCATTTCATTATTCTTCCATTACTAAATTTCATTGTTCCATAAGCCATCCAAGCATTCCATCTAGAATTCCAAAAAGTTAATACTGAATTATCAGAGAAAGTTATTACACAATTACCTATTATAATTTCAATATTAATAATTTTAACATTTTCTAAATATACAACTAAAATATCTAATGCATGATAGGTATCATACAATTTCATAGGAGTATATAAAAAGTAATAAAAATTCTTAAATATTTTTAAAATATTTTTTATTATTTTATTTAACATATTCATATATAATTATTTAAGAAATAACCAGACAAACAGATAAAAAACTCCAATAATAACAACCCACCTAAGAATAATTGAAAATAATGCTGAAAGAGGATCAGCAAACCAATAAAGTATTTTAATTACGCCATAAACAATCAATGGTAGAAATAACTTTAAAGGATTATAATCACTACCTTTTCCTATCCAAGATAGAATACCAATAGCATTAATATTAAAATACCATAAAAACACAAACAAAATTTGAACGACAATTAATGTCATGTAAAAATACCTAGTTATCTCTTTCATGATTTTATAATTTTAAATTGTATCACAACATATTAAATTTTCAAATAGTACATCATCAAAAAAAGAATCATCAGTTTTTATATGACAAATACCAGAATTATTAATCAATTCTCTTGTATTATTTATTTGTTTTTCTACTTTTTCTTTTAAATTACATATTTTATTAGCATCTTCAATAATTTCATTTAATTGCATAATAAATTCTTCAATAACCAAATTAAATTGACACAAATCAAAACATTTATCTATAGATAAATTAATCCAACAGTTTGAAATTGAAACACCATCTTCTATTTGAATATAAAGAGTAGTCTTTCTTAATGCTATTTCAAATAATCCGCATTCATAACTAAATTTAAGTTTTCTTAAAGTTAACTCATGACTAATTAAATTAATTTCAGTTATCATTTTTAATTTTAATGCTCTTTCTTCTTTATTTTTCATAAGTTATTGAATATTCAAGTTTTTAATTAATACAAAGATAATAATAATTTTTGTATAACAAAAATTCATCACTAAATAATGATGAATTTTATGCTTTTTTATTTAAAGAAGAAGAAATCACAACGTCTATTAATTCTATACATCATTTTTGGAGTATCAATTTTACCTAATCCATTTATGATAATATGATCCTCTGAAATTTTATATGTATTTACTAATTCATTTTTAACCATATTAACTCTATTCATGCTTAATTTATCATTATAAGGTACATTACCAATATAATCACAATATCCTCTTATTTCAACATTATAATCTGGATATTTTCTCATTATAAACGCAACATGTTTAATAATATTTAATGCAGTATTATCTAAATTATATTTATCGAAATCAAAATAAATACTTGGAATTTTATTAACAAATTCATCATTTATACCATTATTATTTGCATATGTAGTACTATCATTACAAGTTTTACACCCATTATAAATAGTATTTGTATTTGTATTATAATTATTAGTTATATTAACTGTTGTACCACAACAAGGTTTATCATAATCTGAATACTTTTCTAATTTTTTATTAATTTCTATAGATTTAGATTCTTTTGATTTAAATTTATAACGAGCATAGAGTGTAAATACATCAATATTATCATTAGAATTGCTATCATATCCACCACTACTATAATGTTTTACTCCTTCAGGTGTACTAAAAGCTAAAACTATACCTTCTAAATTATCTTTATTATTAGTTCTATAATGTATTTTTCCTCCTATACTTATATTATTATATAAACTATATTCAGCATAAAATGTAATAGGAATAGTGAATGCATTACCATAATCAGGAATTGCTTTAGATGTAACATCAGGCTTTATGATATTTTGATTAAATGTATAATTTGCATAACCAATTCCAATTGATCCATTAAAAGAAAATTTAGAATTTGACATTGGAAAAATCATTTTTGTAAAATTAATAGTGGCATTAAAATCACCTGTATTATAATTAGTTTCAAATGATGCATAATGATTTTCACCTTTTAACGGTAAATGATAATAATTAACTGATAATCCCCAAATTGGAGTGAGAGTATACTCAATAAGACCTCCAACTGTTATTTGTCTTACTGATCCAGGAAAAATACTTGTGATATCTTGAGTTACATCACCATCGAAATAATTTACTCCAATTTCACCTACAATTGAAAATTTATGATTATCATTTTCTGAAAATATAGAAAAAGAAATCATCAAAAAAATAAATAATAATAGTTTTTTCATAATAATTCTTTTAAATGTTTTAGTTTTTTATGTTTAAGATATAATACATATATAAATATAAGAGAAAATAACTCTAATATAGGTATATCACCAACTGGAACAGAAGATGGAGGACATGGTTCAGATACCCATTCATCATAAGGAGGAATCCATACTTCATGCCAACCACATTTATCATATTCCCATTCGTAATATCCATCATGATGTACCCAATGTCCACAACCAGTTGGCGGAGTAGTACATTTTTGTGATGAACTACCACTATTTGATAAACTACTATTTGATGAACTACTATTTGACAAATCAGTAGTAGTAGCTATTGCTGTTAAATTATTATCTAATTTAGAACTTGATGCTTTTTTAGAATTATATAAATCAAATGATGGAATTAATATATCTGAATGATCATTCATATTATTATGAGAATATAATACATCATTATAATCAGAAGAACTCAATGATGACGGATTATCATTATTTACTGATATAACCTTATATGATTCATCAGATGGTATACTGATGTTAGGTTCATCACTTTCATCAGAAATATTATTATCTGTACTACTTGATAAAATATTAAGTTTTTTATCACTATACGAAGATGATTTATCAATTTCACTAAAATTGTAATCTGATGTAGAAATGTTAGAATATAATTTAGTATATGGTTTAACATTTATATAGATTAAAAATATAATAACTGAAATCGAAATTACTAAAAATAATATTTCTTTATTTTTCATACTTATACAATTTTAATATTTATGTGCAAAGATAATATATTTATTGTTATTTACCAAATTTATTTTAAAATTTTAATAATTTATCAAATTCAGCATATTTTTTATTCATTATCATAATATAATTATGTTCCTTTTTAGAATATTCTTCCTTTGCTTTGCATTGTTCTAAATGCACATTATACCAATATGACGATTTTATTTCAATTATTAAATCATAATCAGGTAAATAAAAATCAGAATGATATATTCTTGTTTGACCTAAATAATTATATTTTAAAGATAATCCATTCTCTATTTTAATTATATCTTTGTATTTTAATACAAAATCATTTTCATAAGAACCTTGACAAAATAAATCATCAAAATAAGTTAACTTAAATCCATTATTTTTATGTTTATTAAAATAATCTTGATTTTGAGAAGGATAATCAAAACCATAATTTTTAAAATTTGTTTTTCTTATTTTATCTTTAACTGATTCACATTGAGTAGGATATTCTACTCCTAAATTTTTTAAATTCGTTTCTCTTATTTTATCTTTAATTTCTTCATTTTGAAAAACATTTTTACATCCATATCTTATTAAATTAGTATTATCTACTTTGATTTTAATTTCTTCATTTTGATGTGGATTTTCAACTCCATATCTTTCTAAATTTGTATTTTTCATTTTTTCTTTTATATCTTCTAATTGAAATACATTATCTACTCCATATTTTTCTTGTGTAGCCAACAATCTTTTTTGTTTCATGCACTTAACATCATTACAACATGTTGTCGATTTTCCATTTTTTGTTTTATTATTATAATTATTATAATTATTATAGTTAATTTTAAATATTTTACCACAATAATCACATTTAACATCTATAATAGCATGACTGCCTAATGTTAAGTTTTTTACTGGATAATTTATTATATCACCTATTTTGCATTTAGTATCACTATAAATTCTTAAATTATTTTTTGTTATTTTAATTTCAACATATTTTGATATTATCATTCATTTTAATTATTTTTAGTCGGACTTTATTTTATTTATATATAAAAATAAAAAGGTCATAAATGGAAAAAAAAGTAAAAATATTAACAGTTAAACATTATTTTAATTTAAGCACAGAAATTAGTTATAAATTTGAAAAATATATTAAAGATAATGTTATAAGTAAACCTAAATTACTAGAAAAATTAGTAATTAATTATCTTAAAGAGAATAATATTATAGAATAATTTAAATAAACTATTACTCAATTAAATTATATAAAAACATAAAAACAATCAATTAAATGAACAAATTTAAAGTTTTAGTTCTTGACTCAGACTGTGATGGTGTTGGATACGCAAGATTGCTTTCACCATATTCATGTTTTAATGATCCTGATATTCAAGTAGATATAAGATTATTTATGGATAGTACATTACCATTATTTAATGAAAATTTTCTAAGTCAATATAAAATAATAGTATTTAATAAACCAATTCCTTTTCCTGAACCAAAAGCTAAAGAAGTTTTTGATGCAATTATAAAAAAGCATAATATAAAAAAAGTTTTTGATCTAGATGATTATTGGATTTTATCCAATGATCATCCGAATTACAGAATGTGGAAACAAAATAATTCTCAATCAATAATTGAGAATCAAATTCGTGAAGCAGATGCAATAACTACAACAACAGAATTATTAGCAGATAAAATTATAGAATTTAACACTAATATATTAATTGCTCCAAATTCAGTAAATTTAAAAGAACACCAATGGTGTTCAAATAAAAAACCTTCAGATAAAATTAGATTTTTATGGGGTGGTGGAATAACTCACTTGGTAGATTTAAGATTATTAAAAACATCATTTGAAAAATTAGATAAATATTTTTTACAAAAAGCTCAAATGGTAATGTGCGGATTCGATTTACGAATGGCTACTCCGAATGGTATAATTAAAGATAATATAAATAGAAGTCCTTGGACATTTTTTGAATCAATTTTTACAAATAATTTCAGATATATTTTAAACGGTAAATATAATGCTTGGCTTAGACAAGGTGATGATAAAGGTCGAGATAATTACGGAGTAAATGAAGAATTTAAAGATGAATTTTATCAGAGAAGGTGGACAAAACCAATATTGCTTTTTGGTACTATGTATAATGAAGCAGATGTAGTATTAGCACCTTTAAAGTCTCACAATTCTTTTAATATGGTAAAGAGTCAATTAAAAGTAATTGAGGCTGGAGCGCATCATTGCCCGATTATATGTAGTAATTATGGACCTTATACTATAGATGATATTGAAGGTAAGATTGATGGTAAACAAAAAGGTTTTTTAGTTGATGAAGATACTGATAGTTCATTACGTTGGAAAGAAATTATGCAATATTATGTTGAAAATCCTGATAAAGTTAAAGAGCATGGTGAAAATTTATTTGAATATGTAAGAGATAATTATGAAATTGGTATTACAAATCAAAAAAGATCTGAATTATTTAAAAAATTAATAGAATAATTATGATAAAAGCAATATTTGTAAGAGGAGATTATGGAAAACAAAGTGATCTGGAAGAATTAAATAGAGAGTTAAAAGAATGCAAATCTATAATTAAAGAAATGTCAACTGGATATGGAACAGTTTTAATAGTTGATATTTTTTCAAGAAAAGAAAAATTAGAAAAATTAAATGAAATATCAAATAAAAAATAATTAAAAAATATGTTAAAAGCAATTTATATAGGATATGATGCTAAGCAAAAAATTAATGATATAAATAGAGAATTAAAAGATTGTAAATCTATAATAGAAAAGATTTCGACTGGAGATGGTCAAACTATTTTAATTGTTGATACGGTCACAAGAAAAGATAAATTAGAAAAATTAAATGAAATATCGAATGAAAAATGAACTAATAATAATAGTATATAAAATAAATATATCAGGGTTAACAAGACAGCAAGCAGAAGAGATGATAATGAGTTATATTGAATCTGGTAATTTATCATCAGATGAAGAATTAAAAGAAAATTATACTATACGTGAACTGTATTTACCGATACAAACAGGAGATAATAATATTGAAGTTATTTATCCAATAGCTGGAAATACATATTCTAATAATTTTTATGATATAGTAAATGATATTAATAAAATAATAAAAGATATACACTATGATGACGTTAAACCATATTGGAATAAATTATTAAGGGAATTAAAAATAAGAATATTAGAAGATAAAGATGAATAAACAGATAATATAAAAAATATTAAAATGAGCAAATTAATGAAATGGTCAGGATCGAAAGATTCCCAAGCAAAAAATATAATAAATTATTTTCCTAAAAAAATAGACACATACAGAGAGCCATTTTTAGGAGGAGGATCTGTATTTTTAAAATTATTAGAAAGTGATATTGAGGTCAATAGTTACTATTTATCTGATATTAATAAGGAATTAATAGGTATTTATCAATTAATAATGAATGATCCTGATTTACTTATAGATACATATAATAATCATTATAAGGAATTTAATATAGATGATGATATACAGCATAGAAAAGAATATTTTAATGAAATAAGAAATAATTTTAATGAAAATAAAAAGTCAGAAGATTTCTATTTTATTATGAGGACTGTAACTTCTGGATTACCAAGATGGAATCAAAGTGGTAAGTTTAATTCCAGTTGTCATTTCACAAGAAGTGGAATGATGCCAGAATCTGTTGATAAAATTATAAAAAAATATAACAAATTATTCAATTCTAAAAATATTATATTTTCACAAGAAAGTTATGAAAATATAAAATCAAATGAAAATGATATAATTTATATGGATCCGCCTTATCAAAATACCAAAGGTATGTATTATGGTGGATTTAATTCTGAAAAATTTATAAATTGGTTAGATTTATTATCATCCAAATGGATTTTATCATATAATGGAAAAATAAATGATGATAAAATAGAACATTTTGGACCAAATAATTATAAACGGCATGAATATTTAATATCTGGAAATTCTTCATTTAGAAGAATAAAAGAAGCAAGTAATGATACAATAATTAGTGAATCTCTTTATTTAAATTTTTAAAAAATAATAAATAATATGAAAACAAATGAAAGAGTAGAACCAAAAAAATTAACTGATAATGAAATTGATGATTTAAATAATTATTCTACTTATCAAATAAGTGAAATATCATTATTTATATATGAAGAATATCTTAAAGAAAATTTAAAAAATAATGAAAATGAAAATGAATAAAGCAGATAAATATTACATTGAAAATTTAAACAGAATAAAAAATGAAGGTTCTTTTGATGAAAATCCAAGGCCAAGATATAAAGATGGTACTGAGGCATATACAAAATTTATAACTCAAGTATTTGAAGAATATGACATTTCAAAAGGTGAGTTTCCAATTCCAACACTGAGAAATACAGCTATAAAAACTGGAATAAAAGAGATTTTCTGGATATATCAAAAACAAACAAATTCATTAGATGTGGCACATGAGCTTGGAGTCACTTGGTGGGATGAATGGAATGTCGGTGATTTAACAATTGGATCCAGGTACGGTTATACTATTAAGAAATATAATTTAATGAATAAATTATTAGATGGATTAAAAAATGATCCATTTGGTAGGCGTCATATAATTAACATGTATCAATATGAAGATTTTGATGAACCAAAAGGATTATATCCTTGTGCATATGAAACATTGTGGTCAGTTAGAAAAGTAAACAATGAATATTATTTAGATATGACATTAACGCAAAGATCAAATGATTATTTAACTTCAGGATTTATTAACAAAATTCAGTATGTGGCATTTCAAATGATGATTGCTGGACATCTTGGATATAAAGTTGGTAAGTTTTGCCATTTAATGCAAAACTTACATGTTTATGATAGGCATTTTGATGCTTTAGAAGAATTATTACAAAGAACTCCATTAGATACACAGTCAAAATTAATATTAAAAGAGAATAAAAACTTTTATGATTATAATATTAATGATTTTGAAATTACTGGAATAGAAGGAATTGAAAAAATTAAATCTCCTTTGGAATTAGCGATTTAAAAATTATAAATATAAAATATGATAGAAACATATAATGAATATGTAGAACTAATAAAAGAAGGACTAATTAGAACTCATAATATAATAACATATGAAGGTAGTTTAGAAAGAGAGTTATATTTAATTGGGATTAAATTTGAAATAAAAATTTACAATAAATTAAAATTTGATCTATCATTATATAAAACTAATATTATTGATAATGATTATCTTGAATATATTGTTAATTATATTGAAAAACAATTAGGATATTATCCTTCATATATAACAGTTGAAAATAATATTGGTAAAAATGGGTTTAAATTTGATAAAAAGTATTTATCAAATAAATATAAATCAATTAAGATAAATTTTGAAGCTAAGTACGATGATGGATTTTATAAAAATATTATAAAAGTTCCTAAAATTGCATATCACTTATCACCAGTTGATAATGAAGATAAAATAAATAAAAATGGATTATGCGTAAAGGCATATAATAGAAAAGGTGAACATCCTGAAAGAATATATTTATTTGCTGATATTAATGAATATGATGATTTATTAAATTCGCTTAAAATTGATGATAAATTAAAAGGTATAAATAAAAATTATAATTTATATGAGGTTGAAATGAGTGATAAAAATATTATACATACTGATCCTAATTACAGTAACGGTTTTTATACCTATGATAGTTTTAATCCAAAATTTTTAAAAATAATAAAAACATAATATTTAATTAATGATAGATAATTATAAAGAATATGTAGAATTAATCAAAGAAGGATTAATCAGAACTCATAATATAATTAATTGTGAAAGTAGTTTAGAAAGAGAATTATATTTAATTGGATTTAAATTTAAAATAAAAATTTATAGTAAATTAAAATTTGATCTTACATTATTAAATACTAATAATTTTGATTTCGTTGATTTTGAATATATTATTGATTATATTGAAGATCAATTAGGTTATTTTTCATCATATATAACAGTTGAAAATAATATTGGTAAAAATGGGTTTAAATTTGATAAAAAGTATTTATCAAATAAATATAAATCAATTAAAATTATATTTGAAGCTAAATATGATGATGGTTTTTATAAAAATGATATAAAGGTTCCTAATGTTGCATATCATTTATCTCCAGTTAATAATGAAGATAAAATAAATAGAATTGGATTATTAGTAAAAACTCATAATAGAAAAGGTGAATATCCTGAAAGAATATATTTATTTAGAAATATTAATGATTGCGATAAATTATTAAAATCATTAAAATACGATGATAAGTTAAAAGATATAAATAGAAATTATAATTTATATGAGGTAGAAATGAGTGATAAAAATATTATTCATACTGATCCTAATTATAGTAACGGTTTTTATACCTATGATAGTTTTAATCCAAAATTTTTAAAAATAATAAAACATAATATTTAAATAAAAAGTTCAGATTTTTCTGAACTTTTTTATAAATTAAATTTTGCTGATGCTCTAATAGAACTCAAATCACCTAGTGCTTTTGGATCATATTTCATATTATTTATATATTCTAACGAATTTTTTGAAAATTCTGTTTTAAATTTAGCAATAAAAGGTTCAGGATTTTCCATATAATAAATATCATTTGATCCTTTATTTTCAAGTACTGCTTGATAATAATTATGAGTATCATTTTTATCATTTCCAATTCTAAATTTAATAATATATATAGGATAACCATATCTACTAACTGATATATCAAACCACTCATCATTTAATACATCATTTACATTTTCATTCCAGTATATAACAGTTGGATGACTTACATAACCTTCAGCTATATTAAAATTTTCATTTATAAAATCTAAATATTTGTTTAACATAAAAAATTGATATTCTTTTTTTAATATATATAAAAAAATGAAATTCAAATTTAATGGAAAATAATAAAGAAAAAGAAGAATTCAAAATGCCTCAAATTAAATCAGAATCTGATTTAAATAAAGTATTTGATGCTATATATGATCAAGGATTTGGATATATAAGTAGAAGAGATGATTATCACCAAAATAAAATTCAAAAAATTGTACAAAAATACAATACATTAAAATTAGATATACCTGATAATTTTTATCGTAATCTTTATGATATAAAAAATTATTCAGAAGTTGAAAAAGAAGTGATGAATCATTTTTCTAAATTTAATCCTGATGATAAAATTAATGAATTTATAAAAAATATTTTTTCATTAAAATATGATGATAGAGGTAAACCTCCTGAAAATAACTGTGAAAGTATAAATACTGTCATTGATTGGTTCAAATTCAAAAATAAATATAATCTTATTGATAAAGATTTCAAATTCAATAAAAATTATCTAAATGTAGATGTTTATAATTTAGATAAAAACTCAATAAAAATAAATTTTAAAGATGATTATGATAATTTTGAAAGTTTTTACGAATTAATATTTAATGAAAAATGTATTGAGATAAAACATAGAACTGGCGATTGGCAGAATATTGGTAAAATAGAAATAAAATTATTTCTAAATAATACAGCTAGTATTAGAGGAGATTTAACTAAAATTAAAGACTATTATTATAAAGATTTAATGAAAAATTTTTATTTTAATAATGCATATATTATATACTATAAAAATAAAATTGAAAAAATAAATCCAAAAGTGTAGAAATTTCTACACTTTTTTATTTTTATAATAACTTATAATATTATTATCAATATCATTTAATAATTTTTCAAGATTCTTAATAATTTCTTTATGTTTTTCTGCAGCAGAAATAATATCAAAATTTAAAAATTTTTTATAAATTAATATATCATTTTTATATTCTGAATATAGATTTCTATTACAAATTTTAACTCCTAATTTAAATATTTTTTCTTCAATTTTGCTTGTTAGATTAATTATGTCTTTACTATTAGATTTAATATAATTATTACTATTATTATAATCTTTTAATAAATTTATTACGCAATTAAATGATTTATTTAATAAAGACATACATGTTACATAATTACCATAATATAATATAGCATTATCAAAATCTTCATCATTTAATAATTTTAAACTACTATTCAAATCATTTTTCATTTTATCAGCATAATAATCAAGATTTATATTACTAAGATTATGATATCTATTACCAACTTTAGCATGTTCTAATATTTTTTTATCATTATAGCATATGATATCTATTTTCGTTAATTCATCAATTTTTTTATTAATGTTTTGATAATCTATAACAATATTATTAATTTTAACAATTTTAGTTAAAGATTTATTCAATTTATTATCTAATAAGTTTTTTTCTTTAATTAACTTCTTCATTCTATTAATTGTATACTCATTATCATTCATATTAATATCTACGGTAAGATTATTTAATTCAGATTTGATATATTTTTCACAATTTGGATAATTAGTTTGCATATAAATTTCAATATCAGATTTACTTTTTGATATTAAATATATTGAATCATCTATACTATTAACAATTTGTTTATATTCAATTAATGATTTATACATATTTTTCAATTTGATATAAACATTTATATTCACATCAATCTTAGTTATTTTATCATAGATTGAATCATTATATTTTATTAATAATTCATCAGGTAATTCATTTATTTTATTTTTTAATTTTTTTATTCTTTTATTTAATATTACAATATTTTTTTTTAGAATTATAAAATTCCTTCTTTTTATATATTCAAAATATACTATATTTATTAAAAAATATAATAATGATATTATAAATAAAAAAGAAATTAGCAATGATAGCACAATTAAAATTTTCATATTTTCATATAACGTTATTTTATTAGATGTTCTATTATAAAAATAGTTTTAAGTTTTTTTTTATTTATATATAAAGAAAAAACATCTATTATGATAGATACAAGAAATGAAGATTTAGTAAAAAAATATTTTGATTTAGTTCAAGAAGAAATCAAAAGATTAATTTCTCAAGATAAAGAAATAAAGAAAAGTGATGTGCAAACATTTAATGATGAAATTTTCAATCAATCTGATGAAATTAAAAGTGAGATAAGTAATTACATCGATCAAGCAACAATGAATGATTTAGATATTAATAAAATTGCTAAAATTCTTTATGATAAATTTAAAGTTCAAACTAAAAATAATGTATTCAATCAAACGGATTCACAGAATGTGCCTAATACTTTAATGGGCGAGAATAAACACATAAAAACATTTGAACAATTTAATTATGATAACAAATTTTAAAAAATATACATTAAATGAAACATATGAATTATCTGGAAAGAATTCATTTTTAACTTATTTGCAGATAGTTTCAAATCATGATTATCATTTTATTTCGAATGATACATATAGAAAATTATACAAATATCATGTATTTTTTTCAACTGAAACTATAACAGGAATAGAAGATTATGTAGATATTTTTAAATATAAACACTCATTAGCATCAGCATATGAAATATTATTACAAATAAAAGATAATAAATTAGCATTCTTTTTTGGTATAAAAGAAAATTCTACATTAAGATATGGATTTTTAGATTTAGATACACAAAGGAGTTATGTTGTTGGAGAATTTATATTTACTAAAGAATTTTTTGGATCAATATCTAAATATAAATCTATGCAGTTTGTTAATAAAATAATACAGAATACTGATGCTAAAAAATTACCAATACTATCAAAGATAAAACAAGATTGTGAACAATTTTACAAAGGTAAGAAGAAAACAAAAGTAGAAATATCAGACAATAAAGTGATTATTTATATAACAAGAGATCAATTCACTGATGATGATATAAATATGAATCGTCCATTCAGATCATTAGATAATTGGGCTTCTAAAAAAATGTGGAGAAACAAAGTTGAATGTAGCGTTGATGATGAAGGCGATCCAATAAAATTTATATTGATAGTGAAATGAAATACTTAAAAAGATTTGAAAATAAGGAAAAAGAATATAATATTGATGATTATATAATTGTTCATAATAATATATATGTAGGAACTAGTAAAATATTTAAAATTGTTGATATTGTAAAAAATGCATATTATCCATATAACGTTATTGGAGTAAATGGAGATATTCATTTTTTAGAATATAAGGACATAAAAAGAAAATTATCTAAAAAAGAAATTGAAAAATATGAATTAGATAATATATCAAATAAATTTAACATATGAAATATTTAAAAAGATTTGAAAATATTAATAATAATCCTGAAATTGGGGATTATATTATTATAGATAAACTTAATAATATACTAGGTCCAAGTTATGATGATATTTTTTATTTTTTGAATAATAATATTGGCAAAGTTGTTGGATTTGGAAATGTATATAACGGAAAAGGTATTAAAATCAAATTTTTTAATATACCAAAGAATCTAAATACTCATTTTAATCCTGATCATATAAAGATTTTTCCAATGAATTCTATTTTAGCATTTGGTAAAAACAAAGAAACTGTGAAAGAAGAAGCTGAAATACAACGTAATATAAAGAAATTTAACTTATGAAATATATTAAAACATTTGAATCAATATCAAAAGGAATCAATAATATAACTACTATTGATTGCTCTGGAGATAATTTAACTGAATTACCTGAATTACCAGATAGTTTAATTACTTTATATTGTAATAATAATTTTTTAACTAAAATTAAAAAATTACCTCCTAATTTGAAACATTTAAAATGTTCTCATAATCATAATTTATCTGAGTTACCTATATTACCAGAAACTATGACTGAATTACGTTGCTATAACACTAAATTACCTTATAATAATCTAATTGAATATAAAAAATGGTTAGATAAAGAGCATCCTGAAATATCAAAATCTAAACAATTTAATTTATGAAATACTTAAAATATTTTGAAACAAAATTAGAAGTTGAATATCATTGTCTTGAATGTGGATGGATAGGCTGGTTACCTATGACCAAAATAGTTAAATGTCCAAATTGTGGAAATATTAATGATATATGGAAAGAAGGCGAATCAATACCTGAAAGACATAAAAAAATGAATTATTTATCTGAAAATATTAATATTATTAAACAACAACCTTTTTATTTAAGTGGAGATATATTATACATATCAGATGATATGGCAAAATTAATGACTCCAACATATGCAAAATTAAATAAACTTTATAAAAATAAAGGAGTTCGTGATTATATCAATCAAGAACAAATTGATTTTTATAATAATGAAAAAGATGATAAAGGTTATTATAAATCTAGAAATATTAATACTAATATAACTGTAAGATATGAAAGGATGTATGCTATGACAATACTTATAAAAAGACTTGGTGGAGTTCTTGAAAATAAATATGGAGAATTTCAATATTTTATAGGAGGAACATCAGGAGATCACGATATGCATGGTAAAAACATGGTGAGAGATACAAAAGAATGTAATTATAATCTAATGATAAAATATTATCCTATTATTGAACATATAAAAAATTTTTACAAAAGATTAAAATCTAAAGACGAAGGATTTTTTGATATAATTAAAGATTCATTAGATAAAGATATAATGTTAGCTCAATACGGGGTACCAAAAGAACTAAAAAAATATTTCAAAAATGCTGAAGATGTGGCAATAAATGTTAATAAATTTAATATATAATATTATATATAGTATATATCATGATCTTGCATGAATTTTATTTCGAATGAAATAGATTTTTTTTATATATAGATAAAAATTAAATTATTAAACATGATAAATCAACAAAATAGTTTTGTATCATTAGCTGAACAACTAGCTGTATTAAATAAAAATTCTACGGAAGTTATGACAAAATTAAATGATGTCGTAACTAGTAGAAATTCTGTTATTAACGTTAACTTAATGAATTCTGATGGTACAACATCATCATATCAATTTCCAACTGTTGGACAATTGAAAAATGAATTAGATATTGCGAATAGAAATATTCAAAAATTAGCAGGATTAGCTGATAGTACAGCCTATGTATCTGATGGTACAACAATGAGAAGAATATATGTTGATGATTTAAATAGTGAACCTAGTCCTATTGATAGTTTAGATACAATTAATAATTTTACTTCTATAAATAATTCTTTTTTTGAATCATTATGTGATCCTATATTAGCTATTGAACTTGATTTAACTGATAAAATAGATCAAAAAGTAAAAAAAGTATTATCACGTAGATATATTATTGAATTTCAGAAAGATCAATATGGAAATTTAACATCTGATGGAGCAAATTCTAAATCTGATTTTGAAAATAATTTCTTAAATAGAAATGATATTTTTATTGATGATTTAACTGCATGGTATACAAACACTAAAAATAACGGAGTTTTTCAGAGAAATGAACCATATGATGAACAAATATTTGATTTGGATTATGATAGCCTTCAATACTATGGTATATTTGATGTTGTTGGTATTGATAATGATACAATAAATAATAAAATGTGGTATGTATTAGGTTCAATTACATATTACGATTATACTGGGAATACCAAACAATTATCAGTTGGAGATGAATTGATAATAAATAAAAAAGATTCATCAACATTATGGACAATTAACGAAGTTAGTACTGCTAAAAGTAATTATAGAGTTATTTTAGAGAGGGTGGAAGGCTTAGATCCTGTGCCTATACTATCACAAGGATTAAAGATTTATAGTCCTGTATTACCAGCGAGAACAATAAAAATATCTATTGGTTATGACGAGTATAATGTTATATTTATTAAACCGATTAATACTGATTCAAATGTAATTTCGTCAACATGGTCTTATGGTACATCTTTCTATACCAACAATTTAGTATTGGATACTAATAGTACTGTCTCTATGACAAGATATTATAGTGATAATGTATTTGATTATGGCGCTATATTAAAAGATTTGATTGCTAAAAATATACCTAGTCAATTTGGAGTTATTCCAAATGTACCAAATTTAACAGCTACTAATTTTAAAGTTTTACAAACAAATACTCATTTAACAAATACTGCGGATTCCGCAAAAATTCAAAGTTTAAATGTACAAAAAGTATCTATAAATTCTCAATTAGAACAATTAAATGATGCTATTATTGAACAAAATAAAGAACTTAGTACTAAACAATATAAATCAACATCTGATAAACAAGCTAGTCAAACAACATTAAATAATTTAATAAATCAACAATCTTCTTTGACTAAATCTTATACATCAATAGTTAATCAAATAACAGCACAAAATACTGGAGCAATTTCAGATGTTGAGGCAGAATTTAGTGTAAGAGGATTTTGGAGTGTTCCAGAACCTATTATAATAAATACAGTAGGAGAAAATCAAAAGCAAGAGGTTGTTCAATTTATTGTTCAATATAGATATAGTGCAACAGGTGGATCTGCTCCGACTACTGTTGGATTTGATCTAAATTTAACTGAAAATATATATACTAACTATATTTCAACTGGTGATATTGTAGATCAAACAAAAGCATATCAAAATCCAAGTGTATCAACTCAAAGTGTAACAGAAACTGGATATTTTTCAAATTGGTATCAATTTACAACAGATGCTAGAACAAGAACTTATAATTCAGCATTAAATGTATGGACATGGGATATTGAAGATGTTACTGATGCAAATATAAAAAAAGTAAATCAATTGGATATTCCATTACATCCTAACGAAACAGTTGATATTAGAATTAAATCAATATCAGAAGTTGGATATCCTGATGCACTTATTACATCTGATTGGAGTAATATTATGACTATTGATTTTCCAGATGATCTTGCACAAGTAGGTAATGAAAATGCTACAATTTTACAATCTGCTCAAAATGATCAAATATATAATCAAATAGAAAGTGATTTTAATTCAAAAGGACTAACTGCACATTTACAACAATCATATTATGTTAACGATTTATATGTTGCTCATACAGATATAAACTTAGGTACATCTTTTAAAGATAGTTCAGGCAATATGATTATGTTGAGTGATTATCTAACATCATTAACTAATAGAATTTTAGCACTTGAACAAATTGTTTCTAATGCTAAAGGTGAACTTTCAATTAGTTTATATCAAAATACTAATAGTGTTATTATACAAAATGGCGCATCTATAACACAAAAAATAGTATGTGAAAAATATGCTGAATTGTCTGGTACAACTACAAGAACGTATTATAATAGTACATATTCAACTAATGATTATTATTTAGAATTTGATAATTTATCTCAATCTTCACAATTAGGCTTACTTTCATATAGAAAATATGTACCTACTATTTCTGGTGATAATAGATTTTATAATCCAATATATTCAAATGGATCATTAGCAACATATGTAGATTCAAATGATAATTTACAAACACAAGTTGATAATCAATTTGTTTGGATTTCTGATACATCAGGAAATAATGCTATATATAATTCAGGAGTAACATATGATGCTAATGGATTAGGACAGGTATTATATTCTAAAAATTGGAATATTGGATTAACTGGTACAACAGTACCAAATTCTGGCGGTACATATTCAACACCAATCAATATTTTTAATGATATTAACTGGACTGGAGGTACTTGGATAGCAGATAATAATTATGAAACAGATTTTCCTGTTACTATTCATCCATATATTGATAATATTAACGATTATGTTTATGCTGATAAAAGTGGAGTTGAATTAATTAACGCAAATAGTAAATTTATATTACCTATTAAAATATTTTTTAAATTATCTGGTGGAACAAATGATTCTATAACATTTCCAACTAATTTATCTACATCTCCATATGTAATAAGGAAATTAAGAATATTTATTGAATCTGAAAGCTTAACTAGACCATTTGAATTCGAAATTATATTTAAAATATTTAGAAATAATACATCATCAAATAGAAGTAGTACAGCATCTTAAATATAAAATATTAAAAAATTATGATAAATAATAGCTTTCAATTATTAAGAACAAATCCAGCACTAACAACTAATGTTAAATTAGTTGTTAGTTCTGATTATAAGTTCTATTTAGAATCATTTGATACAAATTCTCAATTATCTAATCAAAAATATAAACATTTTTCAATATCAAAAAATAATTTATATGAAAATCAAATTGTTAAATTTTATGATGGACTATCATCACAATTGGCATTTGATGTTAAATATGATTCTGATGATTCTACTGTATTTTCTAAATACGAACAACAATTTGATGATATTTATTGGAGTGGTGCTAAATCAGTTGAAGATACATGGTATAATGAAACATATGAATATTTTGCGCCATTATTTATAAGAAAAAATAATATACCAGATGGATTTGTTATATTAAGAGTAGATGATTCCGCTCCTTATGATATCCAAGATGATGATTTAGGTGCTGGTAAAATTACAAAAGATAATTTTAATTCTCAAATTGTTAATAATTGGAAATGCGTATCTTTTGTTGATATGAGATATAATACAGATTTAGGATTATTTTTAAATACAAATATTACAAATAATACATCATATCCAGAAAGATCATTTGATTTGGATTTTAGATCATATGAATATTCTAAATTTTACGGAATAGATTATAATAATGGAGGATATGTTAATATTTCTAATTTTTTACAATCAACATTGCAATATGAACAACCACATTTTAAACTTGAATCTGATATTATAGAGTCATTTAAAACAAATAATTTAATATATCCTCATATTTTAAATTTTAAATTTTTATTTAATGATGTACCAGCAGATCCTGTTAATATACATAATTATTCATTAAATAGATATTATGGTTTTTATGCTGATAAATTAGAATTGATTACTAATTTAACTTCATATATAACTCCAGAATTGATAAGTGGATTTACATTGAAGAATAATATATTTGGCTATATGTCAGGAAGTACTTTCATACCAACTAATGAATCTCCATTTGTAGAAGGTTTCTTTTTAGATAAAACTTATTGGATACAACTTACGTCATCTGAGACTGATAATGAATTTTATCAAGTAGTACTAGTGTATAATAACGGTGTTAATACATATAGAGTTATTAGTGATTTTGATATGAGTGGTTCTACTTTTAATGTTTCAAATGATAGAACGTGCTTTATTAATTATACTGATGGCTATATTTATAATTGTCAAACTATTAATAATCCATCAGGTATTACTAATTATATATCTGGATATACTTCTAACTTTAATATTGATCCATATTACTCAGGAAATACTATTAAATCAATGTATGGTGATTTATATTTAATACTAATTGATGGTATATATCATGTACTAAAATGTAAAAATGATAGCTATTTTATACAAAGTGATTACGCAATAAATTCTTACACAACAGGACTAGAATATTGGAAAGGTGGTAAAAATAGTAATTATTATACTACAAAACAAATTTATACATATGGAAATAAACCATTAATCTATCCTGTGTATAGAATAAAATTTAATGATATTAAAGATTTTGATTTTAATAGAGTAAATACACATTTTGCTGATTTTGACTATGAAAAAGATATTTATACTGCAACTGATGAACAAAAATTATATGCTATAGATTATACTGATACTTCAGTATTAAGTCAAAATTATATGACATATCCAAGAGGTGAAGATGGACAATATCAAATAATGAATGTATCTTCTGAATATATCGCAGATGACGAACTTTATGAAATATCATTTAACGATTTAACAGAAATATGGAGAAAAAATCCATCAGTTGTAAAATGGGGGTTCGCTGGCTCAAATTCTAATTGCGATTATCCATATAAATTAAATAATTCAATTAGTATAGGAGACGTATTTAATGCAACTGCAGATGTATTTAGCTTGCTACCAACAGAAGTAGAAAAAAATTTAGATTACTGCTACAGAATAGGTAATTTTTTCTCAGGTAATACAAATAATATTATTAAATATTTAAATCAAACTACTAACATAGAAGTAGATTTTATGGAAAATTATAGTAAAAAATTTAATTTAGATTTATATCTAAATTCAAATGTTGATTATTTTGATTATTTTTTTAAAAATAAAACATATTTTACTATAGATGATATTAATTATACAAAACAAACATTAAAATATTCAACTTTTCAAGCAGGCGATATATATACAGCATCTAGTACATTATTTAAAGGTTTAAATATTAACGCATTAAATGTTACAAGTGTATCAAGAGATATTAATGGATCAATTACAAGTATAGTTGCTGATAATAGTAAAAATTTTAATGATTATAAATTTGCAATAATTCTTAATGATGTTTATCAATATTATACTGGTAATACATATGATTCAACATATGAAGGTGGATTATCAGGAAATACGATAATTGATATATCATCAAATGCAATACACGCATTTTTAAATGAAGAATTTAAAAATATTTTAGTTGTTGTTAATGTTAAAATACCAATTCAAAAAAATTATATTAGTTTAAATAATGTCGCCTTTTTTGGTGAAAAATTTGGATTATATAATTCAAAAACATTAGACGGTAATAGTTTAGTCTATCCAGCAAATGTTAAAGAATTCGATCCATCATTAATAGTTGCATCAAATATATTTAACGCATTTTATGATATGAATTCATTATCAGAATTTGATTCTGGTATAACATATTATTATATCAATTCAATTGGACAATCTGGATATACAGCACCTATGAATACAACTGGAGGTACCATGGCATTAATACCTGATTGGGTTAAAAATGATACTCCATTTATTTTAAATTTAAATGATCCAGCAGTTTTAACAACTAAACAAAATTCATATATTAAAACTGCAATAAAAGGACCATTAACTAATATTTATGATAAATATCAAGTGTATTACGATACAAATCAAAAAACTAAATATAATGTTTCTGAACCGTTAGCTAGATCTATGTCATTAAATATACAACAAAATATAATGAATACTTCAAACGGCGTATCATCAGATAATTCTATTTATAGATATAACGGCTCTTATGAACCAATATTTAATACAATACCAGTATTTAATAATACATTTTTATATGAATCAGGAAATACTATAAGTCAATTTGAATCAAACTATAAATTCGATACTTCATTTGAAAACTTCGGTATGATTGAAGAATTAATTTATTCAAAAATTAATCCTGTAATATCTCCATTAAAATTAAGTAATACTAATACTGATGTATCTGTGTATCCAATAGTTGACGAATTTGGATATCAGTTTTCTTCAAGATTTATATTTAGCTCATCTTGGGATAACGATTTTTATGTAATAACAAATAATACTCAAAATATGAATAATAATGTCTTTTCAAATTTTTCTAACTATGAATATATAATTGATCCAATAAAAAATATAAATGATTAATGAAATATATTAAAACTTTTGAAAATGAATTATATAATGAACCAACATATTGGTTATTGCCGACTGATGATAGATTTGAAAAATCTTTAAAACAAATAAAATGTCCTAATAATAATATTAAATTTTTTTTAAATAATAATAGAATTAAAAATATTAAATATGTATTCATTTGTTATTCACCATATAATAAACAATGGGAATGGAATTCATATAAAGGTAAATTACTTGACGATTATCTTGAAGAAAATAATTATAAATTTGGTGGACATATAAATATGAATGAATTAGAATTAATTGCTGATAAATTTAACATATAACTATATGAAATATATAAAAATGTTTGAAGAAAATATATATGAAAATATATATGAAAATATATATGAAAATATATATGAAAATATATATGATAGTAGATGCTATTGGTTATTACCAACTGATGATAGATTTGAAGATTCTTTAAAACAAATAAAATGTCCTGATTTTAAAATAGAACAATTTTTAGGTAATAAAAATATGAGACAATATAATTATGTATTTGTTGGATATAATCCAACTAAAACTGTAGATGACGATGTTAGTCTTTGTTGGGGCTGGAACTATAAAGTTAATTGGAATAAAAATACTGAAGATTTTTATGAAAAAAAAGGATATAAATTTATGGGAAATATAAATATACCTGATTTCGAATTTGATGTAAATAAATTTAATATATAAAAAAAATAATAAATAGTGAAAAGTAATTTAATATTAAAAAAATTTTCTGTAAACTCTGTGCCAGGTACAATGAATCAAACAGAATTAAGAACTTTTTTTGGAGGTAAAATAATATATACCGAAGATGAAATCTATATTAACGACGACGCTATAAAATTTAGTCAAATTGTTAACAATACTATCAATGGTAATAACGGATACCAATACTATGATATAACTACAATACCCGATGATTGGGAAATTACATTCAATGAAAATTTATCAGATTTAAAACAAAATAATCAAGTAATTTCACAATATAGTCAAACACAATCAGATAAAAATAATAATACCAGATGGCTAATAAATATTAACGGAGCACAAATATTAAAAGATTATTTATTCTTTAAAATTAAAGAACAAAGAGTATTTAAAATAATAAGACAAAATGATATATATTCTAATGATATTAATAACGCAATATATGAATATATAAATCAGAATATTTTTAATAGATATAAATTAGATTCTATACAATTTTATGTAAACTACTATAGCATTACAGATCAAACTATTTATAATAATATTGTTCTACAATATAATCCAATATTTAATCCAGATGTATATCAAACAGCAAATTTGACAAATATAAGTATACAAAATTATGATCCTTATAATTTTAATTCTGTGTCAATATTATATAATCAAAGTAAACCATCTAATCAATATAATTTTAACTATTATTTTGATATTAATTTTGCAAAAATTTAAACTAACTTCTATTTATATTATATATAAAATAAACTCATTCTACAACTATGTCAGAAAACATTGAACTAGACTCAAGACAAAAATTTCAAAAAAAAATGATAGAATCTACAAAACAATGGATCGCTATTGTTAATAAATTAACTAATAGATTAATTAACGACGATCTAAAAAATATTGCAGATATTCAGGCAGAAGCTATAAGTCAACGACAAATTGTAGTCGAAGAAATTAAAAATTATAGCGTTAAAATACATAAACTGGTTCAAAAAACAAAAGTTCTAACAAAAGAAAGATTTGAATTCTATGCAACATCATATCAAGTTAAAACGTCTGGAACAGAAAAATTAAGACTTATCGAAGCAGATTTATCAGAACATCAATGCTTTATAAATGAACTAGATGAACATGTAAATTTTTTAAGAGATACTTCTAAAAATCTAGAATCTATAAACTATTCAGTTAAATCTAAAATTGAACTGGCTAATATATTAGGAGGTTACAAATAATGATAACTAATAATTATATTAAAAAATTTGAAATAAAATCAGATTTTATAATAGCAGAAGGAATGAATAGCCCAAAAATTACAATAATACATTTCGATGACTCAAAATATATTTATAATTCTGACAAACTATCATTTGATTTATTAGATAATACTATTAAAAACCATATAAATATTGTTTGTTTAAAACAAATTAGAAAAAAGAAATTATTTTTATTAAATGAAATTAGATGATTTGGCATATAAATTATTTATAGAAAAATTTGGATTTATTTCAATTCAGGATTTTAAAATTAATATTTTTATGAAAAATAAAAATAGATATAAATCATATTACGATAAAGCAAATAAAATTCTAAGAAAAGAAAAATTAAAGACATTAAAATCATATGGAACTAAATAATTTAGCATATAAATTATTAATAAACTACTTAGGATTTACTCCAAAGTATTATTGTAAAAAAGATTTTTTTATTAAAAATAAAAATAATTTTAAATCATATTACGATAAAGCAAATAAAATTTTAAGAAAAGAAAAATTAAAGGCATTACATGAAATTTAAATTAAATAAAGACAATTCAAAGTTAATTTTAACAGAATCAACCAAAGGAGAATATAACCAACTTAAACTATATCTAACCAGAAAAGTTCATAACTACCGTTTTATGAAAAGGTTCAAGCTTGGTGTATGGGATGGAAGTATAAGTTATTTTGGAAATCCAGGTGGATCAATTGACTTTGGATTATGGCAAGAAATATATAAATGTTGTAAAGAGTATGGTTATAAATTTATAATTGAAAATCAAGAACAATTTCCACGTAATAAAGATATATTAAGAGAAAATGTACAAGATTTTGTGACTGAATTTTATAAAGATCATAAAACTCCTGATGGTAAACCTTTTATGCCATATGAACATCAAGTAGATGCAATATTTCAATTATTAAAACATCAATATGGATTAATTGAAATTGCTACTGCTGGAGGTAAATCATTGGTATTTGGCACATTACTATTTTATTATTTAAAAAATATAAATACAAATGCTAAATTTTTATTGATTGTCCCAAGTATAAGTTTAGTTACTCAATTTTATAATGATCTTAATGATTATAATTACGGTTTTAATAATGATAATAAAAACCCTATTGATATTAGAATTGATGAAGTTATGAGTGATAAACCAAGAAAATATAGAGATGGTGAAAAAATACCAAATATATACATTGGAACTTATCAATCATTAGAAAAATATCCTAAAACATTTTTTGACCAATTTGAAGTTGTAGCATGTGATGAAGCACATACTGCAAAAGCTATTACCATTCAAACTATTTTAACAAAAACGTTTGGAGTTGCAAAATTACGATTCGGAATGAGTGGATCTTATCCTTCGGATTCTTCAATAGAAATATTAACAATTCAATCTTTAATGGGTCCTAAATTAATAAATATTAGTGCTAGAAAATTAATAGATAAAGGATTAATATCAGATCTTAAAATAAAAGTTATCATGTTACATCATGATAATCATAAATTTGCAGAAGGAGTTAATAATATAAAAAAAACTGACGGTCAACGTGCATGGATTTTAGAACGTGAATACGTACATAATTCAGCAAAAAGAAAAACATTTATTAAAAATTTAACAGATAAATTTAAATCTAATTCTCTTATATTATTTCATACTATTACTTATGGAACAGAATTATATAATTATATCAAAGATAATTGCATTGGTAAAGATGTGTTCTATATTGACGGTACAACATCTACAGAAAAAAGAGAATATATCAAGAAAAAATTAGAAGATACTTCAGGTAATCCTAAAATACTTTTAGCATCTTTCGGAGTATTTTCTGTCGGCGTAAGTGTTAAAGCAATAACAAATATTATCTTTGCGGATTCTTATAAAGAGCCTAAAATAATAAGGCAAGCAATAGGGAGAGGTCTAAGATTACACAAAGAAAAAACAAAATTAATCGTATTTGATTTGGTAGACATTTTTCATCCTGACTATAAAACAATATTATGGAAACAATATGAATCTAGAAGAGATGAAGTATATAAAAAACAACAATATCCTTATGATGAATTAAAGGTCAAATTATAATTAATCTTTAATTCTTATAAATTTGCAATTTAAAAAATTTTCAATTTCTTTTTGCCTATCAAGATCTTTTTGTCTTAATTCACCTTTTATAAAATGATGTTTTTCGTCATACTCATATACTACATTATTTATAGCATCATATCCATCTATCCAATAACCAAGTTCTTCAATATGATATTCTCCCTCATTCATTGCATGTTGAATATGAATATTTTCATTCTTTGATATTTCATCAAAAATATCACAACCTTTTTTATTATATGATGGAAATACTTGATTTCCATCAAATTTATCATCACTTAATCTTTTTAATCTTTTTAATCTTTTACTTGTATTACTACATTTTTGACAACCACACAATAATAAATGATGAGATGAAGTTTGTTTAAAATCGCCATGTATAGGACAACTAATTACTAGCTTCGTGCTTGAGTCAATATAATTAGAATCTGAATAATTTGGATAAGTATATTTATTGTTGTGTAATATTTTTGCTTCAGAAACGAATTTTTTATATCTTTTTTCTATTCTTTTTTCTTTATTACATTTTATGCAGCCTCTTCCGTCAATTAAATCTTTCGGTAACATTTTAAATTCTCCGTGTTTTTCGCATTCTACAATAACACAAGTATGATTATTAACATATACACTCTTTGAAAAATCAAGATTATTTTTATATACTTCATTTAATTGTGCAATAAATGTTTCCTGACTTTTAGCGAAATACAATTTTGCAGCGCATTTATAACTACATGAAAATATAGATTTTCTCATATAAACATCATATCTAATTTGAGTTTTTCTATGACAAACATCGCATTCTACATCAATAATAACTTTTGAATTCGGTTTTAAATGACAAACGTTAACTTCAATATATTCATTTAATTTTACTTTATATCCTAATTTTTCAAAATGATCTTTGTTGCTTGTACTAATTCTAATATTAACAGTTTTACTTATTATCATTTATTATTTTATTTTATTATCATATATTTATATAAAAATAATTAAGTTTTGTTTATTTTAATTATAATCACTAATATTTAATATATAAATAAAAAATTAAAATGGAAATAAATAAATTTAATGAATTTATTAATAATGATTTATTAGTTATAGAAAAATTAATTGATGATTTAGAAAATCAAAAAGGTAATTGTTCAGTATTAGAAAAAATATATTCTCATCCATCATATATTAAAATTATAGAATATGGTGAAAAATCAATACCTTCATTATTAAATAGAATAGATGAGAGTATGTTTTGGTTTGAAGCATTACGTAGAATAACTGGGGACGAGCCTGACAAAGAATCAATTAAATCAATTGATATTATGAATTCTTGGAAAAAATGGGGTATAGAAAATGGATATAAATAATATTGAAATTTGGCATCCTAAATTGATAGGTAAAAATTATAAAATTATAAATATAAATTATAATTTAATTGTTTTTAATTGTTTTGCATATAGTTTAGATATATTTGATGAATGGTGTGGCGCATCAGAAAAATCTTGGCCTTATAATATATTACCGCGTAGTTCAAAATTAAATAATTATATTAAATATTATAATTTATATGGATATAATATATGTGATAATGATGAGTATGAATTTGAATATGAAAAAGTAGCACTTTATGTTGATAATTCTAATAATGTAAATCATGCATCTAAACAGTATGAAAATATATGGAGAAGTAAATTAGGAAAATATGTTATAATTGAGCATGAATTAGAATGGTTAACTGGATTTGATGCTGAAAATTATGGTAATATTGGTGTGATTTTAAAAAGAAAGAGAAAGGCATAAAAACTTTTTATATTTTTTTATATATAATAAAAAAGAAAATATGAAACTTGGAAAATATTTTAGTTTATCGGAATTAACTGTAACTTCAACAGGATTAAATAATTTACCAATGAAGCCAGAGCAAGATAATTTAGTATTATTAGTTAAGAATATACTTGATCCATTAAGGGAATTATATGGTAATCAAATTCATATAAATAGTGGATATCGTTCTCCGATAGTTAATAGAGAAATTAAAGGGTTCATCAATAGTCAGCATGTATTTGGTCAAGCAGCAGATATTACAGGTGGTAGTCCAGAAGAAAATGAAAAACTTTTTAATTTAATAGTTAGCAATTTCAAATTTGATCAGATTATAAATGAAAAAAATTTCGAATGGGTACATGTTAGTTACTCAAATGTTAAAAATAGAAATGAAAAATTAAAATTTACTGGTAAAGGTTATATAAAAATATAAAAAAAGACTGTCATAATGACAGTCTTTTTAATTATATATTGAAATTATTTGACTTTAATATGTAGTCATATTCTATTCTTATATTATCATCTAATATTTCATCAGGAATATTATTAATTAGAAATGAATTATTCTTTAAATATTGTTTTTGAAAATTATATGTCATAAAAATATTTATAATATTTTTTGCTGAAATTTTATTTGAAACATCTATATCTTTTGATGGAGTCCACTTTTTAGTATTTAAATCTAATTTATATCCATTATAATAAAATATCATTTTATCTAAAAATAATATATTACTTAATGATGGTAATTTATTTTTAAAATTATCATTTATAAATTTAATTGTATATTTTGCATAATCTGTATCCCAATTTAACCAAAAATTAGTAGATAAAGAATATATAGAATTTATTATTAATAAATCTTCATATGATAAATTAGATTTAATTATTTGTTTTTTATTTGTCATTATTTGATTAGATTTTGTGATATCACTTGTGATACTATTAACATAATCAATTATATTACCTAAAAGTTTCATTGGATTATTAATTATTGTGTTACTTTCAAGATAATCTATAATCTCACTATATGCTTCATGCCAATAAAATGAATATAATTCATTATTATGAAGTATATTTAATGTTCCACGTCTAGGGGAGAAATCAAACCCAAAGGATTTGTTTTTACCTATATCAGATATATTGAATTCATTTAATTTTTTGATGTATTTCATAATTTACATATTAAAATTTGCTGCATCTTTTTCTAAATTAAAAACATTAGATATTTTACAATAATATATAACTGTAAATTTAATACCTACTATTTCTTTATGATCTTTAACTTTTGCTGTCATATATATAGTATCACCTTTTTCTACTATTCTACCAATATTATAAGTCATATATCTATTACCTTCTTCATCTATTAATTTACAAGTATATTGAGTGCCAAATTCAGTGTTTTGGATTTTAAAATTATAAACATCAGCTTTTATTGTAATTTTACTTCCAATCTCACCAACATATTTACTTATACTTTCTTCTTGATTTTTTTTGGTTAATGTTTCAAAGAATAGATTTTTATATTTTTCAATTTCATTCGCCATATCTTCATTTCCTTGAAATCCTTTAGATAACCAAACAACATATTGAGGATCATCTACGAATACTTCACCTATTGTTTCTCCACGATGTTTTCCAAATTTTAATATTTTATTTTTTTCTGCTTGAAATAATCCAGCATATGTACCAAATCTATCTATAATAACTGGAATTTGACCAGAAGCTTTAGCAGCTTTTTTAACTGCTGTCGTAAAGTCAGTACTTAAATTACAAATATAATAGCATGATGCACTTCTTGGATTCCATCTCCAAAAAGTATAATAAACGGAGTATTTTCCAGATACATCTATATAAAAGCAGCCTACATCTCTAATTGTCAATTTTTTATCTTTTCCTTCTTCTAATATTTTTTCAGCTTCTAAAACATCTTCATCACTTGGTTGTATGAGTTGATTCATTTTAGCTTCTTTGATATATTGCAAGTATGTTTTCATATTATGAATGATTTATTTTTTAATTATATATTAAAAAAAATAAACAAAAAATAATAATTATCATATAACTTAATAATAAAAAAAATATAAATATAATATGATAATAACATTAACGATTGATGATATTTTTAGACGTTGCTTATGGAGTGACTACAAAAGATTTGTACTTAAAGATAAAAATGAGCAAGAGATTCAAGAAATTGTAAAAGAAAATAAGCCAATCGTCATTTCAGAAAATGATGCATATGCAATAGGATTACTAAAAACAATAGAGACAGATAATTTAGTACATAGGTTTATTGTTCATATGAAAGAGATGATAAGTATAAAATCAAATATTTTTGATAAAAATGTTTATTTATCTGTTAGAATAGTAGAAAATGAATTAGAAAGTTATAAGAAAAGATTTCCTGATTATTGGGATTCAGATCCAGTGTTTACTGATGCTATAGTAGATTTGAATAATTTCATTAATAATGCGTTACAGCAAATTAAAAAATTTGAAGTTTACGAATTTAAAATTAAAGATAAAAAAATTAGATATTATTTATCTAAAGATATTAAAAAAATGATTGAAAATTAAAAATAATTTTGTATCTTTGTAATATAATATTAAAAAGAACCTTATATTGAGGTTCTTTTTTTATAAATTAAATTTAATTGCATTTATATTAGATTCAAATTCATCTATTTCATCTGTAGTTAAATATCTAATTATTTTATAAAAAAGAACAGTATCAGTTTTATTATCATCATATAATATTTTATATGATGTTGTAGAGTCAAAGTTATTTTTTATTATTTTTGATTTTTTATCAACTCTATGATGTGGATCAAAATAAATATTAACTAAAATATATTCACCTTCTTTATAATTTTTATTTTCAATCATTTCAAATTTCTTAATATATTTCATAAATTAAATTTGTTTATATCTGTTTCAAGTTTATTAAGTTTATTATAAATATTTTTTATAACAGTTAAATTAGATTTATTATCATTTTTATATATATCTAATGAAAATCTAATATTATTTGATGATTCACTATAATTAAAACTTACTTCATATTTATCACCGTTATATTCAAATTTATAATCTGGATAATTTCTGGTAAAATGAATTTCATTATTCGTCCTTTGTTTAGAATTTGATGCGCTATGCCAAAAATAACATTTCTTATATTTTTCAGCGCAATCTATTGTATATTTAAGTTTTTTTGTCAATTCTGGATCATATAAAAAATCATCTTCTATCTTCTTTTTAGATTCATTTATAAATTCAATAAAATTTTTCATATTTTTAATTTTTTTATAAGTATAAAAGATTGATTTTTATTATCATCATAATCTTGATATATTTCAAATCCGCATTTTAAATATAAATTTACTGCTTTATAATTATTTTTATAAACAAGTAAAGTAATAATATTAATTTTAAGTTCATTTTTAACATAATTAAATATCTGTTCTAATAGATATTTAGCATACCCTTTTCCTTGAAAATTTTTAACCGTTTTTAAATCATGAATAGTTACATATTTTTCATTAAACCATTTATCTGGATGTTCTATTCTAAAACTAGATTCAGATACTAAAATATCATCTAAAAACAACTTAAATTTATAATTCTTTTTATCAATTACAATTTTTTTTTCTGCTGTTATATACAAAAACAATAAAGTACAATTAAAAAGTATACACTTTCCAATGGTTTCTTTTAGTATTTTTGCTAGAACAGTCAACTGGCTTTATATCGGTTAGCTGCCAACGGTATATAATTCCCGCCTTTTTGAATAGTTTATAAAGGCTTACCCAGTTTTCACAATCTTTAACAACTGAAACATCAGGAAAAGAATTAATAAATCTTTCAACCACTGTGTTCAGCATTGTACTTGTAAATTTTGGATAAAAACCATTCTTATCATATTTATAAGCTCCTCTTCTTCCGATTTCAGTTGCTGCTGCAACAGGGTCGAATACTGAGTAATTTATATTTCCGATAAAACTTGAATAACAAGGATTAACTTTTATTAATATTAATCCATTATTATCACAATGTTTATTTATTAAATTTGTTTGGAAGCCTAAGTTCCAACAATTATTTATTTTACGACGAACTTCTTTTGACATTTCATCCTGACTATTTGATTTAAAGTTTAAGTCTTCCATCACAAAATAACCACACTTGTAGTGAGTTATTATATCAAATATCTTAACGTAAATGTTACCGATTTCATGTTTTCTTTTTCTGGTTAGATAAAGACTTTCGTCTACGGTAACATCTTTACCTGATTTTTTCATCAACTCACTTAAGTCATAACATTTACTATCAATTACTTTAACTTCATCATTTGATGTTTTATCTAAGATTACTAAACCAATATAATCAGGATTTAAATCAACTGCAGCAAATCTATTTTGATTTTTGCCTACAAGTTTTCGTGATGTTTGTTCTTGTTTATGTTTAATGTAAATGTTTTTGTCGTACTTACCATTATTCTTTTCTTTGATTTCCTTGATGTAAGTTTTATAATCAAAAGGTTCACCATTAATCATTTCATTATCAACTGTAATACAAAGATATTCATGATCTAACTTGACTGAAATAGGTAATATATTTAAGTCTTTAATTAATTGAAGATCCTTCAATTGTTTCTTATAATTACCTTTAACTACATAATTGATATAAATTTTATTCTCGCTGTTCATTTTATAAATGATTTGATTATTAGTAAAATCAAATTCAAAAAATCTATTAGAATTAGGATCACATTTAGATCCGTAAAGACTCAAAGGAAGGATTCTATTCGAATGATATTCATCTGTTTTAGTAATTATAGTGTTTTTATTTTCCTTTTTATCATTATTTAAGTAGGATATTTCTTTTAGTAGTTTTCTTGTACCGAAAGTAATATCCTTTGATAAATTTCTATTTTTATAACTTAAGTTTTTCTGATATTTAAATAGATTCCTTGTTTCTTTTTTGGTTAATTTTATTTTTGATTGTAATTCTTTTATATCATCTTGTAAATCAAGTATTTCCTGTGATAATTTATCTTTATTTGTTTGAATTTGCTTAAATTTTGTCTTAACATCAATTATTAAACAGTTAGACTCGTAAACACTCAAACCATATATTTTAGTTAATTTAGTAATATATTCTTTATCATTAATTTTATCATAATGTTTATAAAGTTTACGAAAGAAATATGAAAACTGTTTCTGACGATTTAATATTTTAAGTTTACCCTCTTCACTAACGTTAAATCCAACTTTTATTGATATCATATATTATCTTGTAGTTCTTTTTTAATTTTATATCATTTATTATCTTGTAGTTCTTTTTTAATTTTATTTAATTTTCTTCTATTTGAATATGATTTCATAGAGAAATAATGAATAATAGAAATCAAATCATCTGTTAATTCTTGTTCATAACTTTTGTTTTGTATGTTATCACTTATGACTATAATTTTAGTACCAAAATATTTAAATACTTCAGTAATAAGGTCGAATCCAAATCTACATAATCTATCTTTATTTTCAACTATAACGCATTCAATTTTACCTTCAATAACAAGTTTAATTAATTTATTTAAACCATCTCTTTCAAATGACATACCTGACTTAATATCTTCAAATTGCTGTTCAATTACTATATCATTTAATATAGAGAATTCATAAATTCTATTAGATTGTTCTTTTAAATCATTTTTTCTTGGTTGGTTTGAAACTCTGGCATAACTAACATTAATTCTTTTATGTTTTATTTTTTTAACTCCAATTAATTTATATACATCTTCGTCATTATAAATATATGAATAATTATTTATTTTATTAATTTTTATTAATCCTTTTTTAATATATTTACTTAATGTAACTTGGGTTATACCCAATATTTCTTTTACTTCTTTTGCTTTCATAATTATATATATTAAATAAAAAATACCGTTTTTTGCTAAAATAATATAATTTATATAACGTTATATAATTATAATTAATAGTCTTTTATTATTTTTGTATTACATTTTCAGTTATAAATTCAATATATTTTTTCATATTTTTTATTCCCATCTATTATTATAAATATTTGATGTATACAATTCTTTAGTTGCATTATCAGCTAATATTAAATTATTAGAATCTTGCACTACTCGTTGTAATAATAAATTAGATTTAGATTCATCAGGAATAACATCATCATATATCCTTATATTTGTCAATTTTATATTAGATGAATTTATTATTATATTTTGATCAACATTAAATGTATTTAATGGTACAGTTACTCCTTCATATTCATCAATATATTTTATTGACGCTATATTATATAAACTTGTGTCAGTTAATTTATCAGCAATTTCAGTATTTTTAACTGGTCTATATCCATTTGATGTATAATACGATATGTCATTTATATTTGTATTATCTAATATAACACTTTTATAATTAGGTGTAAACATTGTTATTTTATAATTATATCTTCTTTTAAATAAATCTAAACTTATTGTTCTTTGTCTATTATCTAAATTTACAGTTAAACCATACCACATATTTGTTGTTAATCCTGTTATTGGTAAACTATAATTTATGTTATTTATAGTCAATGTTATATTATTATTTGCGTAAGATAATTTATATCCTTTATTATTAATTGAATCATAGTTGTTTATAAATTCAAAATAACTTTTATTACTAACATAATAAGAATTAAATATATTTTCATCAATTGCCTTATTTGGATCAAAACTATTATTAAAATTAAACCACACATTAAATGCTCTATTATCACTAAAATTCAAATTTGAATCTTTATATGTATAAGTAACTGCGGTTGTACCAGAAGATAATGATGATAAATTATAATAGCTATCTGCTATTTTTATATCTTTTAATGAATTATAGATATCTTTTTTAATTATCTCTAATTTTGGATTAACAATTAATCTATAAACTTCGTGTGTTATAGGTTTTAATTGTTTATTTGCAATTTTATCTTCTTGTTCTCTTATTTCTCCGCCAAATAAAGAATCTATAGTATTATTATTTGTTAATGATTCAATAAGATTTTTTGATGCATTAGAAACATTAGTTTCATTTGCAAGTTTTTCATATTTTTCAAGAACAACATTATAATAAACACCCATATACATAATATCTCTTTTTACTTGAGCATGTTTAATTCTATACATACGATTTGCTTGACAAAAATATATAATATCTTTTTGGAATGGTCTTTTTTCTATTCCAAATGCATTATGAAATTCGTCTTTTAATATAATAACTTGAAATGTATCCATCATATCTAACATATATTCATTTATTTGAACTTGATTATCTGGAAAATTATTTTCAGGTACAATTATTTTTATTTTTTGTGTATCTACTATATTAAATAATTGATATTCATGTAATATACTATCTATTCCTTTACCGTCAGGATCTGTTAAATGATAATCAACTGTCCATCCAAATATTTTACCTACTGTATTTGATAAATATGTATACCAATCTCCTATTTTTTGTCCAGCATAAGGATTAAATATGCCTTGTGATGCTGCTGTTTGAGTTGAATCTAATCCAGTTGTATTACTTTGTGAACTTAGACTTGGTATAACATTACCTGATATATAACAACTTAATCCTTTTGTCACCCAATCTTTACTATAATCTAATGGAGTTTTACTATCACCTTTATATGATGTTATACCATTTAAACAAACTGAATTTGTACCACTATCTGTTGAATTTGAAATTGTAGTTCCAGTATTTACTGCAGGATAAGAAACTGCACAATCCTCTCTAACTCCATATCTATTAGTTTTAAGATAATTATTATTAATATTTTGAAAATCTCCTAATAATATAATATCATAAATTTTAGATGTTGTTCCAGTATTTATTTTAGAAACTGAATACTCAACTTGTGCAAATCTAATTGGATTTATTTTTACAGTTGATATATTTTCTGTTGTTAAATTTTCCCAAGGCGTATATGTTCTACCATTATCTTGAGTGAATCTATATTTAATTTGTAAATTATTAGTATTTGATCCATATATTTCATAACCAGTTAATTTGAAAACTTTATAAATATCTTTTGGGGTAAATAATATAAATTCATTATCTGGTATATTAACAATTGTATCTGTTTGTTCAATATCATAAGTTCCTTCGATTACAATTGTATTTATTGTAAGTGCTGGTATTGTAGTAGTATCAGCATCAATTCTATAATAAGCTAAATTTAAATATAAGTTATTTAATGAGCAATAATCTTGTGTAATTCCTGTAATAGGAGAATACTCACTATAACTTATACCACTTCTTGTATTGCTATAAGAAAAATATTTTTTGAAATAATGATCATTAGTTTCTCCTTTTACAATATCTGTAAATTTTGTAATTGATGATATGCTTTTTAATGGAACGATAGAAAAATTTTTAATATCACGAATTTGAGTAGATATTTCATCTGTATACGTTGGAGTACCTAACCAACTCATTGTAAAAGTACCATCAAATTTAGGAGTGTAAATATATCTCATTTTTAATTATTTTATATTTCTCTTATATATAAAAAATTTAATTATAATATATTTTTTAAAAATTAACTCTTTCTTTTACTCTTATTGCATAACTTAATATTGATTCATATGTATAATAAGAATTTTTCATTTTAGGGTCTTTATATAATTTAAAATCAGGAATAGAAGAAATATCAACTTCTAATATTACCCATTCGTCGATATTCATATTGAATAATTCTGTCTTATCATATTTATTTTTAAAAAATTTTCTTTTTTCTGCACAAAATTCTTTAGCATCTGACAAATTGTCAGTTAAATATACTCTATCTACATCATTAGATATCATATTTTGAGATTTAGGAACTAATCCTATTTTTTTAATTTTTTCGTAATAATATTTTGTTGTTGCATGATATAATATATCAGGTGTTCCATCAGGTACATCAAATCTTTTTTGAAATGTTATATTAAATATTGTATCTTTTGATATCATTATACTTTTTATTTCTAATCCATTATTATCAATTATACTAGGTTTAAAATATCCCATATTATGCATAAAACTAGTCAATTCTTTATTAAATTGTTTTTTATTTACATTTGAAATATCAATTGATAATGAAATATATCCTTCTAATTTTTTTATTTCATATTTAATATTATATGATTTTATTAAATTATCTAATTTTTCACAAAAAAAGTCATAATCAACAGAATGAATTAATCCCTCCTTCATAGCTAAATAAAAATGATTGTGAAAATAATCTGCTTCTTCATTAAAATTTCTATATTTTTCAAAATTTTTAAACCTATCTAGCATATTTTTTATTTATTATAGTTAATATAATTATATAAGTTTATATAAAATTTTGAATGATAAATTTTATATATAAGAGAAAACATTTTTTTATGGCTATAATCACCCCTAATGATCTTATTAATCCAACAGAAAAAACAATAAAGAACTGGAATTGCTCATTTATTGCAGTTGAAGGTCCAAATATAATTGAAAAATTAAGCTTAGAAGATTTGGCTATTCCATATGAATCTCAATATAGATCGAGAATAGTTTTAAAAGCTGGTGAATCTAATAAAATGCTTTACGGATTTATTGGTAAGGCTGTTACATTCTTAATGATAAAAGTAACTTATGATAGTTTATCTGATCCATATTATACATATGAACAAGAAAAATATAATATAAATTATTATTTTGAAAATGATCCTATTCTTAGACCATTAAATAGATTATTAATAATGACAGGTTCTTCTGATGAAAGAATACCACAAATTTATGTGACAAATCCATTAGATTATGACGTAACATTAGATGTATTAGAAGCAACAGTTGATTCTGAATTTGATGAAGATGATGATATACCTGCTGATTATCAAATACATTATGCTATAACAAATATATCAAGTACATATTCTGGAAAAACAGATGATGAATATATAAGATGTTCTGGTACAACAGAATCAGGTTCTACATATTCATTATATTTACCGTTAGCAACTGGTACAGGAAATGTATTAACAATCAAAAATATATTAAACGGAGTTATAACTATTTTAACACAAGATACAGATTTGATTGATGGTTTAAATTCATATGTATTAAATACTCAATATGAAGTAGTCGTGCTAATTGATGCAGGTACTGGTATCTGGGATAAAATATAATATAAATATGGCAAAAATAACAAGTAATAGTCTTTATGGTAAAACAAAAAGAGAAATAAAAAATTGGGGTAGAGATTTTAGAACATCAGATGGACCTCAAACATCTTCTGTTATGAGTCTCAGTGATATTGCAATACCGTATGATTCATGTTATACATCAAGAATAGTATTACCTTCTTATACTGAAGATTTTTTATTAAATTATGGTATAATTGAAGAATCTACTTTTTTATTATTAAAAGTTACATATAATGGTAATTATGATAATGAGAATGAAGATGCGTATGATCCATATTATTATTATGAACCAAGTACATATAATATTAATTACTATTATGATTCTAATTCAGGTATAACATATCCAATTGGAAGATTATTGCTTTTAAATGGCTCATTTCCAAATAAATTAGGACAAATTTATTTGAATAATCCATTAGATTATGATGTAGTTTTAGATGTAATGCAAGCTAATATTGAAGCTCCAATAGTTCAACCACCAAGTAGTGCAGTAACGATATCAAATTTGTATTATAGTGACATTATAACAAATCAAGTTGAATGTTATTCTTATACTGGATTAACAACAGGATCTACTGAATTTATTATTACTGGAATTACATCTTCAATAATAAGTACAGGTTATACAATTACACAATATATAATTCCATATAATACTATTATATCAATAAATTCAGATACATCATTATATTACATTTACATAAACACTACATCAACTTATTATACTATTAAATTTTTAACTCAATCTGATTATGAACAAGCATATTTTAGAATAATATTCGCGTATTCATCATATACAGATGGTAATTGTAGATATTTAACTACAACAGAAACATACGATAGTGGTAATAATATAAATTGTTAAAAATAAAAATTAATTATAAATGACTATTATATATTATAATTCTCCTATAAGTGGAACTACTTGGATTGGTAGTGGAACTACTGTACCACATAATGCATATTTGCATTTATATCATGATAGTGTTACAGGTTGGACATTAAATAGTTTAAAACATCTATTCATTAGTGGAATAACTGGTTGCATTTCAGTGAATATACCATTAGATAATATAACTTTTGAGTTATATGAGAAAGGTACAAATATACAATTATATGAATTAACAAAATATGGACAATATTTTATATATATTTCAATTTCAGATTCTGTTGGAAATATAACTACATCATATATTTATAATATTGTTGTAAATGATAGTTCTCCTGAAATAATATTTAATTGTAATATTTTTAATTCAGGATTGACAGGAAATACTATTGATTTTTCTGGAGCAACTGGTATAACATCAGGAATTAATATTTATTCTGGCGTAACATTTAATCTTTTTGAATTTGATAAAAATATAATTAATAAAGTTGATATAATTTATAATTGTATATGCTATGTGATTGATAATATTGATTATTGTATCAATAAATATATGATAAATGTTTTAATTATAGGATCAAATTTATTAAATAATAATGAGTATCAAGAAATTTCTATACCAGGTTATTATTGCATAAAATTATCTTTAATAAATAGTACAAATTATGAGATTGTTTATTATTTTCTTGTAGATGCTGTTTATGATCCAAATAATTATAATTCTAATATTTATTAATATTATTGACCTAATAAAATAAATATATAAATTAGTAAAAATTAAATAAATAAATGAGTAAAGTAACTTTTGATGGATCAGCAAAAATAATAACTATAAATAGTGGAGTAACAAGTATTGATGTTAAAACTGATTTATATTTAGAATGGAAGCAATGGGTATTAGAAGGAGATAATTCTAAATGGCTAGCTGCATTCAGATCATTTGGTGGTGATCCAACTACATTAAATCAAAATGCTCCAAGCTACTTTTTTTTAACTAATAATTGGATAGTTAAAATAGAAAATTTAAATGTAGCAATACAAGATAATTTATATTCAGATGATTATGATATTCCTTATCTAAATATAAATTCTACAATATTATCAAAAAATTCTGATATACCTAGTATTGATAGTTTAACTGGTATTACAGAAACATTATCAGATATGAATAATACTATCATAGATATTTCATTTGATGTTAAACATATATTAGGATTATCACAGCAAAATTATAGATTAAGTAATCATGTTTATGATGATGATTTTAGATTGACATCAGTTACAATAAAATTATTTAATACTAAAACTGATTGTAATAATAATGTTAATAGTTTTGCTAATTATACAATGAATGCGGCTTATGATGATAATGGATTATTAATTGATTATAAAGTAGTTAAAAATTAATTCTTATTATGATTAATCACATAACAACAAATTTAGTAACTAAAGGTTTATTGAATATTTCTAATATTACAAAAGGAATGATACAAATTAAGTATCAAATAATATTTAGAAAAAGAGGAGGATCGAGTGCTAATGTTGTTCATTCATATGATAATGATGAAGCATTCTATGATGAACTTAGAAAGCATAAAGAAGAAGAAATTGACTACATAAAAGTGTTTGTTGATTGGAAAGGAGCAAAATTAAAAGCATTTAAAAAAATTGAAGTTAAATTATTAAAAGAACATATTGAAGCAGAAATATTATTAAAAACAAATAAAAAATTCACAGTAGAAATAATAAAATAAAAAAGATGTAATTTATATTACATCTTTTTTTATAAATATTTAAGTTATTTAAATGAATCAAATTTCATTATACTGGAAACTACTTTTTCTTCTTTTTTAGATTTTTCTGTTTCTTCATCAACATCTTCTTCAACAATTTCTATTTTTTTCTCAAAAGCTGCTTCCAATTTTGAGATTGTGTCATTTTTCTCGACTACTTTTTCAACTTTTTTTTCAACTTTTTTTTCAACAATTGGTTTATTTTCAAATTTTGTTTCTGATACAGATATTCTTGGTTTATTTGAAGGTTTTTGAATTTCAGATACCATTTCTTCTATTTTAATAGAAGCTTTACTTTTTATTTCAAAATTATCTTGCCACACTGGAAAATATAAATCTTCTGATATAATTTCAAATTTTATTTTTCCATTATCACCTTTTTCATATAGACTCAATTTAGGAATTTCAAATCTACAAATATCATTTTCAATCTTACCTATTAAAAGAACATTTTTATTTTCTTTTGTCATTAATATTAATCTTGGCTCAACATCATTTACGTTAATGCCATCACTATTTATTTTAAATTTTAAAATATCATTCTCTTTATTGTTAAATAAATCCATATTAATTATTTATTTTTTATATTCTATATATTAATAAAAAAATATAGAATTATATATTAAAATTTTGATCTTCTTTTTTTAATATATAATAAAAAATTAAGTTTAATGTCAACTGGAGTAATACTTCCAAATAATTCGTTAATAGCAGATTTGACCAGTAAATATTGGCTTTATTTTTCAGATAATTTTGGAAGTATAAATGCTACACTTATTAATGATTCTAATGGACATCCAATAACAGGATATATATCTGGAAGAACCTCAATTTATTATGATTTTGATTATTCTGGTAATACTCAAGAAGGTAGAATACCAAACACTGATGTAGATTTTACTGCTGTTGCCATTGGGCAAAATATCGCTAGATATTCTATAATTAAAGGTGTAATCACAAGTGGTTTAACAAATATAATTTTAACTTCGGATACAGATTGGAATTATTCTGGTAATACTCAAGGAACAAGTGGCACATCAGGAATAGATGGAGAAAATGGTACATCAGGAGCTTCTGGTAGTGAAACTCTTGAACTTACAATTACTGGAGTTCAAGATGGTATAAATAAGAATTTTATATTATCTAGCGGAGTCAGTTATATCCACATGTTTTATGTTGATGGTCAATTACAAACATATAATAACGATTATTATGTTTCTGGATTAACTTTAACATTTATTAAAATACCACCTAAAGAAAGTGATATTTTAAGATTATTCATCACACAGCATGGCGGTGTTTTTGGTACATCAGGAACAGATGGAACATCAGGAACAGATGGAACATCAGGAGCTTCTGGTAGTGAGTCTCTTGAAATTACAATTACTGGAATTCAAGATGGTATAAATAAGAATTTTATATCATCAAGTGGTATTAGTGAAAATCATATGTTTTATGTTGATGGTCAATTACAAACATATAATAACGATTATTATGTTTCTGGATTAACTTTAACATTTATTAAAAATCCTCCTAAAGAGAGTGATATTTTAAGATTGTTTATTACTCAGCATGGCGGTGTTTTTGGTACATCAGGAACAAACGGTACAAGCGGATCATCAGGGTCATCAGGTAGTTCAGGGTCATCAGGTAGTTCAGGTTCATCAGGTAGTTCTGGAACAAATGGTACATCAGGTATAAATGGAGATATTATAAACGAAATTGATATTTCTGGAATTCAAGATGGAGTAAATAAAAATTTTATATTATCAAATGAAATTGTAAGTGAAAATCATATGTTTTATGTAGATGGACAATTACAAACATATAATAATGACTATTATATCTCTGGATTAACTTTAACATTTATTAAAATTCCGCCTAAATATAATTATATTTTAAGATTGTTTGGTAGTATAGGCACAAATTATCATAATGGAATTACTATTAATCAAAATATTGTTGTTGATAATTATGGAACAATAAAAACATTAAATATTGTTAATGGTTTGATAATATCAATAACATAAATTATCAATAACATAAATTATCAATAACATAAATTATCAATAACATAATTTTATATATAATATAAATAAAAATAAATTAAAAATAATGAGTACAAGATTAGATGCGAATGATAGATTAAAAGGATTAAGTTTTAAAAAACCTTGTATCGTTGCGACATTAGAAAATGTAAATTTAACAGGGTCAACTAATGTAATTGATGGAGTATCTTTAAATTTAAATGATAGAATATTAGTCATAAATCAGATAGATCAGATAGATAATGGTATTTATATTGTTTCAAATGTTGGTACAGGTTCTGATGGCGTTTTATTACGAGCAAATGATTTTTCTACAAGTGATGATATATTTGCTGGAATTAACATTTATATTTTATCAGGAGATACATATAATGATAGTTATTTCATATTAAATACCGAAAATCCTATATTAGATATTACTCCGTTATTTTTCTCTAATAAAAAAATGTTAGATACTCAAAATGTAAGTAATAATCAAGTATTATTATATAATAATAATTCAATAATTGGTTATACAGGACTAACATATGATGGTAATACATTAGATATAAATGGTAATGTTAATATAACAGGTAATACAACAGTAATTGGAAATATTATTTCAAATACAATATCTGTAACAGGAGGAACTTCAACTCAATTTTTAAAAGCTGATGGATCTATTGATTCAACATCATATACTGATTTTAATTTATTTACTGGTGAAACATTTGATAGAATAAGTGGTGATACATATTTGAATAATTTATTAACAGGTGAAACATTTGATAGATTATCAGGTGATACATTTTTAAATGAATTATTAACAGGTGAAACATTTGATAGAATTTCAGGAGATACATTTTTAACTGAATTATTAACTGGTGAAACATTTGATAGAATTTCTGGAGACACAGTATTAAATGATTTAATTACAGGATTAACTTCAACAGTTAATAATAATTATAATTTATTAACAGGTGAAACATTTAATAGAATAAGTGGAGATACAGTATTAAATGATTTAATTGAAGAGTTATCAATAAATGCTCAAAATCAAATGAATAATGAAATTAATAATAGAATTTCAGGAGATACATTATTGAATAATTTACTAACTGGTGAAACATTTGATAGAATAAGCGGAGACACTTTTTTAAATGAATTATTAACAGGTGAAACATTTGATAGAATAAGCGGAGACACAATATTAAATAATTTAATTACTGGATTGACATCAACAGTTACGGATAATTATAATTTATTAACAGGTGAAACATTTAATAGAATTTCAGGAGACACATTTTTAAATAATTTAATTACAGGATTAACACAGAATATTATAAATAATTATGTACCTTATACTGGATCTACATCAAATATAGACTTAGGATATAATAATTTAACAGCTAGTTCAATTATTAAATCTGGTGGTACATCTAATCAATTTTTAAAGGCTGATGGAACTATTGATATAACTACATATTCAAATACTGGTCATAGTCATTATCAATTATTTCAACCAAATGGTACAACTCCTTTTGTCTATACAGATAATGGTGGGTCATTTCATATTGATGGAAATATTATTCAATCAGGATCAACATATGAAACTCATACAGAACAAATATACACTACTAAAGATTATATTTATTTGAGAAGTGGAGCAACTTCTGGATTACCTGATGGACAATATGCAGGATTTACAGCTAAATTATATGACGGATCTAATGATGGTCAATTAGTCTTTGATAATAAAGGCTTTGCAAGAGTTGGAGACGTAGGTAGTTTATTGAAATTAGCAGCTATTCAAGAAACACCTACAGATACACAATTTACTTACTATGATGCTGCAACTTATTCATTAAAAACACGTGCTTTTTTAAGTGGTGATATTACAACGGCTTTAGGATTTACTCCTTATAACGCAACTAACCCATCTAATTATATAACAATTGGATCAGTTCCTGTTGTAGCTACAACAACTCCTTTAATAAATGGAATTGCTGCAATTGGAGCAAGTGGTAAATGGGCTGATGGAGCACATGTTCATCCAGTTGATACTTCAAGACAAGTTGCATTAAGCGGAACTGGATTTGTAAAAAGCACATCAGGAACTATTAGTTATGACACTTCTACTTATATTCCAGTCACAGGAAATACAAATACAATAAACTTAGGTGTTAATAATTTAACAGTAGATACAAATACTCTGTTTGTTGATTCTGTTCATCACTATTTAGGTATTACTACAAATAATCCTAATGCGTCAGTTGATATTGGAGGTTTTGGTACACCTTCTGATTATGGAGGAGGAACTGGTACGGCTAAAGTTTTAATTGCTGATAACGCGACAGGGTCATCTGGTGTTCAAATGTATAATTCTAATTCAGGAACAGCCTCTGATTTTAGATTTGCCATTTTTAATAATAATAAAAATGAATATATGGCATTTTCAACGCCAGCCGATACTAATACTAATACTTTATTTGGATTTGCAAGAAGTACATCTAATTATTTATTTAATAATTTAAATGGAGTAGGTGGCACTCTTAGAAATTTAACTATTGGTACGGTTGGAAGTTCTGACCTTATATTTGGAACTAACAATGTAGAAAATTTAAGAATAAAATCTGGAGGTAATGTCGGGATTGGAACTACTACTCCAGGAACGTTATTAGAAATAAGTAACTCTGCAAATATATCTATTAATTCAATTTTAAGGATTAGAGACATTAATACTGGTGGTTCATATTTTGATATCGGTTCTGCTAATGGTAGTAGTGGATTATTCATTAATCAAGGCTCTACTAAGATAATGCAAATTAGAAGTAGTGGAAATGTAGGATTTGGAACTTCATCAACCCCTAACGCAAGATTTAATATTTATAAAAGTGGAATAATTGATTATTTCAATATTACAAGTTCAGTTGATGGTGATGTGATGGTTATCTTAAATAATGGCAACGTCGGGATTGGAGCTACCACTCCAGACCAAAAATTATCAGTTTGGGGTGGTTCACAAAATATTATTGATCCAACAACTTTAGGTTCTGAAAGCTTAACTAATGGTACGTTATCTGGTGGAACTTCTTGGACTGCAACAAATGATTGTACTTTAGTATCTAATAACGCAACTTGGACTTTTTCTGGTGGAACTGCTTCAACTCTTACACAAACGAATGCTAATTTAACAGTTGCAGGAGTAGGATATAGATGGTATAAATTTGTTTATACAGTATCAGCTATTTCTGGAACTCCATCTGCATCAATAACAACATCTTTTGGCGGATCAACAACTTCTCTTACTATAACAGCTGGAGCACAAACTACTTATTTTAAAGCAGCTACTACACCTACTGATTTTGTTATTACTTCTACTTTGGTATCAGGACAGACATTCACATTGGGTACGTTTTCGTTAAAAGAAGTTCAAGGTGGAAATTTAATAACTGGTGGATTGTTAACTGGTGGAGGTACAACTGGTATTAAAGTTTTAGCAAATGGAAATGTTGGAATTGGAACAACTACTCCTGGACAATTACTTGAAGTAAATAATGGGCACATAAATGTTTTAAATACCAATTATGGACTTCTATTAGCTTCTAATCAAGCTCTAACTAGGAATGGAGCAAAACTTGTACTTGCTAACTCAAGTGCATTTACTTCTATGGGGTTGAGTACCGTAGGAGTTGAAAGAATTTCTATTGATAGTTCAGGGAACGTAGGTATTGGAGTAACTCCAACGTCTATGCTTACTCAAAAATCTACAACCGCATTAGAATCTGCTACGTTAGGAACTGAATTAACAGCTTCTGGAGATACTTGGGGATTAGCAACAACTAAAAGCATAACTGCTTTTGCAAATTATGGATCTACTGTTGCTGGAACAGTTGAAGTAACTTCAAATGCTCATGGATTTCCAGCTGGAACAACAACTAATGTTGTAATATCAGGAACTACTAATTATAATGGTACATACACAATAACATATATTGATGTTAATAACTTTTATATTACGGCAACTTGGGTATCGAACGATGCAACTGGAACTGCAACTCAAACTGGTTGGTCTGGAACTTATGCTGGTGGATACACACACTCAACTGGAAATACAACAGCATTAACTGATTCTACATTGGTTCCAGTGGTTGGTAATTTATACCAAATAACTTATACAGTAACAAATAGGACGACAGGAACATTTACGATTACATTCGGCGGAGTTACATCTTATACTTATTCAGCAACAGGCTCATATGGTCCTAAAGCTGCAACAGTAGGAACATTAACTATTGCTCCAACGACTGATTTTAATGGCACAATAATACTTTCAATTAAATTAATTGCATCATATTCTCCTATTTATGTTATTCAAGATAGTTCTTCTGCTAATACATTAGAAATTCGTAGTTCTTTAAATACTTCAGTAAATTTATTCATAGGTAAAAACTCTGGAAGATATAATACAACAGGTATTAATAATACTTCACTTGGATCTGGAGCGTTACCGATAAATTCAACTGGATTTAATAATGTTGCAATTGGTGGTAGTGCTATGCAAGCGAATACAGCTGGATTTTCTAATATCTCTATAGGTTTTAATTCCCTTTTAAGCAATACTGTCGGTTATGCCAATACATCAATTGGTAATGCAACTCTACAAAATAATTCTATTGGTTATTATAACACAGCAGTTGGTATAAGTGTTCTTGTCACTAACACAGCTGGGTATTATAATACAGGCATTGGAGCAAGCGCGCTTAGTTCAAATTCTACTGGATATTATAACACTGCGATAGGAATTAATTCTATTAATTTAAATACTACTGGTTTTTATAATACTGCATTAGGTGGTAATTCTCTTAGTTCAAATTCAGTTGGATCATACAATACTGCTGTTGGCTATTCATCGATAAGTAATATTGTATCTTCATATAATACTGCTATTGGTTATATATCTGGTCGTTATATAACTGGAGGGGTAACAACTAATATCAATTCTTATAATTCTGTCTATATTGGAGCAAATACAATGGCATCTGCTGATGGCAATTCAAATGAAATAGTAATTGGATATAACGCAACTGGTAATGGAAGTAACTCAGTAACATTAGGTAATACATTAATTACTAAAACTATTTTACAGGGTAATACTGGTATTGGCGGATATACAACTCCTTTACATTTCTTAGATAATACTCAAACTCAGAATCAACGCACTGTTTATGGATTAAACGTGGTGATGAATGCTACTAATCTTCAACAAGATATAGTATCTACAGGTAATGATGAACCACTTTTAAATCAATACTATGCCTGGAAATTTACCGCAAGTGCTGCAAACACAATGGGTTCGTTATCAGTTAGATTGAAGAAAATAGGTACTGTTACAAATACAACAGATTATATTAGACTTAAATTATATTCAGATACAGGTACAGCCCCAAATGCTTTATTATACACTTCTGATCAGGTTAAAATGGGCACATTAACGACTTCTTATGTTGAATACTTGTTTGGTGGAGACTATACGATGGTTAATGGTACTTCATATTGGTTAGTAGTTGAAAGAAGTGCATCGGTAACAGGAGGAGGTTCAATTACAGTTGATAGAAATTCTAATTCTTTAAGTACGACAAATGTTGTAACTCCTGCGAGTGGAGATTGGACAATAAATACAGGTTTAGGAAGATATATTATTTATGGACAGACTCCAAGGGGTATTTATGTAACCTCTACAAATTATGTTGGAGTTTATGGAAGCTCTACAAATAGTTATGGAGTTCAAGGAATCTCTACAAATAGTGGTGGAGTTTATGGAATCTCTACAAATAGTTATGGAGTTTACGGAAACTCTACAAATAGTACTGGAGTTAATGGAAACTCTACAAATAGTTATGGAGTTCAAGGAATCTCTACAAATAGTGCTGGAGTTAATGGAAACTCTACAAATAATTATGGAGTTTATGGACAATCAAGTAGTTCTTATGGATTAGGCGGTATATCAACAACTGGAGTTGGATTTATTGGTATATCAACAAATTCATCTGGTGGAGCAATGTATATAGGTGATGGGGTAGATAAATTAACCCAAAACAATACTGGTTCTGTACTTATAATGTCAAGACGTGTTGATGGTAACTCCACATATGCAGTAAGTGGTAATTTATTAAATATAACTGATAACCCAACCAACTGTACATCAGTTTCAGGAGCATTAATTTCAGGTACAATAGTATCTACTGAAAGATTTAGAATTGATCCTCGTGTAGTTGATGGAGCGAGTGCAGTAGGAGCATTTACAGATACATCAAGTGCTTTAGCAAATGCAACAGCTAAGTTATTTTCATTCAGAAATAATGGGGTTGAAAAAGCGTATGTTGGAGCAACTGGTAGTTTAGTAGTTCAGGGAGTAATAATGCCACAACAAGCAACTACTGCAGCAGCACCAGCATATGTTAAAGGTGGAATGTATTTCGATACTACCTTGAATAAGATGAGAATTGGTGGTGCAACAGGTTGGGAGACGATTACGAGCGTATAAAAAACAATAATATATTATGTGGATAACAATGATTTCAGTTTTTGTACTTTACAATTTATTCATTCTTTTAAAATATGGATGGTTAAATTCGATATCAGCAAGCTACTACAGTTTACCTGATGAATATATAAAAATAAAATGGAATAATAATGTAGTATTAACTTTACCTATTAAATATAATTCATTATTTCTTTTATTTTGCTTAGGATATGCAATACCAACCTTATTCTTAGTAACCGATGGATTTATGTTTTTTGCTTGTGGGTTAATTTGTTTTGTAGGCATAGCGTCAGCATTCAGACTTGATAGTTTTACAGCAAATATGCATCAATATAGTGCGTTAGGAGCAGTAGTATTAAGTCAACTATCATTAATATTTTTCTATCATTTATATTATTTAGTTATTATTACCGCAGTAAGTGCAGTAATATTATACTTACTTAATAAAAAATTACCTCAATGGATGTATATACTAGAATGGATTGCGTTTTGGACGGTTGCAATAGCTTTATTATAAATAATTTTTAATCTAATGATATATTATTAATAGATTTATATTTATTGATTAATGTTTCACGATTACTAAATCCTCTACTACGTGGACTAATAATAACAATTGGTGAACTTTGAGCAGCTTTATAAACTGAAATTTTCATTTTATTAACTGCAAAATTGACTTGCTCATCCCATTGTTTAATGTCATATTTATATACTTCATCCATTTTAGGAAAATAATCAATATTCAAAGATTTATTTTTATAATCTAAAATTAAATCATCTCTTGTTTTTCTATCACGTATTAATGAAGCACATATACCACTTTGTACCCAATAATCAATTGGATCTTCATTTGCATCAGGTAATTCTGCAGCGGGTTTAAATTTACCATTATATAAATCATATGGTACTATTTCATCATTATATAATTCTTTATTAATATATTCAGATAATTCATATAATTCAACTTTAGTTAAATCTCCAATAATAGCATGAACGCCAATACTTCCAATGTCATGAAAGGAAGACCAAGAAAGCACTATTTCTGTTTGATTGCCTGTTGAAACGATACCACTTTTAAATCTATGAGTATCTTCTAAACCTAATACAGTTCTTAATACTGCATGTATTGAAGCTTTACCCGTATCACTTAGTTTAGGCGCATTTTTCATATGTACATCATCTACATTTAATATTTCATCAACTGTTGATTGAATAGGTTGCCAATATGTAATCATTCCTAATTTTTCATCTAATTGATTTACATAACTTTTAGATTTAGTATTCAATGAAGATGGATTTGAAATGAATATAGTGTGTTCTTTGCCCATAGCACGATAAACCAATGCTGCTACAATAGACGAATCAAGTCCGCCAGATACATGAACCTGAGCATTTTCAATACCTGATAATTTAAAAAATTCTTTCTGCTCAAATATAATAGCTTCAGTTATTTCTTTATATTTACTATCATTACTGCCTAATATTGGTTCACAATCTTTTAATCTGAATGTTTCAGTTTTTTCTTCAAATTTAGGAAGTTCTTTAACTAATCTTCCATAACTATTATATACAAGAGAAGCACCATCATAAATTATAATATTTTTAACTATATCACCGCAACCAACTGAATTTACTGAAATAACTGGAACCATATTATTTTTGGCAATTTTAGAAAATAAATTTTTTCTAATTTTTTGCTTTCCATAATAAAAATAAGATTGATTAGGTATAATCAAAATTTCAGCACCCATATCAACCATTTCTCGTGAAATATCTCTACTATGATTCATAAACCAAGCATCTTCACAAATTGGTGTACCTATAATGGTTTTACCAATACTTGGTAAATTAACTTCGAACACTTTAGTTTCAGTTCCTTCTGTAAAATATTTTCTATCTTCATGATGGTCTGTATCAGCTAATAATTGTTTATCATATGTACGAATTCCATTATCATCAATTACAGCTACTGAATTTTTTAAAATTGGAAATCCATTTCTATTTATACCATGAGATGATACAAATCCAATTACAATTATTCCACACAATCCTAATTCTTTTCTATATTCTTCAATTTTTTTCAACCTTGAAATTTGGTCACGAATAAAATCCTCTCTATCCCAAAGAGAACCACAGCAATATCCACTAATAGCTGTTTCTGGAAACACTGATATATCTACATTATCATCATAACTAGCATGATTTTTATCCAACTTTAAACAATTTAAAATTTTTCTGGTATTACCGATTAAATCTCCTGTAACTGTATTAATTTGGTGTACTGAAATATTTGCATTTTCAATCATAATATATAAATGTTTTAAATTTGAGTACAAAGATACATATAACAATTGATATAAACAAAAAAACTCATAAAAATATTTATGAGTTTTTTAAAATTAAAAAATTTGGTCATCTTATCAATAAAACGATCAAAATTTTTTAATTATTGAATTGAAGCTTGTTCTTTTGGTGCATTAGCAATGTTTTGTGCGTTTACTTGATCATTAGCTTCCTTAGTAACTTTTAATAAAAGAGTATTTACTACTTTATAAGGCATTTCAGATAATGCACCCAATATTAAATTTACTTCTTCTACTGTGAATTCAAATTTCAAATTTTCCATAACTATATTTTTTTGTTTATATCTATAACAAAATAAATAAAAAGTTTAAACTTATTATAAAAAATATAATAAAAAATTACATAAAAAATAAATAATTTATAATATGAGAATATAATGTAAATCTAACTACCAATTTCACGACGGGCGGTTCATTTTTTATATATATTAATAAAAAAATTATGATAATATATAAAACTACAAATCTCATTAATAATAAATTTTATATTGGGCAAGATTTTAATGATAATCCTAAATATTATGGTTCTGGTAAATTAATTACATTTGCAATAAAAAAATATGGTAAAGAAAATTTTAAAAAAGAGATAATAGAATATTGTACTGATGAAAAACATATGGATGAAAGAGAAATATTTTGGATAAAAGAACTTAATGCAACAAATAAAAAAATAGCTTATAATATTTGTGAAGGAGGAAAAACATATAGAACAATGAAAGGTGAAAATCATCCATTTTTTGGTAAACATCATACAGAAGAAACTAGAGCTATAATTAAAGAAAAAAGAAAACTTCAAAAAATGTCTAATTTTGAAAAAGAAAGACTTAGAAAATTATGGAAAACTAATGCTAATCCAGGCAAAAATAAATCAAATGAAACAATAGAAAAAATAAAAAATGCAGCAAAAGAATTAGATAGATATGGGGAAAAATCTACTTTTTACGGTAAAACTCATTCAGAAGAAACTAAAAAACATTGGAGTGAAATAAGAAAAGGTAAAAATGTAGGTATTAATAATCCTGCTGCAACTAGATATTATATTGAAACACCAGATAAAAAAGAATTAATATTTAATAGTAGAAAAGAAGTAATTGAATATATTGGATGTAGCATGGGATTTTTTACATTAAAAAAATATAAAGGATATAAACTTATAAGAAAAGAAATAATAAATAAAAAAGAAATAATAATAAATAAAGAAGATGATGAATATTATATTTATACTATTGAATCTCCTAATGGAGAAATATTAATATTTAATAAAAAAAGTGAAATAATAAAAAAATTAGATTGCAGTTTATATTTCTTTATATGTAAACATTTTTTGGGATATAAACTTATAAAAAGAGAAAAAAATAATTTATAATGAGAATATTGTTAATTTTACCTCATGTTAGTACTGGAGGAATGCCTTCTGTATCTTTAAAAAGAGTTGAATATTTAATAAAAAATAATGAAGTATATCTTATAGAATATAGACAAATTTCTTGGAGTTTTGTTGTACAACGAAATAAAATAATAGAATTATTAGGAGATAGATTTATATCATTAGGTAATACATGGGATAAAGATGAAAGTGTTAGAGACAAATTTCAAGAAATAATTGAAAATATTAATCCTGATATCATTCATATGGAAGAAATTCCTGAACTGTTCAATGATGGAATGAGGGAAGAACATTCAGATTGGTTATATAGGAATGATAGACCATATAAAATTATTGAAACTACTCACACATCAACATTTGATGTAAATAAGAAAGTATATTTTCCTGATAAATTTTTATTCGTATCTAAATTTTCACAATTACAATATGAAAAATTTAATATTCCTTCATCTGTGGTTGAATATCCAATGAATAAATTAAAAAAAAATCAAGGATATGCTATTAAAAAATTAAATTTTGATCCTGAATATTTTCATGTTTTGAATGTTGGATTATTCACATCAGGTAAAAATCAAGGTTATGTATTTGAAATAGCAAGAAGATTAGAAAAATATAAAATACAATTTCATTTTGTAGGTAATCAAGCTGATAATTTTTCAGATTATTGGAAACCTTTATTAGAAAATAAACCAAATAATTGTATTATTCACGGTGAAAGAGATGATATTGATTTATTTTATCAGGCATCAAATTTACTTATACATTCATCTATAAATGAATTAAATCCGTTAGCAGTAAAAGAAGCAACATCTTATGATTTACCGATATATTTAAATAATCTTAGTACATATTTAGATACTTATGATTCTTATAAAAATATAAAATATCTTACAAGAGATGTTGATAAAGATGCTAAAAGAATATTAGATAATTTTAATATAAAACTTATAGATGATAATGATACATTTGAAGATATATTAATAAATGAATATAAAGAAGTACTTAATATAGATAAAATAAAACAAAATTCAATTGATGCTCAATATGAATATAATATTGATTTTATTGAAGGTGCAAAAGTTGAAATTCTTGGTACAAAAAAATCAGAATTTTATGTTGAGATATTAGATAAAAATACCAAAGAAGTCATATATAAAAATTTAATAAATAATAATAATTGGTGTAAAACAAATAATGAATGTTATAAAGAATATAAAATTAACATTTATCATAATAATAAATTAGTAATTAATCATAATTTTGATTTAACAAATAGAAATGTATTAATAACATTAGAAAGTAAATCTATTGGTGATACATTAGCGTGGTTTCCATATATAGAAGAATTTAGAAAAATTCATAACTGTAAAGTTTATTGTTCTACATTTTGGAATAATTGGTTTATAAATCAATATCCTGAAATTACATTTTTAAAGCCTGGTCAATCAAATATTAACGATTTATATGCTAAATATAAAATAGGATGGTATTTACCATTTGATAGAAATAAAAATCCAATTGATTATAAAACTATTCCTTTGCAAAAAACAGCATGTGATATTCTTGGATTAGAATATAAAGAAATTGTACCAAAAATTGAAATTCCTGAAGGAGTTAGACCAATTAAAGAAAAATATGTTTGTATTGGACAATTTTCTACTGCGAATGCAAAACACTGGCATTACCCTTGTAAAGATAGCAACAAAGGCTGGCAAATTTTAGTTGATTGGCTTAATGTTCAAGGTTATAAAGTTATGGTAATAAGTAAGCAGTCAACTACTCTTAAAAATATAATAAATAAAACTGGTGATTTTCCTATTGAGCAAAGAATAAATGAATTAAAATGGTGTGAATTTTATATTGGAGTTGGTTCTGGATTAAGTTGGTTAGCTTGGGCTGTTGGTAAAAAAGTAGTAATGATGTCTGGATTTTCTAATCCTTTCTGTGAATTTAAATCTAATAATATAAATGTTCATAATTTTAATGTTTGTAATGGTTGTTTTAATACTCATCAATTTGATCCAGGAGATTGGAATTGGTGTCCTATACATAAAAATACAGATAATCAATTTGAATGTTCAACTAATATTACGCCAAAAATGATAACTGATAAAATTATTAAATGTAAACTCATTGAAAATCCTAATAATTTCAATTTTACTAAATATAATTTAAAATATAATTTAAATAAAAATGATATTTTCTTTAAATATGATAAAAATGAAAATAAATTTACAATAATTTATAAAGGTGATGATGTTGAACCTTTAAATATTGATATTAGAGATTATAATTCAGATATGATATATTATACATTATCTGACACATCATTAAGTAAAAATAATATAATTTGGAGTATACCAGAGAAAAAAATGTTTGAAGAAACAAATAAGTTACTTATAGTATTTTACGAAAAAAATAAAATATTAGAATTGCAATATGATATTTAAAAATTTATATATAACGAAAAGAAAAATCGTTACATATGAGCTATATAAAAATTCAAAAAATACTTAAAGAAGAAGTTGAAACACCTGAAGAAGGTTATATTTATTTTGGTTATGATGATTCAACAGTTGGTAGTGGAGTAACTAGTGGAGTAACTGGTGGATTTTGGATGAAAGATGATACTGGTAGCGGAGCAACATATTTATTTGCAGGTTATTCAAATGCGCCAAATATTATATCTTTTAATCCAACATCATCAGCATTTAATGGTGATACTATAACAATATATGGTATAAATTTCTTTGGTGCTGTAGTGGCGTCATTTAGTGGAATTACAGGAATAACAACAGTAGTGAATTCAAATCAATTGACCGTAATAATACCTAATTTACCTAATTATGATAATGAAGTTGATGTTGTAATAACTTCTTCATTAGGAACAGGAACTTCCGTAAAATATAAAGTATATCAGCAAATAAATAAGCCTGTAATTACTAGTTATCCATCAATTGCTAATATAAATTCTACAATAACTATTAATGGATTATATTTTATCGCTGGACAAACTTCTGTATATTTTAATCCAGCATCTACTATTTCAACAACAACGGTAATTAATTCAACTACGTTAACAGCAGTAGTTCCAATAATTCCAACTGGATCAACACAATTTTATATTCAAACAACTTTTGGACAAAGTTTACTTTCAAATATTAATATTAATGGCGGAACAATTCCAATAGTTACTAATTTTTACCCAACATATGCAAATTTAGGAGATACTATTAATATATTTGGCGAAAATTTTATAGATATTAATAATTTATTAGTACGTTTTGGACCTAATCAATCATCAAATATTAGCATAATAAATTCAGGACAGTTAACAGTTACAATATCAGGAGATACTCCAATTGGAGATACATTAATTAGCGTTAATGATATGACATTTTCAGGATTTACAGTTTGTGGCTCTACTTCTACATTAATTCCAACAGTATCAAGTATATCGACATCAGTATATCCAGGGAATACTGTAATTATGACAGGGACAAATTTAGATTCACCATTAACAGTTACTTTTAGTAGCGTTATATGTAATACTTTACCTATAGATTCAGGTAGTTGCTATATTTATATAGGAACTAATGTAATTCCAGGTATAAATACAGTAATTGTTATAAATAAATATGGATCATCATTACCTTATTCTTATACAGTATTAAATCCTGGTAGTTTGACTATAACAAGTTTTAGTATTAATCATATGCAAAGAGGAAATAATTCAATTGGATTATATGGTAGTGGGTTTATTAATAGTCCATCAATGAGTGTTTATATTGGAAATGTATTATCAAGATTTTCTTATAATAATCAATCAGGATTAACTGTTCAAATATTAAATGCTTCATCAACAAGTGATTTAATTCCGACTGGACCAGTTGATATTAGAGTAGAAAGTATAAATTCAAGTTATACATTAAATGGATTTACAGTTGATCCTAATACAGGTTTAAATCCACCAATAATTTCAAAAATAAGTCCTATATATGGTCAATATGATGATATTATTGATATCTATGGTACATATTTATCAGGAGGTACCATTAGTTTTGGAACTTCGTATCCAGGAACTTATGCAGAAACAACTACAATAGATGATACTCATTTAAGTGTTTATGTACCATCTGGATTTACAATAGATTCTAATGAAATTATAAATATTTATGCTACAACAATAGCTGGATCTTGTACATATTCTCCTTTTGAAATTTATGTAGAAGCATCATCATCTCCAATAATAAATAAATTAGATAGTCCTGTAAATGTATCAGGAGGAACATTAATTACTATTCTTGGAAGTAATTTTGTTAAATATTATACTGATGTTTATGTAAGTATAATTACAGGAAGTACAGTTCAATATTTAGTATTAGATTCTCAAAAATTTATATCTAGTACTGAAATACAAGGAATTATACCTAATACTACATATATTGGACTTTCTATGATTAAAGTAGTAACCTCCGCTGGTGTTGATCAAGAAACAAATTTAAATTTTATATAAATTATTAAAATGACTGATTAATCAGTCATTTTTTTTATAAAATATAAACCTATTTATATATTTTGCCTACAATAAAAAAAACAAATAAATCAATGAAAATATTAGTAGCAACTTTTGATCACAATTATTATTTATGGCAAGTTCTTGTACAAATAAATAATTTTATGAAATATGGATATGATGAAGACACTATTTATGTAGTATCATCTTCAAATCCTAGTCCAATTTTAAAATCATTAATGAATAATGAAAAAATTAAATCTAAATTTTTTATTTATAAAGATGAAAGAGTAAATCCAATATATCCATCTTCATTAAGACCTCATATATTAGAAAAATTCTTTAATGAACATCCTGAATATAATGATGAAACTTTATTTTATTGTGATCCAGATATGGTTTTCACAAAAAAATTAGATTTCACTGAAATGATAAATGATAAAAAATGGCATTTAAGTGATACAAAATCGTATATTGATACAGTGTATATTAAAAGTAAAAGTGAACAATTATTTAATGAGATGTGTGAAATATCTAAAGTAAAACCAGAAGATATTGTAGCAATTGATGAAAATGCAGGAGGAGCACAATATTTAATGAAAGGAATAAATTCTGATTATTGGAAAAAGGTGTATGATGATAGTGAAAATTTATATTCTCATATGAAAAAAACAGAAAGTATATATAATCCTGAACATCCTATTCAATCATGGACATCTGATATGTGGGCAGTTCTATGGAATGCAGTTTATTATAATCATGAAGTTGAGATTAATAAAGAATTGGATTTTTGTTGGGCTACTGATTCAATAAATAGATGGAATGAAACTTATATTTTTCATAATGCAGGTATTGCTGGAAAAAGTGATACACATTTTAGTAAAATAGAATATCAAGTTTCTCCATTTAATAAAGAACTCAACGGTGATGATGATAATTGTACATATAATTATGTAAAAGAAATAAAAGAGACAGAAGAAAATTTCAAAGATATAATCTGGTAAAAAATAAAAAATTAAATGAATATAGGAATAGTTGTATTAGCTACAAATGCTTATTTTGTGTTAGGAATAAGATTTATTAAAAGATTTATGAAATTTTACAAAGGTGATAAAAATATCACATTCTATTTTTTCTCGGATAATGATCCAAAAAATTATATACCTGATAATATTGATGTTGAATATTTTCATGTGACTAATAGTAATTGGGTAGATGGAACAAACTTAAAATTTACATCTATATTATCAATTAAAGATAAATTAAAAAGTGATTATCTATTTTATTTTGATGCTGATACTAATGTAAATAAAGATTTTATTGAAGATTGGTTTATTGGAGATTTAGTTGGAGGCCAGCATTATGCAGATCAAGATTGGATGAAAAATGAAAAAGGATTTGATAGAAATCCGTTATCAAAAGCATATGTACCATTTGATACTAAATTACATCAAATGTATTTTTATGGTGCTTTTTTTGGTGGTACATCTGAAAATATGATTGAATTTTGTAAAACTATGAGATATTATCAATTGGAAGATAAAAAAATACCATATGAACCTGGGGTAAACGATGAAAGTTACATTAATTGCTACTTACACTTTAATCCACCAACAAAAGTAGTTTTATGTAAAGACTTTGCTTTTGCTATTAGTGATAAAGGTGGAATAGGAGAAACTAGATATCCAGATCTAAATGTAGATGAACTTAAAAAAGAATTATTAATATATAAGAATGAATTTATTAATATTCAAAATAATAAACTAATAAACTAATAAACTAATATATAATTATGAACATAGGAATATATAAAATTATTAGTCCATCAGGAAAAATATATATCGGACAAAGTTGGGATTTAAAAAAAAGATTTAATAAATATAAAAATCTAAATTGTGAAAAACAAAGAAAATTATTTAATTCATTAGTTAAATATGGTTTTGAAAACCATATTGTAGAAATAATATGTGAATTTAATGATGATATTACACAAGATATATTAGATCAAAAAGAAATATATTATATTAATGAATATAAAAATAACGGATTTGATATGTTAAATTTGGCATCAGGTGGTAGTAGAGGAAAGCATAGTGAAGAATCAAAAGAAAAAATGAGAAATAGAAAAGGGGTATTGCATCCTTCTTATGGTAAAAAAAGAACTAAAGAATTTTGTGAAAAAATAAAAGGAGAAGGTAATGCGAATTTTGGTAATAAAGGAGAAAAAAATCCGAATTTTGGAAAAAAACAAACAATTGAAAGAATATTAAAAACTAGTGGAGAAAATAATTATTGGTATGGTAAAACAGGAAGTACTTCTCCGTTTTTTGGTATAAAACAAACCATTGAACAAATAGAAAAAAAATCCGGTAAAAATCACAAAAAATCAAAAAAAGTTATTGATACATTAACTAATAAAATTTATGATACCATAGGACAAGCAGCAAAGGATTTAAATTTAACATATTCTACTTTGGTGACTAATATAAGATTAAATAAATCTAGATTGAAATATTATAAATAATTATTTAATTAATATACAAATTTAGATATTCAAAATATTAAAAATGAATTATTAATATATAAGAATGAATTTATTAATATTCAAAATAATAAACTAATATATAATTTATGATAACAGTATATTCTATTCATTATAATAAATTAGATCATCTATATTTACAATATTTTCAATTAATGAAATATTGTAAAAAAAATAAATTATGTTATTGTAAATAATGGAATTGATGATGATTTTAGAAAAACAATAAGAGATTTTTGTGATATATTAAATATTAAAGAAATAGTTATACAAAATAACGATAAGATTAATATGACAGCAATGCATCATAAAACTGCTCTTCAATATTGTTATGATAATTATATATCAAAAGATTTAAGTGATATTAGGGTTGTTATGAATTCTTATATTATACATTTTTGATTATTTTTCTTTTTCTGATATGATAGGTGATTTTCAACTTTGTGGATTAAAGATGGAGGTGATTGGAATGGAAATGTATATTGTGGTTATATTAATGCAGTAACTACTTTTGAATTAAATTATTTTACAGTAGATACAGATTGGGGAGTCGAAGTTATAAAAAAATAAGGAAAACATAAATTTTAGTTCAAAAAAATATAATTTACAAACAGATTGGAATTATTTTAATTATAATAGAAAAGAATTACTTAAATTAGTCAGTGTTGATGAATTATTTATATAATAGAATTATATCCTAATTTTAAAATAGATTATTACTCTCAACTTCCTTGAAAATAAAAAATGTAGATATTAATATCTACATTTTTTATTTTATTAAATTTTCATTCTTTAATTCTTCCAAGATTAAACTATATAATTTAGATAATTTATTTTTAATAGTTTTTGATGCACTTTTAAATCTTTTATCATATATTTCTAATATCTCATCTAAATTCTCAATTTTAATGTTTTTATCTATTCTACTATAATACCAACTCATATAATATTTATCATTAAATAAATTTATAATATTCAATAAAAATTTTTTAAATTTTCCACTTTTTTTTGATATTATTAATAAATTTTTTTTATCATTTAAAACATTAAAAAATACAACCAGCATATCAGAATTATATTTTTTTAATATTTTAAAATTATAATTATATAATACATCAGACATTTTATATATGTAAGTATCTTTGTGAAATGAATTAAAATATTTATTAAATTCTATATTAGTTATAACTCTACCAATTTTTTTAAAATTTTCCATAATTTCATAATATGCTTCACTAATGAAAGAATCAACTTCTTCTAAATCAGAATAATAAACCAAATCTATAAAATCTTCAATATCTGGGTTTTTAATAAAAGTTCTACTCATTTTATAACTTTTTAATTCACGAGTTTTATCTATATATTTTTCTTTACCTATCATATAAAATTTTAAAGCATGATTTAATTCGTGATGTATAACTTTAGTTTCTATATCATTCTTATTTATATTCAATATAATATCAAATCCTTTTTCAGTTAATGTTGAAGATGATGCATCAAATGAAGAATCATTGTTTGATATAAATATCAGTATTGAATTAATGTGCATAATTCTAACATCAAATAACTTACCATCAAATTTATAATATAATTTTTTATCATTTATAATCAATTTATAAATTTGATCACTTAAATCTTTAATATCCAACTCAATTCCAACTTTCTCTACTATTAAATTAAATATTTTATTTTTTATTATCATTATTTTATTTATAATTCAATTTATTTTTTAATTATATAATTTATTCTAATAATCTATTTTTATAACTCTCATCAATTTCAAAATTATCACACCATTTTTTATTATCTTTAACATCGGATATAACTTCTTTGATAATCAAATTTATTTTTTTTATGTGTTTTTTATTTTTATTCTTAAATAAATTTTTCCAATTGTTTAAATATGCTTCAACATTATCTATATCAACAATTTTTATAAATTTATAACCATTAAGTTTGTTTACACCACTATTTATTAATTCCTGATTCAATCTATTAATTTCCGATATTAATGTATTTTCTCCAATATTCATTTTTAATTTTATCAAAAATAGTTCTGCATTAAATTCATCTAAATAACTGTAACATTTATAAGTTTCACTATTTAAAAATTTATTCATTAAAAAATCACTATCTTTTGAATTAAAATCTATTAAAAATTGATAAAGTTGTGCAATCCTTGCGTTATATTCAGTATCTAAAGATAAATAAATCAGAGTTTTAAAACTATTCCACTCATTATCAAAATTAATATAGTTTATAGATTTACGAACTGAAATATAGTTCGGATCAACGTTAATATTTAAATTTAATTTTACATCATTTTGTTTTATTCTAAAATATTCTAAAATGTGAGTCAATTCGTGAGTTATTATTTCCTTTATTTTTACGTCGTTGAATTTATTTTGATCTATTTCAATTCTAATTATAACATTATATAATATATCATCTTTAAATATAATATGAGATGAATCAAATAATCCATAATTTCTATTAGATAATTTATAATCAATTAACATATTTTTTAAAATAAAATCATTCTGAGCATCTAAATCTAATATTATTTCATCTGAAATATTATCTTCTATATTTTTTTTAATTTCTATAAATATTATATCTGTATATTGTTTTATAATATTTGATATTCCTCTATTTTCTAATATATATTCATCGTAATTATTTATCATATATTTAATTTTTTATTTATATAATAACTGTATTAAATTCTCTGTTAAAAACGTTATCATTTTTTTACCTGGTAAAATTTCTACATCAGGAATAGCTGTAATTATACTAAATTTATCATTACCTTCAATTTTAAGCTCATTAATATATTTCTGAATGTTCTCATCCTTTTCATAATAATTCTTCATTCCTTCTATTAATAAAGTTAAATTAACACCCATTTTATTATTATATTTAATACATTGTAACTTATTCTCATCTTTTTCAATAAGAATATACCACAATTTACTTTTTGAAACTTTTATGTTTTCTAAAAAATTGTATGCATTTTTTGCTTTAGTGTTTTTTGGCATTTTAACCACTTTACCGATAAATTCTAGTTTTTTATCTTTATCTTCCATTTTTAATTTAAATTTTTATACTTTTATATATTAATATTAAAAGATTCAATTTTATAATTAATTTTTTATTAAATTTTCATGTTTTAATTCATCTAATATTAAACTATATAATTTAGATAACTTATTTTTAATAGTTTTTGATGCATTCTTAAATCTTTTATCATAAATTTCTAATATATTATCCAAATTTTCTATTTTAATACTCTTATCTATTTTTTTATAATAATAATCATTAAAATAACGGTTAGTTAACACATCATAAATATCTAATAAAAATTTTTTAAATTTTCCACTTTTTTGATGTATTTTCAATAAATTCTTTTTATCATTTAAAACATTAAAAAATATAACCAAATTATTAGAATTTAATCTACTAAAATTTTTTAAATTAAATTTATCTAACATTATAGAAGCATCATATATGTAACATTGTTTATAATATTTTTTAAATAATTTATTAAATTCATTCTCAGTTATATTAT